ATAATTAAAAAGAAGTTAACAGAACCTACTTTTGTTGAAAAGATGAATGATAAGTATATAATATGTGATGCATCTCGTACTCAAAACGTGAATGAAGAAATAAATAATATTATAAATTTTATGTATTCTTCTCCAGAAAATCCAGGACTTATAAAAGAGGCATTACGAACTATTAAAATTCATGATGATTATAGAAATGAATCTTTTGGAGAAGTTTTTCCTGAAATATATGAATTTTTAAAGGAATATGAATAATGAAAAAGTATAAATATGTGGTAGTAAGTGGATGTAGTTATTCTGCAAGTGATGATAATCCGTCACGGCCTAAGAATGGGAAATACATGGGAACTGTTAATTCAGGAGAAACGTATGGAGATTTAATTGCAGATTATTATGGGGCAGAATTGTATAATTTTTCTCGTTCTGGATATTCATTACATTATATGAATAGAGTTATTTTAGATTGGTGTAGTAGAAATAAAGATAAGTTTAAAGATACTTTAATTATATTTGGTATAACTGAACCAGATAGGATGGAATTTTGGAGTAATAAAGAGGATAGATGGCAAGCTGGATATTGGTGGACTAACAAAGCGAAACTTAAAGCTAATACATTTGTAAAAAATTGGTATAAATATTTTCATAATGCAAAGGCACAATTTTATGAGGCAACTAATATGATTTTAGGGTTACAATCATTTTTTAAAGTGAGTGATATAGATCATATATTTTTTGATGGTTTAATATCGCTTGATAAATATTGGGAACGTGTATGTGATGATGAAGAAGATAAATTGGGTCATAAATTATTATTTGATAATTTAGTATCACGAGAAAATTGGTATAAACATCCAGAATATGAATCTATGAACAAATTGCTAGAATACAATCCTGAACTGAGAATTTTTCCAAAGGATTTACATCCAAACAAAAAAGCACATAAATATTGGGCAGAATGTTTATTGGAGTATATTAATGATAAAAAAGTTTAATTTTTATTTTGATTATTTTTTAACCAATTCTAATAAAATTGTAGAGTTACAAGGTGAAGATGTAATACCGTTACCAAATGCTATGCCTCCTGAATTTTATATTTCGTTACAAAATAAAATTCCAAAAGAAACAAATGATTTTTATCATGGGTATTATATGAATCCTGGTGGATGGGCTCGAGAATTAAGATTGATAGAATATTTTAGAGAATGTAAAGAAATTAATTTTGAAATTAAAAATATTCAAGATACAGTTGAGAAGAATGAATATAATTGGTATGTTATAGAAATAACTGATGTACGATCAATAACAATCGCAAATCCACTTACTAATATTCCTAAAAATACTATAAAATTTATTAAAGAAAATGATTTAAAAATATTATTGTGGTGTCCATTTCAAGATATTATATATTATAAAGATGATTTGAAGTGGGATAATATTTTTAAGAAGGATTCTTCTTTAGTTGAAAGTGAAAGTGATATATTTAGATTATATTCAATTTATGAATTTCTTAGATATTATGATATAAAATTTGAAAATTTGTATTTAAGACACCATACTTTAAATTATTCTGAAGTTATAGAGAAATTAAGTTTAATTTATCCACAAATTGAAAATTTATCACAAATGAATATATTACCAACAAATGGGTGTCTTTGGGAATATGTATTTTATTTATATAAAGAAGGATATCAACCAATGTTTTCACATTTAAAAGAAAACAGAAAGAGTTTGGATGAAATAGATTTATCAAAACCTCGTAAAAAGTGGTTTATGTCATTAAATGGTTATGTTAAACCACATAGGGTGAGATTATTAGCAGAATTAAAAAGTAGAAATATATTAGATAAAGGTTATTGTAGTTTAATTGGAATGCCATTTGAATATGATTTTGATGATAGTGGAAATCCATTGAGGTATAACAGAGAAGAACTGGATGAATTACTTGTGCTTATCGATAAAGGTATGGGTGGATATCATTGGGCACATGTAGATAATTTAATTGAAGAAACAAAATTCATAGTAGAAAATATACCAATGTTAGTAGATGGTTATACTTTTCATGATAATGATAAAGCATTGCCTGTAGATAATATTTTGGATAGTTATTTTTCTATTATAACAGAAACAACAATGGATCCATTATATACTAATGATGCTGAGAGGATAGATAGAGATAAATTTATTTATAGTTTATTAATATCTGAAAAAACTTATAAACCATTATATTATATGCATCCATTTATAGTTTTAGGATGTCCAGGTACTTTAAAATATTTAAGGTCTATTGGGTTCGAAACATTTCCTGAATTTTTTGATGAATCGTATGATGATATATATGATAACGAAAAACGGTATAGGTTTTGTCTTAGAGAAATTGAAAAATTGTGTAATAAAGACTTAAAAGAAGTACATGAATTATATCAGAGTATTATACCTAAATTAAAGCATAATAAAGAGATGATTGAACAATATGATTTTAAAAAAGAATTGGAGAGGTGGTTTAGCTATGAAAACTAAGGCCGTTATTATTTATGATATGTGGGATAATCATCATTGTATTTCTTCTGATAGAAGAATAGGAGAATTGGCACCAAAAATAAATAATTTTATTTCTGTTTGTAGAAGTGATAACATAAAGATTATTCATGGAGTGAGTATGTGTATGGAGTATTATAAAGATACTAAAGCACGACAAAATGTATTTAATTTACCCGATGTAGAAGTTCCTAATATTTCGTGGAATAAATTTTCTGATATATTATCAACCCTGATACCTACACGAATTTCACCTAATCTACGAGGACAGGTAACAACTTGTTCATGTGATACTCATAAAGATACCCCGTGTTGTGGTATGGAAGTTTATGACCCAGAAGTATGGCAACCAATAAAACAACGAGATGAAATTCAAATAAAGTCTGAAGATTTTATTATAGATGATAATATTAAAGAAATATATAATATATTATCTTATTATAATATTAAAGAAGTGATTGTGGTGGGGGTGCATTTGAATGGGTGTATCATGGATAGAAATTTTGGAATTATTAGATTAAAGGCATTAGGTATAGAACCAATTGTATGTAAAGATTTGATAGATACACATCATCAATATGAGGACGAAGAAATTCCATTGGAAGAACTGCATGAGGTGGGTAACAATGTTACGATTGATTGGATTGATGATATTTGGTGTCCAGTAGTTAAAAGTGAAGAGATTATAAATAGATTATTTAAAAGTAGTGGTGCTAATTTTGCAAATTCCGGCGTTTAGAAAAATAGATATAGAAACTCATAGTTATTGCAATAGAACATGCGACTTTTGTAGTGATTATATCTATCCACGGCATTTTATGAAAGAGATGGATAGGGGGGTGTTTTCAAAAATAATAGATGAACTTGTAGAGTTGGGATATGACAGATATATATTTTTATTTAGATATAATGAACCTCTAGCAAATTTACCTAATATTAATAGATGTGTAGCGGAGATAAGAGAAAAACTACCAAAGGTAAAGATTGGAATAAACACTAATGGTGATTATTATCGTAAGAGTGGGAGAGATGGAACTGAGATGGTGGATATGATCCAAAAAGATATTGATGCGGATTATCTTACTATAATGGATTATGATAATAGATTTGAAGAATTTATCGATGAAGATGACAACGGTGGTGTAAGAATGATGCAATTAGATAGTATAGGTAATATGTGTGATAGAGGTGGTACATTAAAAGGAAAGGGTTATTTTGATGATCCATATAATACAGATGAATTAAGAACTGAAGCGTGTTATGAACCCGAAAGAGTATTGGCTATAGATTATTTGGGTAACATTACTTTTTGTTGTAATTTTAGAATAGAAAATCCAGCACATAAAGATTTAATATTTGGTAATATAAAGGATACTACTATAGTAGAAGCTTATAATAAATCAACTGAGTTTAGAGAAGGTGTGGCAAAATCTATATTTCCAGATCCATGTAAGTATTGTCAGATGAAACCTGGTAGATTTTCAAGAGATAATCCATCCATTGGTAATAATATGGAAACGTATGTATGAGAGAAGTGTTATGTCATCAATAAATGGTCGTATTTCAACCGAATGGATTCATAATAATCGTCCCTATAATGGTTTGTTTAGAGCCTATTGGACTGAAGATGGTAATGCTTCAGTAGAAAATACAGGTTTACCAGTTAGGTATGAATGGTATTGCAAAGATGGTAAAAGAGCAGATGGTATATCAAGAGGTTGGTGGCCAAATGGACAATTAAAACAGGAAATGACTTGGAAAGACGGAGAACTTTTATTAGAGATTCATTGGGGTAAGAATGGAGTAAAGACGGCTAGATATACTTGGAAGAATGGGAAACGAGATGGATTACAGACTTACTGGTATCCAAATGGACATAAGAGAAAAGAATCAACTTACAAAGATGGGAAACAAGATGGAGTAGAAACTAGGTGGTATCAAAATGGACAGAAGATATATGAAGTAAATTATAAGGAAGGGTTATATTATGGTGATAATATTGATAGCCCCTATAGTGGTAAGGTGGTTATTTATTATGAGAATGGAAAGAAAGAGTATGAAGGAACTTTCAAGGATGGGAAACTAGAAGGATTAGTTACTGGGTGGCATGAGAGTGGACAAAAACATTATGAAAAGCCTTACCATGATGGTAAAACTAATGGGTTATCTATTGAGTGGCATACTAATGGTCGTAAGGCGTATGAAGCAACGTGGGAAGATGGGAAAGAGGAAGGAGTGGTTATCCTATGGAAGCCTAATGGGCAGGTAGAAAGAAAAGATATATATACGGATGGAATAAGGACGAGACCAGCGGGGATTGATTATGAGGATTATTTGGTTTCAGGAGAGGATGAAGTACACCATAAAGAGTACGGGCCAAACCATAATCCTAAAAATGGAAAATTTAGAAAACATTGGTCAAACGGTAACTTGAGATATGAGTGGGAATATAAGAATGGAAAACGAGTAGACGGTATATCAAGAGGTTGGTGGCCAAATGGTCAATTAAAACAAGAGTGGACTTGGAAAGATGGTAGAGTAAATGGATTACAGACTCATTATTGGATGAGTGGAAAAAAGAGCTGTGAAGGGAGTTATAAAGAGATTCCTGAAAAGCTGGTTAGAGTAGGAAAATGGACTTGGTGGTATGAAAAAGAAACGGGGGAGCAAAAATATAGAGAAATAAATTATAAAAACGATCCTATAGAAACTAGACATGGATTAGTTACTCTTTGGTATGATAATGGACAGAAAAAAGTTGAAGGAAATTACAAAGATGGAAAAGAAGATGGAATTTGGATTGCATGGGATGAGAATGGACAAATAAAAAGAGAGAATAAAAATTATGATGATAAACTATTCTCATTGAATGCGGGATATAACAAAATACCCGAAGAATTCTTATTAGAACCTCTGAAAAAATATAAAAAGAGAAAGAAAAAAATTATATTTAATGGATGTAGCCTGACTTATGGGGCCGAATCCGTTCATGATGGGATAGACCAACATTTAGATAATTTTAATAACTCATATCCAATGTTGATACAAAAAAAATTAAAAAATATTGAGGTAATTAATTTGGCATCGTGTGGTAAATCTAATTCACAAATGTTTTGTCAAAATATTGATTATTTAATGGAAAGTATTTCCAATGAAGATGAACTTATTTTTATTACTCAATGGAGTTGGGTTGAGAGGTTTCCCAAAGTAGTTTCAGTTAAAAATATAAATAAGTTTGAAAAAACTGCTGAATGGTTGTCATTTTTAAAATATTATAGTGATCAAGAACACGGAATATCAACTATTGCAGATTATGATGGTAGACATGATACTTGGGTTGATGCTGATTTAAATATGGAAGAACATAATGTACAATATAACCTTTTGGCTAATATGAGTTTAACTATGTTGTTATCCTATATAAATTTGTTAGATACTTATAATGTTAAAAATTTAAATTATATCACCCAATTACTTACTACAGATGAAATGAAAGTAAGTAATCGCTTTCAAGAGGGCAATAATGATTTTACCAGTACTTATGATTTGAATTGCATCACAGAAGAAATATTAAAACACAAAAATTTTTTGATGGATGATTGGATTACGGAGTTTATTTGTAAACCAAAATTTTTAAGAAAGAACTCCCACGCTTCAGCTGAAGCACATCAATTGTGGGCAAATAAGTTATTAAGGATTTTATTAGATAAGGATTATATTAAGAAAGAAGATTTAGTTTGAAAATTAAATCAAAAACAATAGATAAAAATGAATTAGTTATAGATGATTTCACTCCAGGTAAACCATTAAGAATATATGATAAAGATGGTAATTGGAAAGATTTTAATAACGAGAAATTAGTAGGTGACAAATTACATCATTTTAAAGGATGGAAATGTGGTGCTGGAACATTGAGTATGCATGTAGGTTTTCATGGTGAGGTAACGGTTGGTTCTTATTCTTGTAAGTGGGGAGTTAATAGTCCTAAGTCAATAAAAGAACAAAAATTGAGAAATATAAAACATGAATATGGTGTAAATATACTCGGTAATGTGTTTGATGATTTCGAATTACCTGCGGATTGGATAACTTGTGAACAAAAAGAATGTATTTGTGGGGCAGATTTATTCATACCTAAAGCAAAAACAAAAAAAGATTTGGATTTACTGAGAAAGACACAATATTTATATACAGACTTTGGTAAACGGACTAAAAAAGATTTTGAAATTGTGGCAATGGAGAAATCCTTTTTACCTGGTTATAAAAAACAAATTTATTGGGATTTGTCTCTTGTTTGTAATTATGCGTGTTCTTATTGTTGGCAACACGATAAAAAAGAAAAATATAATACTTATGAGCAGTTAATGGATGCTACTCATAAAATAGAGGATAAATTCATTAAAGGAGAAAATTGTAATTTTTGTATATCGGGAGGAGAACCAACATTTCAACCAGGTTATATGGATTGGGTTAAATATTTATTTAATAAAGGATATTATGTTTCATCACATAGTAATGGAAGTAATAAACCTGAAGTTTATAAAGAATTAATATATTATAGTGATTTAAATATAAGTGTTCATTTTGAATTTTATAAATCTGAGAGATTATTGAAAGTTTTAGATACAATCACACAAGAAAAAGTTAAGAATGATAACAAAGGGGTAAAACACTTGGAAGTAAAATTAATGTTCAGACCTGGGATTAGAGAAGAATTGTTGTGGTTTGAAAGACAAATACATCAAATACCTAATTTTACTGATTATTGTACATTATCAGTAGTTCCATTAGTTGGCCCGTATAAATATGAACCAAAAGAATCTTATTTTAAAGAAAAGGAATATGATATAATAGAAAAATATTATACTGACGAGGATAAAGAATTATTTGGAGATAGAAATTGAAGTTAGAGGAGATAAAATGAATATAATAGCATTAATTACTGGTCGTGGTAATAATACTTTAAATAATAAAAATATTTTACCAGTTAATGGTGAACCTTTGTTATCATATGGGGCCATTGAAGCAAAAAAACTTGAGGATATTTCTAAATATTATATTAGTAGTGACGATGATAATATTTTAGATGTAGGGTATTCACTCGGATATGAAAAAATTAAAAGGCCAGCCGAGTTAGGAACTCCTACTGCTCGACATGGTGATGTAGTGAAACACGCGGTACAAGTTATGGATGAATGTGATATACTTGTTGTTTTAATGGCAAACTGTGCTACAATAAAATCATCACAGATAAAAGATTGTATAGATTTATTAAAAGAAGATGAATCAATTTCAACTGTTGCACCTGTAGTGAAGGATCAAGATCATCATCCTTACCGAACAAAACGAATTGAGGATGGGTTTTTAGAACCGTTTGTTCCTATTCCCGATGAAAGTAATAGTCCTAATAGACAGCAATTAAAACCAGCAAGTTATTTTTTATGTCATAGTTTTTATGTTCATAGAGTTAGTAAATGTTTTACAGAAGATGGACAACCACCATATTTCCATATGGGCAATAAAGTAAAACCTTATATAGTAGATTATTCACTTGATGTACATTCTATGGAAGATATTTATTTAACAGAAGTGTGGATTAATAAGGAGAAAAAGTGAAATTTGAACCAGAAAATAAAGATTTTGATTATAATCAATATATGCATGAGTTAGGTGGTTTTGGTTGGCAGGAAGAATATGATATATGGAATTTAGAAAATGAAGATAATATCTATAAGAAGTTAAAGGGGTATATTGCAATTTTTAGGAGACATACTCGTATAAGTCACCATGAAAATAGCGGCAATTGGGATGATACTTTTTCTAATGAGTTTGTTGAAAAAAGCTTTAGTGATTTTAAAGAGTTGATACATGAAAATACAGATGAGATATTTAAAAATTTATCTTCCAGATGGATACTGTCAATACTAAATTGTTTTTATGATGTTGGAAGTGATGAAGAAAAATCATCAGCTTTAGCAATTTCTACATTGGGGGAGATTCATAGATATATTGAAATGTTCTTATATACAATTCCTGATATAGATGATATACTCGAAAATAAACTTGTAAATCCAAATACTACACTTTCTAATGGTGATGATTATATATGTTTGTTTAAAAGAATACGTCATTCTATAACAAAAGATACAAAACCTCTGGTTGAAGGTTTGATTAAGAGGTATTTTGATGAAGATAAATTTATTTTCAATTTATTTAATCAATTTGAATTTAATGATATGAAAAAAGACATTTTAAAATTATTAGAGAAGGATTCTTCTGGTTCATATTTATATAGTGAAACCGTAAAAACAGACTATTTGAATACAGAAGAACCAGAATATAAATGAAATATTATAAAAGTATAGAACGAAGAGAGATATATTTACCTTCAGAGTTAACAATGGAGTTTGTGCCATTTTTTATATCAACTATAAATGAAATGATTTCTATGTCAAGTGAGGATATAACAATATATTGTTCTTCTTATGGTGGGGATTTATATGCAGCATTTTCTATAATTGATTATATTAATTTAATTGAAGCTAAAGTGAATACTATATGTATAGGTGCGTCAATGTCTGCCGCTAGTATTATTTTAGGAAGTGGTACGGGAGAAAGAACCATGTCTAAGAATTCTACTCTTATGATACACAGTGCAGTATTTGAAGAAGGTAAAACTTCATATATGGTAAAATCTTCTGACCATTTAAAGGAATTAAAAATAAATATTTTGGAAGTTTTATCTAAAATTTCTAATAAAGATAAAGATTTTTGGAAATCTAAAATAAAAGACGATTTATATCTCAAAAGTGAAGAATGTTTAGATTTAAATCTGATAGATAAAATTATAAGTTAGGAGATTTCGCTATGAATATAGGATTTATGGGAATGGGTAAGTTAGGATTACCTGTGGCTCTTGCAATAGAGGGCAAGGGACATAAGGTAATAGGTTATGACCCATCACCTCAAGTACAAGAAATAGTTAAGAGTAAGAAATTACAATATAAAGAAATTTATGCTCAAGGTTATTTGGATAAAAGTAAAATAGAAATTAAGAGTGTTGAAGAAGTAGTAAAACATTCAGATATTATATTTGTTCCAATACAAACACCACATGACACTCAGTTTGAGGGTTCAACTAGGATACCAGATGAAAGAAAAGATTTTGATTATACCTATTTAAAGAATGGTCTTGTTGAGTTAGATATAGAATTAGAAAAACAAAAAAAGGAAGTAGTTGTAGTAGTAATTTCTACAGTTCTACCTGGAACAATACGAAAAGAGATTATGCCATATTTAAGTGATTGGACTAAACTATGTTATAATCCATTCTTTATTGCTATGGGAACTACTATAGAAGATTTTCTTAGACCAGAGATTATTTTATTTGGTGTGGATGATGATGAGGCGGCAAAGAAAGCAAAGAAGTTTTACAGAACAATTAATCATGCACCATTTTATGATACAACTATAGAGAATGCAGAATTGATTAAGGTTGCTTATAATACTTTTATAGGAACTAAGATAGCATATGTAAATACACTAATGGAGATGTGTCATCATTTACCAAATACAAATGTAGATGAGGTGATGAATGGATTGAAGATGTGTAGTAAACGTATTATATCAGACAAGTATCTAAGTGGTGGTATGGGTGATGGTGGTGGTTGTCATCCAAGAGATAACATAGCATTGAGTTGGTTGAGTGATGAACTTGGATTAAGATTTAATTGGTTTGATAACATAATGAAACAGAGAGAAGTTCAAACTGAATGGTTAGCTGATTTAATTGAAGAACATTCAGGAGGATTAGCAATTAATATTCTTGGTAAATCATTTAAACCACAAACAAATATCACTACAGGAAGTCCATCTATATTATTAAAGAATATATTAGAAGAAAGAGGACACGCCGTATTTATGTGGGATCCGTATATTGATGAATCTTGGGAAGATATGAAGAAACAATATGGTTGGGAAGATGAACCACAATTATATTTTATTGGAACTAAACATGAAGATTTTGTAAACTTTCCTTTTGAGAAGGGTTCGATAGTAATTGACCCTTGGCGTTTCATTTCAGATAAAGAAGATATAAAAGTTATAAGACTTGGAGAACACGAGTATATTTATTAGTATATGGAAAAAGTAATCATAGTAAACCCTGATGCAAAAATGGACGCCAAACAATTTGCGTATGCACCGTTAGGTCCATTATACATTGCAGCTGTCTTAGAGAGAGATGGTTTCGAATGTGAGTTATGGGATTTAAGGGAAGACTTCAATACATATGATAATCCACCAGAGGGTGACATTTATTGTTTAACAGCAGTTACACCACAAATAGATGATATGAAAGAAGTGGCTCGTAATATCAAAAAGAAATATGGTGATAAGGCATATACCATTATTGGTGGTCCTCACGCAACTTGGTTACCTGAAGATTGTGTCGACCATTTCGATTGTGTAGTTCAAGATGAGGCAGAGAGTATTATAACAAAGATTTGTACAGAGAAACCAACAGGTGTTCATAGAGGTGATAGAGTTGTTGATTTAGATACGATACCACATCCAGCAAGACACTTACTTCCCGACCATAGAGCAGCTAGTGCAGATTTGTGGGGTGGATACAACTACGAAAGTAATGTGATTGGTGCAACACTTATGTCAAGTAGAGGTTGTCCTTTCGCTTGTGCTTTTTGTGCTAACCTACAACAAAAGACAAGATTTAGAAGTGCTGAGAATATCGTAGAAGAAATAAAACTTATGATTGATAAGTATGGTGTAAAACATTTTAGATTCTTAGATGACAACATAATCATAGATAAGAAAAGGTTTGAAAGATTAGCACCGATGTTGCACGAATTAGATATTAGATTCAGATGTTCTATTAGTTCGGTATTATTGAATGATGAATATTGTGAGTTATTATATCATGCAGGTTGTAGAGAAGTTGGTATAGGTTTTGAATCAGCAGATGACGACATACTAAAACTTATTAACAAAGCTGGTAAAGCAACTAACAATATGCACAAAGATGCAGTGCAAGTTATACAGAAGTGGGGAATGAAAGCTAAGGTTTATATTATTACAGGTTTACCTGGTGAAACAAAAGAATCAATAGAAGCAACAAAGAAGTTTGTATTAGATTTAAAACCTGATAAGTGGATTTGTTTATTATTCACACCTTATCCTGGTACACCGATTTATATGAATCCAGATTTATATGGTGTAGAGATAATACACAAGAGATTTAGAGAATATGTTCAGTCGTATCCATCAAAGAGTCATGTAAATCTTAAAAAGGTAGGTAATGGAGAGATATTGGCAACAAATAAAGATTTAGAAGAAAGGTTTGAAGATTTGTATCATTGGTTAAACAAATTAAATCCAGAATCTATGGAGTATAGTTCATTTAATGGTTAGAGGTTATGAAATTAGCAATATGTATTCCGTATAGGGATAGTGGAGATGGTGTTAGGGAAGAACATTTAAAAAAGTTTATTCCATATCTCACTAAATTCTTAAACGAAAGAAATATAGAACATAAATTTTTTATAGGACATCAAGATGACGATAATTTATTTAATCGGTCGCTAATGAAGAATGTTCCATTTATAATCGCACGCGATCAAGGTTATGATTATTTTGCCTTTCACGACGTAGATATGTTACCAGAAGATGACACGTGTGATTATTCTTATCCGAAAGACCACCCAGTCCAAATAGCAACTTATCTATCACAATGGGATTATAATCTTAGAGATGTGGAGTATTTTGGTGGATGTGTATTATTCACGAGAGAACAATTTGAAAAAGTAAATGGGTATAATCCTAATTATTGGGATTGGGGATTCGAAGATGATGATTTATTTTATAGATGTCAATTAGAAGGAATGGTAAATAATCGAACTATAGATGGATTGGGTCAAACTAATTATTTACATTTTGATGGTTCAACTCATATAGAAATACCATCTAATCATTCTATCAATCGAGTTATTACTAAAAATTGTAAAATAGAGATAGTAGTTAGACCAGATGTTTCACACCTGACCAATTATTTAATTGGAGATAGTAAGAGAAAGTTTACTCATTTACCTATTTTAGTAAGACCAGGTTATGATTTTAGGTTAGCGTATGATAATTCAAGAGCATATTCTTCTACTTTTTGGAGTTGGAGAAATGATTTACATTATATATGGGTTAAGAAACAACCAAATGACTGGACTAAACTAACTTATAAGAGTGAAGATAAAAAACATTATCTTATGATTAATGACAAGTTTCAAGATGGAAGACACGGTGCAGGAACAAAGTTACCACTTGAGATTGAAATACCTATGAAACGATATGGTAGAGTACCTTATTGGATAGGTAAGGATTCAGATAATATTTTTTTTACAGGAGATATAGCTTCAGTAAAAATGACTAATGATAGAGGTAAAGTAGTATTACATTATGATTTTTCAGATGTTGGTGGTGGAGTAGTAGAGGATTTGAGTGAAAATGATAATCATGGTCAAATTATAGGTAATACTATTGCAAAACGAGATACAATAGATAAGTTTTATGATTTACCAATACCACATAGAAGATATGGAAAGTATAAGTGTTTAAAACATGAAGATTTAGGAATAGTTGATGGTAAATTTAATAAGGGAGAGACTACAGCTATTAATGAAAGACTTTATAGAAATAAAATGCAAACAAAAGAGTTAGATTATAAATCAATAGGATTGAATTCTTCAAAGTATGAAATAAATTCTATAGATAAAAATGAAGAATTAAATTATGAAATGATTAATATAAAGACTTTCTATGATAAATGATAAAAAAAAATTAGCTTATGTTAGAAGATTATATGGTGAAGCACCTGATGGTCATTTAGAATTATCAGATATAGTTGGTTGGCCAAGAGATGAGGAATGGATGAATGATTTACCACATATGAATCATGGTTTGAAGAAAAGACGAGGTTCAGTTTGTCCGTGTGTATATGAAAAGTATAATGAAGTTACTAATAGAGCAATTGTAAAATATATTTGTGAATTATTAGAGTCTGATATAAAGATTCCTTTAAGAGTTAGAGATGTTAAGGGAGTTATTTCAATGATAGATGGAGTTCATACAGCTATCGCATATAATGAGTTAGGTATAAGTAAAGTACCAGTACATATCAATCCTAAACGAGCTCGATATGGTGTTTGTTATAAAGATTATTTAATTAGACCTAATGGTGAGAAGATAAAAGTAAAACCTACGATTGGATATTACGATGTTAAGTAAATATGATGTTTATTATTCAACTGGTGGATTACATTTTGTAGGTGGTGGTTCTGATGTATGGATTAATAATTGGATAGAATTAATTACAAAAGGTTTAGATGTAAAACCAATACTTTGTATAGATAGAATTAAAACACCTATGAGTGATGAGAATTGGTATCATGGATATTATGCTGAAAAGTTTAAAGGGATAAAAATTGTAGAAGTTGAAAAGGAATCTGATTTAGAAGAAGAAGCTGATTTATATGTTATGTGGGCACGAGCGGAAATTAAAGATTTTTTTATAGATGTAGTCAATAATTGTAGACGACTTAATATATTACATGGGTTTTATCGTCCAAAGGATATAATAATTAATAACTTTGACAAGTTACATTCAGTTATTTTACATGTATCGGTAAGAGTATCATTAAAAGCTGGTTTTCTTTTAAATTTGGATCCAATTCAACATTTTTCAGGAACAGCTGAATGGGAAGATGAAGTTGCTAAACGAGCAAAGAATGTTATATGGATAGGACTTGATAAAATTCCATTACACGACACGGTAGATATAATTGATATACCTAATTATTATATTTTTAATCAATATCTACCATCTATTGAAAATAATACTATAGGGTTTACTTCGAGATGTGAGACAAGGAAATGTCCACACTTTATAGATGGATTAGATTCAATTGCATTTACTAAACCAAGTGATTTATGGTGGTGGACAAAAAATCTTGGATATAAATTTGAAAAAACTAGGGTAACTCAATTTAGATTTAGTTATTTGGATAAATTTTTTAAATCAAAGAGATGGGGAATAAGTCATTCAGCCTTTATTGATGAACCATTTGGTTATTCTATATTCCAAGCGGTAGATTATGGAAAAATACCTATATTGAATAGTAATTGGTGTACTGATATAGAATATCCTTTTAGAGCATTCACTAAAGAGGATTTTAATACTGAATATAACAAAATTTGTAGTCTATCTGTCAATGAAAGGAACGAAATACTTGATAATTTACGAATTAACCTAAATGATCGGTATAATAATCCTGATTTATGGACAGAGAGATATTTATCTATATATAATCAAGGAAGTTAATAATGGGTGCACCCAGTAATGAAAATTTAAGTTTAGGAAAACTAAGAAGAGCAGTGGACGGAAACAATTCGTATACTGATATATCTAAATTAGGTGAGGTGTGTGCTGGAACGACATCTGCTAATGCAAATGTATCAATGTCAGATTTTTATATTTCAGCTGTCGCAGCTCCTACAGGATATGCGTTTGTAGATGAACAAACAGCTGAAACTTATACCTTACAGTTTTCTGATACTGGGGCTCGGTTTCTTGCACGAATAGGAGCTCAAAGCTTTAATTTCTCTTGGAGTGGTTCAGCGTTATTTCCACCTGGATCAAGTCAAGATTATACTGCAGTATACACAGCTGGTTCGATATCAAATGTAGATACAGCAAATACGGAGGGTGATGGAACTCGTGGAACTTTTCACGCAGCTCATACCAATGATACAGCTGCAGTAGTTGGTGGAACATTTGCAGAAGATGGTCAATCAGATGGATATAATGACCACGCAACAAACTATAATAGTAAATTAACAAAGAGTGTTCAGATAGAGGATACATATAATAGTAGTGCTATTACTTGTTTCTTACCTGATACACCAATTGAGTTAGCGGACGGTGAAATACTACCTATTGAAGATTTAGTAGTAGGGGATAAAATAAAATCATTCGATTTAGAGGGATTACCAGACGAATCTTTAGGTATAGATAGATATAGAAATTTTAGTTTAGATACTACTATAGGAGAACACATAGAAACGGAAGTAAAAAATGTGTGGTTTGACTTTAATACTGGATATTTAAATATAAACAATGGATTACTAAAGGTTACGAGTGAACACGAATTTTGGTGTTTGAATAATACTACTGATAATGATGCAAACCCGTATATGCCTGTTATAGGTAAATGGGGATTTAAAAAAGCTGTACAATTGAAAGCGGGTGATAAGTTATTTAGTCAGAATGGAATAATTGAAGTAGAATCAATTGAATGGAATCATCTTGAGGTTGAGGTTGTTAATATTAACGTAGAACCAGTAGATGTATATTTTGTTAATGGTATTTTGGCACACAATAAGGGAAATAATTCACAACACTAATATTATAAATGTTATTAATTAATCAATCGGTTTTAAAACAGTTCTTAACTTCTAACGATTTCAAGTCGGATGTTAAATATAAATGGACACACGGAGCTACTGAAGATTATTTAGGTCTCGGTATGGTTTTTTACGCATTGACTTATTTTTACAAGTTTAAATCTTGTATTGTATTAGGTAGTGGTGGTGGATTTGTCCCAAGAATTATTAGACAGGCTCAATGGGATATTAAGGATTTAGGTTTTGGTGAAGAAGAAGATTACCATGTCTATTTAGTAGATGCTAAAAATGGAATAAATGGTATTACTGAATGGGGTGAAGATGATTGGTTTATAAAAAGATTTTGGATAGATACAATCGTAAGTACTACAGAAAAAGCTTACTATGATTATTTTGTAAGAAGAAATATTAAAGCAGATATGATACATATAGATGCAGGACACTCTTTAGAAGATGTAGAAAGAGATTTTGAATTATATTCTAAATTATTAAATAAGAATGGAATAATAACTATACACGATATAGATTCAGAATGGAATGAAACAATTCAAACTACAGAAACAGAAACATATGATAAATGCGAAGGCCCATCAGAGTTTATAAAAAAATTAGATAAGAAAAAATGGAGACTTATAAGTTTAATGGATTACACACCAGAAACAGAACACCCAACTTCAAGTGGATTGGCAGTTATACAGAGAAATGAATAAACATAAATTAGCAATTATAGTTCCTTATAGAGATAGGGAGAAGCAGTTAAATATATTTCTTCCACACATGGAAAAGTTTTTATCAAGACCAGCTCAAGAACAAAGATATGGTGGAACTTCAGCAGTAGATTCTGAGAAATTAGATTATGATATATTTGTAGTAGAACAAATGGATGATTATCCTTTTAATAGAGGAATGTTGATAAACAGTTGTGTTAAAATGTTACCAGAAGAATATGATTATCTTGTATTTCATGATATAGATTTATTACCAATGACTGATAGTATTGATTACAGATATGAGGAAAAACCAGTTCATTTAATTTCAGAGGTTGAGGGTAATAAGACATTACCTTATTTTGAATATATAGGTGGAGCTTTTAAAATACCTCGACATATTTTTGAAAAGATAAATGGATTTTCAAATGAATATTGGGGTTGGGGATTTGAAGATTTAGATTTTTTATTAAGAATGAGAGAAAGTCATTTAACAGAGTTGGAACATTTTTATGATACTTCCAATTTGACTCGAAATAAAATATATGATTATGTCGGAGTTATACCAGCTAATGTTAAAATGAATAGAAAGTTTAGAAGTTTAAAATTTGATGGTAATAATTATGTAAAAATACATAATAATGATAGAATTACAAATATAACACATGGTTCTTATTCAGTCTCGGCTTGGTTTAATCCACAACTTACTAAAGATGATAAAGCTACTAAGTTAGAACCTATAAGTATTGTTTCACGTGCGGGATTTCATACTGGTATCCAGATAGTTGATATTTCTGATACTGATGTTCAAGTTAGGTGTATGGGATTCACGGAAGATACTGCAGATTCAGTTGATGATAATTTTGCAATAGAGTTTAGTGTACAAATAAATGAATGGAGTCATGTTTGTTTTGTTTTAAATGATAAACAAAAGAAAATACAGGTTTATTTAGACGGAGTTGAAGTGGATGGTACTAATCAAAAAATAACTTATGAGAATAGTTTGAAATTCTATGATAGTTCTTATTTTATTGGTTCTTCTTATGAAAAAACTGGTAATTTTAAAGGTTTGATATCAGAACCTTGTTGGTTTGATTATGCGTTGAATGAACAAGAAGTTAATTTACTTTATGAAAAGAATCCATCGGAACATTCGTGGACACATTTTTATGATGAACCTTGTATGTATTTTCCTTTTGATCAACTTTATAATAATTTTGTTTTTGATTCATCATTTACTCATTCAAATGGTAAAATATACTGTCTCGAAAATACTGAAGATTTACTTGTTGAACAAGAAACAATACTTGGTACTGAAATAGAATTACCTAAACGTTTGAATGGTAAGTTTAAAAGTTTAACTAAAGACAAAATGAAAAATATTAAACAAAATATGAAATGGATTAATATAGATTACTTTGAAGACCCTGATATACAGGAAAATTATTTATTTTTTAATGAGTTGGTTAAAGATTTGAAAATACTTTCAGTTGAAGATGGTCTTTCAAATTTAACTTTTAATTTATTAGATGAAACGGAATATAAAAATGCAAAGTTTATGAAAGTTGCTTTGTGATTTATTTTACGGGTTGTAGTTTTACTTGGGGAGCAGGTTTACAGTATGATTATCTTAGAAATAAAGAAGGTTGGAGTGTTGATAAAATAAATAAACATATTCCACCCATGTTTAAGTTAGAAGATGTAGGGTATGAGGCAGATGAATATAGAAAAAAACATCATTTTCCAAATTTAGTAGCTAAGGAGATAGATAAAACATATAAAGTTCTTAATTTACATAATGGTGGTAGTAATTATAGTATTTTAGAAGATTGTAAAACCCTTCCATTTCATGAAGCAGAATTAGTTGTGGTTCAATTTACGGATTGGGTACGAGGATACTCGGAACTTCGTGCTATTAACCCAGAAGAACTTTCAGAAGAAAAAATTAATAGTATTATTTTCAAACAAATAGAAGAAATTAATAATGTAATAAAAAAGAGGACACAAAATAAAAAATGGATAGGGATTTCTTGGAGAAAAGATTTAGCTTTAGTTTTAAAAGAACATTTTCCAGAAAATCATGTTCCTATATTTTATGATAGGAAAGAATACGATTCATTTGAAGAAGTTTTACCTGGAGATACATTTAATAACTATAATTTTTCAAGTACAGAGAATTTAAGAATATGTGATGTGATAAAGGGTGTGAAGGATACACATTTAAGTTCAAAGGGACATCAAATGATAGCAGATTCAATAACTTTTTATTTAAATTTTAAGGAGATTAAAAATGGCAGAAACTAAAACTCATAAGGAAAGAGAAGTAGTTGCTTTAGAATCAATTGCTGATAGTTTTAAGAGAATAGCAGATTCAGTTGAGACATTTGAGGATGTTACTTTAAATGTAGACCCAGAAGCTTGGTCTGAACGATTAGAGTGGTACTTAAATGAATTTTTTCTTATGGCTAAGAGTAAAGTGGTTGGTCAAGGTCAAAGTAGACCAGACCGTAGAGCACCTGTATCTAAGAAATGAAATATAAAACTCTAATTTGGAGTGGTTGTTCTATGACATATGGTAATGGAATGATTGATGAACAAGGTAAAACAACTGAAGAACTATATAGTGATAAAAAAGTAGAATGGTTACATCCAAAATTTTATGAAACATTTCCTGATGTCGAGACAATGCAACAAGGATGTGAGGCAGTAAAACAAATAAGTTATCCTATGCAGGTGGGTAAAAAATTAGAATTGGATACATATAATTTGGCAATTGGTGGTTATGGAGTGGAATCACAATTGAGAAAAATATCTTCATTTTTAATTAAAAATAAAAATAAAATTGATTATACTAAAACTATAGTTTGTTATCAAATTCCAGCATTAAGTAGAGTTGAGTTATTAAATAATTTAGATATACACGGAGAACCAAGATTTCATTTTTACCCTTTTCAGATATCAAGAGGAGAACGAGGAGATGATACTGGTAAACTTGGTAGAGGAGCATTACATCCAAGATTAGAACACTTTTTTAAATATAATTTTGATTTTGACTTTTATATTGCAAAATTTTTGATGCAATTGGTAGAGTATAGAGGGTTTTTAGAATCTAAAGGAATTTTATTTCTACCACATAATATGACTGAGGAAGGTTTTCCGTATGAGAGAGAGGATGAATTTATTGAAAAGAATATGTTGAACTTTAATCAATGGAATCATGTTAAAGTAGATTTTCCTAATAGGAAATCTTTATTTAAAGAGTTAAAATTATGGAAAGAACCTGATTTTGAAATTAGTAAAATGAGTAATTTAGGTAAAAAATATTATAACGCACTTAGTTTGATTGAGTGTGGTTATAATAATGATTTACATTATTCACCTGAAGGTCATACGATATTGGCTGAAGTGTATGCTAAACATTTGAAAGATTTTTTATGAAAAAGTTAAGTTTAATAGTTCCATATAGAAAAAGGGAATCACATTTAAGAAAATTTATTCCTTATATGGAAGATTATCTTAATAAATCTAATATACCTTTTTCGATAGTGGTTGTTGAACAAAATAATGATAAACCATTTAATAGAGGTAAACTTCTAAACATAGGTTATGATTTATCAACAAAAGATAGTGATTATTTTTGTTTTCATGATGTGGATTTAATTCCAGATGATGTAGATTATTCTTACACCGAACATCCAGTACATTTAGCTACTAATTTGAGTAAGGATGAGTTCCGTGATTGTTGGGAATATTACTTTGGTGGAGTTACCTTATTTAATAAACAAGATTTTACAGATATTAATGGATATTCGAATGAATACTGGGGATGGGGATTTGAGGACGATGATTTATTGAGAAGATGTGTCAATTTTGGATTGAAGATAGATGAGAAAGAAGTAAAATCTCCAGTAACTTATGGATTAGGTTCAGGATATTTTAATGGAACAACCTCATATTGTGAAGTAATGTTTGGGAATAAAGAAATAAGAGAAATATTTTCTGAAGATTTTACTATTTTGACTAATTTTTTACCTGATAAGGTTATGCAAAAGGAAAATGTGTCAGAATGTATATGGTCAATACCAGAATTGGGTTTTAATTTATTGTTTAGTGACAGAGGTTCTTTAGATTTAGTTGCAACAAACATAGATGGTGAAAAGTTTGTATGTCAACAAATATATAGGATGGTTGATAGAATACCAACACTTAGTATTATATCGTATGATAGTAAGAATAATAGATTAAATTTTTATATTAATGGAGAACTTATAGATTTTGTTGAAATAGATATGAAAAAAATTGATGAACAAGAGTCAATGTATTTAGGAGTTGAGAATCCAGAAGGTCATCCGAATAAATATTTTTATAAAGGACAGATATTCGAACATGCAGTATATAACAGGAAACTTTCAGAGCGAGAAGTTAAAGATTTATTTTTAAAAAGAAGAGGTAGAAGTCTAACTCAAGATTTTAATTCGTATAAACCACATAAGTTATGTTGTTATTATGATTTTAACCATCATACTTCAGATTATTATATGGATTTAAGTAATAATAAAGTTAGAAATTTTAAAACCGATGTAATGTCAGGTGTTTTGAATGAAGATTCTTATTTTGTAAAGAGGATAATTAAAAAATTACCATTTAGGCGTAAATCTAAATTTTTATCTTTATTCCATCAAACAGAAGGATGGGTTGGTAAAGGTTGGAAACAACCAGAAACTTATATTAACCAACGTCATTATTTTAATATAGAGAATAAGATAGATATTGTTTTAAATGATGGATTATCTAACTTAGAATACAAAGTTGATAGTTATAAAGACATAACAGAATATTCTAAACTATATAAGGTATCTTTTAATGAGTCAACATGAACATGATAGAATAAAAACTATTTTACCTGAGATAGAAAAAAGAACATCACCTACTTTTTGTCTCGCAAAGTGGCATCATTGTACAATTTATTTACATTTAGGTGAAACTCATTCTTGTTATCATCCATCACCACATAAAATTCCACTTGAAGAACTAAAAAATAATCCATCAGCTTTACATAATACGATAGAGAAGAAGAAACAACGGAAGATGATGTTGGAAGGAGAACAACCACCAGGTTGTGCGTATTGTTGGAAGGTTGAAGCTATGGGTGATGAGTATATTAGTGATAGAAAACAACGTTCAGTATCAATACACGAAGGACAGCCTTGGTTACTTGATGAGATTGTAGAGAATCCTTGGGATTTTAATGTTAATCCAGAGTATATAGAGTTGTCTTTTGGTAATCAATGTAATTTCAAGTGTGGTTATTGTCATCCAAGATATAGTTCGAGGTTTTTTGATGAAATAAAGGACTTAGGTCCATATAAAAATTTAAGTAGTGGAGATTATAGTGTAGAATGGTTTGAACAAAACTTATATAAGAATGATGAGGATAATCCTTATGTAAAAGCTTGGTTTGAATGGTGGCCCGACTTACGAAAGAGTTTAAATATCTTGAGAATTACAGGTGGAGAACCATTAATTCACGGAAGTACATACAGATTGTTAGATGAGATAAACAAAAACCCAGTTCCTAATATGGAATTGAATATAAATACCAATATGGGAGCTAACCCTAAGTTAATTGATAAGTTTATAGAGAAAATAAGACCAATCATAGAAGAAAAGAAGGTTAGGGAGTTTAAATTATTTACAAGTATAGATGCAGTGGGAGATAAAGCGGAATATATAAGGAATGGTTTGGATTATGAGTTATTTCAGAGGAATATAAACAAATATTTGACCGATATTCCGAATTCTGCAATATCTTTTATGATTACCTTTAACTTGATGTGTGTTAGTAACTTTAGTGAGTTATTAGAGATGATATTAGAGTTACGTGAGAGACATAATAAACCCTGGCCCAAGAAGCCAGATGAAAAGAATGAAGAGAGATGGCAAAGAGTACAAATTGATACACCACATTTGAAAGAACCACCACATTATGATATGTTAATACTACCTAAAGATGAATTTTTACCATATATGATAGACCATCTTGATTTTATGTATGCTAATAATCACAAATGGGATCCAAATAAGTTTGACGATTTAGAAATAGCTAAATTTAAACGAGTTGTAGATTATTATGAAACGTCAGACCCAGATGAACAATATTTATCTAAAGGGAGAAGTGATTTTTATAATTTTTTTACACAACATGACGAAAGAAGGGATACAGATTTCTTAAAGACCTTTCCAGAGTATGAAAATTTTTGGAATTTATCTAAAGAGGCTACAATTGGAACTTCAAGACGAATGAGAATTATGGAACGAAGAAAAAAATTAAGAGAAAGAGTTAAATCGAGGAGAAAATGATGAGATGTTGTAAGTGGTTAAGAGAAAAAATAGCTAAGCTAAAGTTAGAGCTAAGATATCGTAAAAAGATAAAAGAATTAAGAAAAAGAGACCCTTTTATTTATAAATAAAATGAAAAAGTTAACGGATATTATAGAGTATGTAGGAAAAGATTATTATTTAAAAGAATCTAAAACTTTTTGTATGTTGCCTTGGGTACATATGTATGTTAACACAGATTCTTCTGTTTGGTCTTGTTGTGTTAATAAAACTATGACACTTGGTGACCACGAATACGAATTAACAAATATTATGTCACAACCAGTTATTGAAACTATGAATAGTGAGTATTTTAAAAAATTACGATTGGATATGATAAATGATATTGAGAATGATAATTGTACAGATTGTTTTAAGTTAGAAAAGAGTACAGGACATTCTTATAGAAATGATTTCAACAGAGAATATGGTGATTATTTTGATAAAGTACCTGATATGAATACTGATGGTTCTTTAGATGATTTTGAGACAATATATTTAGATTTTAGATTTTCTAATCTATGTAATTTTAAATGTAGGTCTTGTAGACCAGAGTGGAGTTCTAATTGGGCTAAGGAAGCTAAAGATAATAAAGACCATCCATATAAAGATTGGGATGGTTATATACCAAGACATGATTTAACAGAAGAAGAATTTATAGATAAGTTTAAAGATGCATTTAAGACAATAAAAAGAATTTATTTTGCAGGTGGTGAACCATTAGCAGCAAAAGAACATTATTGGATATTAAATTATTTGATAGAAAATAATAATACAGATGTTCTTGTTGAGTATAATACTAATTTATCTATGTTAAAGAATAATAAATTAAAATTAAGTGTTGTAGATTATTGGAAAAAATTTAGTAATATAAACATAAGAGTTAGTTTAGATGCTATGGGTGATAGAGCGGAGTATTTGAGAAGTGGGACAGATTGGAAATTAATCGAAGATAACTTCAGATATGTTAAAGAGAATTTACCTAATGTAAACATAGGGATATCTACAGTATTCCAATTGACTAATGCTTTACATATACCTGATTTTTATCAAGATTGGATAGATAAAGGTTTATTAGATGAGGAGGGATTACATAATATTTTTGTAATACCATTAACAGGCCCAGAACAATTGAGTTCACATATATTACCGAAAGAATTAAAAACTTTAGTTAGAGATAAATGGAAAGATTTTATGGATAGACTTGGAGATATAATTGTCAAAGACTCACAATTCAAATTTAAAAAATATATAGGTGATTGTCTTGATTATATGGATTCTGAAGATTTATATAATAGTCAAAAAATACATTTTGAAAATTATACAAAGTATTTAGATAATATTAGAAGTGAAAACTTTTCAGAAGTATTTCCTGAGTTAAAAGATTATTATGACTGTTAAAGATAAATTGAATAACTCCAAAGTATTTTGTATGATGCCTTGGATTCATACACATATTTGGCCAAGTGGAAAATCTTTTCCTTGTTGTATGTCAAGTGAAAGTGTAGGAGATTTAAATGATAATTCATTAAAGGAAATTTGGAATAATGAGAAGTATAAAAAACTTCGAAGAAATATGTTGAAAGAAAAAGAATCTTCAGAATGTACACGATGTTATGAGATGGAAAAATCTAATATTTTTACATTAAGAAATATGGTAAATGAAAATTATAAAGAACATATTGATAGAGTAGAGACTACACAAGAAGATGGAACGGTAGAAGAATTAAATATGAGTTATATGGATATTAGAGTTTCTAATATTTGTAATTTTAGATGTAGAACTTGTGGACCAGAATTAAGTAGTGCGTGGTATGATGAACATTTAAAAATTTATGGACAACCACCTGATAATCCGAGACTTATGAATGTAGCAGATAATAAAAAGTTTTGGAAAGAGTTACAACCATTACTATTAACAGTAGAAGAAGCTTGTTGGGCTGGTGGTGAACCAATCATTACAGAAGAACATTATAAGATATTAGATTTTTGGATTGAAAATAAGATGAAAGATGTGAGGTTGAGATATACTACCAACTTCAGTAATCTATACTTTAAGAAAAAATCTATATTAGAGTATTGGAATAGTTTTAAGGATGTGAGGATAGCTGCAAGTCTTGATGGTATGGGTAAAAGAGGTGAGTTGATTAGAGCAGGAACTAATTGGGATGTAATAGAAAAAAATAGAAAACAAATGATAAAAGAATGTCCCGATGTATATTTTGAGATAACACCTACAGTTAGTATTATGAATGTTTATCATTTACCAGACTTTCATAAAGATTGGATTGATAGAGGATTGTTAGAACCTAATAATATACGAATGAATATATTAACATATCCAATGGAACATAGAATACAGATAATACCGAAGGAACAAAGGAAAAAGTTTATTACGAAGTATCATGAACATATACAATGGATAGATAATAATTTTGGTGAGGGTATTGCTAAAGATGGATTTATATCTATACTTGATTTTTTAGAACAAAAGAATTATGATAATCTTATATCAGATTTTATAAATAGAAATACACCATTGGATGAATTAAGAGGAGAATCTTTGTTTAAAATTTGTCCTGAATTAAAATTTTTGGAATATTATGTCTAAATTAGTTACATTTGGAGATAGTTTTGTAGCTCAACGTGTTTATTACAAAGAATTAGAACCAAAATCTTGGTTAGATGTTATTTGTAGAGAAAATAATTTTGTTTTGGATGGTTGTGGTTTAGGTGGTAATGGTATATGGACAACTGTTATGGATTTTTTGAATCACGAAAAAGATTTTGATGTTTGTATTTTTGGTTGGTCTACTTTACATAGGGAAATGGACATTCGAAAAGAAAATGATGACTCGATATTTTTGAAAGGGATATCGTTATTACAATGGTTTGATAGATTTTTACAAAAAAATTATTCAGATAAAAAAATTATACATCTTTATTGTTTTAAAGAACAAGATAAACTTTTTGATATTGATCTTTTAATTAAAAATGATATAAGTTTTGATTTTTATCCACATATATTTAATCAAGGTGTTAATATTAAACCAGAATTATTAAAATTTTCAAAACTTTTAGATTTTAAATTAGAAGATGACGATAGGACATTACACATGGCACCACAAGTTCATAAATCCTTTGGTAAACAACTCAATGAAGTCTTAAAAGATAAATCTTTAAAGAATGGTGATATAGTGGAGTTCAATCTTGGATATTAAGAAACTAAAAAAGAGTAAAACCTTTTGTCCTTTTCCATTTATGAATTTAAATAGTAATACTGATGGGTCTGTTAAGATATGTTGTGCACAAAATGAAAATATACATTTGAAAAAAGAAGATGGTACAACTTATAATTTATATGAAGATGATATAGAAGATGTTTGGAATTCAACCCATATAAAAGATATTAGAAAGAAACTTTTGAATGGAGAACAAATAAAAGAATGTAATGTCTGTTGGAATGTAGAGAACGCTAATAAATCTTATGGTGGTCATGATGCACCTACGAGTACAAGATTGGATAGTATAAAGAGTTATATGGAAGAAGATGGTATTTTTAGTTATCATCGTCAGTTTATTGAAAATAATGTATTATCTACTCTCGGCGACGGTTGGGTTGAGGAATCTTTGAAGAGTTTAGAGTTAAGACTTGGAAATCATTGTAACTTAGCTTGTAATATGTGTTGGGGATATAGTAGTAGTAAGATAAATACCGAGAGACTGAATCTTTTGAAGAGTAGAGATGTAGATATGCCTGATTGGTTGTTTGAAATGTGGTATCCTTCGGAGTATGATATATCAAAAATCAATATGATGTGGCATGAGAATCCAAAATTCTTAGAAAATTTTAAAAAGATAGCACCAACATTGAAAAGATTGTATGTAACTGGTGGAGAACCAAGTATTATTGAAGCAAATACTAAAATTATAAATCATTTAATTGAAATAGGTAATAAAGAATGTCATATATCCTTTACAACTAACTTAACAACTTGGAATTTAGACTTATATGAGAAGTTAGATTTTTTTGATAGGAGTGAAGTTCAGATAAGTCTTGATGGTTTTGATAAATCTCAAGAATATATACGATATGGTTCAAGTTGGGAAGTGGTATCGGAAAATTTTAAGAAATTAATTCAATTACCTAACAAAATTAGGATACAAATCTATACGGTATTTCAAATTTATAATATGTTTGAGACTTATAAGTTGATGAAGTGGTTAGATTCATTGAGAATGGACGGATTATTAAATAGAGAGATTGGATTTTATTCTATATTGATAGATCAACCTTTATTTTTAAGAACTAATTTGATTCATTGGGAGATAAGAGATAAAGCAATGAATTTATATAGGGAATTTTATGATTATTCAACTTATAACAATGAATATTTAGATTTTCACGGAACTGCAAATAAAATCATTTCTTACTTAGAAAGTGATTGGGAATCACACGCAAGTTATGGAAAATATTGTCAAGGTGTAGAACAAACAGAATTAAATCAAAGAAAGATGTTTTATCAATATACCTATTATATGGATAAGGTTCGTAATACTAATTTTTTTAGAACATTTCCAGAATTTCGTGAATTAAAACTTGAATTTGATGATAGTTTAGGTGAACATTTAGTAACACCAAATTGGTGGATAGATGATAAACTTCCAGGAAGCAAATGAGTGATTTAGTAAAGATATTACCAGGTGAAAAGAAGTATTTAAGTGTAACTTGGCAAGTAAGTAACTTCTGTAATTATAGGTGCTCTTATTGTAATGAGGGTAATTGGAGTGGTACACATAAAAATGAAGATACTGAAAAATATATTGATTTTCTTGATAAGTTAATAACAAGATTTCAGTTTAAAGGTTATGAATCATTCAAATTCTTTTTTTCAGGAGGAGAACCTGTCTTTTGGAAACCTTTATTACCAGTTGCAGAATTTTTACATGAGAAATGTGATAAACCATTGTTAGCAATCAATACTAATTTGAGTAATTCGTTATTATGGTGGAAGAAAAATTATCATTATTTCCAAGATGTAGTAGCGAGTTACCATATTGGACAAGTAGACCATGAAAGATTTTTACAGAACGCTCAATTTTTACAAGATAAGATGAATTACCTTGCTATTCGTATGATGATGGATGACCATGACTTTCAAGATGTTATAGATAGAGGAAATGAGATTTGGGAAGAGATGGATAATTGTGTTTTGGAGTGGGTGCCGTTACTTGATGAGTTATCAACAGGGGCACAGCCTTGGTATTATAATGAGGAGTGGAAAAGGAAGTGGTTTGAAGAAACAGATGGATATTGGAGAAAATGGGGAACAGTAAATGAACATAGAGAATTTAATCCAGCGTATAGTGCTGAAGTTTGGGATGATGGTAAAATACAACCAGTAAACTCTAATAGATTAGCCGCAGAAAGATTAAATAACTTTGAGGGTTGGCATTGTTGGTTAAATGACGCTATTTTTATAAATCCATATGGTGATATCAGTGCTGGTAGTTGTGGAGTTAGTGGTAGAATAGGAAATATAAATGAAGATGTTATAAACTTTTTAGAAAGACCAATTATATGTCCTAAATCACATTGTACTTGTGGAACTGATATTATTATACCAAAGATAAGTCATAAAGTATATGATGGAGAAACAGATTATCCAGTATTAGATAAGGAAGATATAAATGTCGACTAAGATTGCATTATGTATGTGTCCAGCTTGGTCTTTAGAGACACCACCACTTAGTCTTGGATTATTGGCAGGTGCTTTAAAAACTAAAGGTAGAGATGTGAAACAATTTCATATTAATTTACTTTCGGCAATGTATGTGGATGTAAAAACACAAGAAGAATTGTGGGCACCGACTGGTCATTTCTTTTGGACTAATGACCATTCTTTTGAAGATAAAATTATTCCTGCGTACAAAGATTATTGGGATACTATAATAGAAGAATTGTCAACGTTTGATATTGTTACATTTACAACTTATTTTTCAAATGTAGTAGTAACGGATTATATAGCTGAGAGGTTATATAAGAAAAATCCTAAACTACATATATTTTATGGTGGTCCATATTGTTGGAATGCACCACATGGTGGGTTGAGGTCATCTAAACCACAAGGAGAACCTGATAGAGATTGGATTAAAGTATCGTGTGATGTTGAAGGTGAATTAATTATAAATGATTTAATAGATTATTATGAAAAAGGTGAGGGTTATGAAAATGTAAAAGGAATATGGACTTGGGATAAAGATAAACAACCTTTATTTACTGGAATGAGAGAACCATTAAAAAATTTAGATGATGTACCAGCAGCAAATTGGGACGGAGTTGAATTACAGAATTATAAACTTTTTCATTATGAAGGTCATGCACATTTACCACTACAAGGTTCACGAGGATGTACTTATAAGTGTACATTTTGTTCAGAGACAAGAATTTTTAGATTTAAAAAAGGGCATACATTAGCAAAAGAAATAATAGACCAAGTTGAGAAATATAATATAACACATTTCTCATTTGTAGATTCTCTTGTTAATGGTTCAATGCCACAGTTTAAGATATTAATTGATGAGTTGTGTGATGAAGTGGATAAAAATCCAAAATTGAAAGAATTAAGTCTTGGTGGATATGCAAGAACACATAAAGATATGGATATGGAGTTGATGACAAAGGCGGCCAAGGCAGGGTTTAAATGGTTATCTATTGGAGTAGAGAGTGGAACACCTAAAATACTTGAAGTTATAGAAAAAAGACAGACCAGAGAATTAATAACTCAGTTGTGGCATGCATGTTGGGCAAATGGTATTCGTATGGATGCTAATTGGATATCAGGGTATCCAAAAGAAAATCACGTTGATTGGATAATCAGTTTAGCTTTCTTATATGAGAATAAACACTTTATGCCTGTTGTGGCCGCTAATCAATTTCCAGCTGGAGTAACTCCAGGAACAGCGTTGGATCAATATAGAGAAAAATTTGCTATCTCACATCATACTACAATATTTTATGATTGGGTTAGTGAAAATTTTAAGAATACATATATAAACAGATTTTTACGAGTTAAACTATGTCATATGTTTTTAGAGATGTGGAAAATATATTATTCTGGTTTTTGGTCAGTACGTGAAGATTTAAAATATTTCAAAGTAAAAGCTCCTCGAAGTATTTTTAATATAGAAGATTATACAGAGTGGAATCATAGAGAACATGGAACATTTTGGCAACAACATCATTGGCAGAATCAATATCCAGAACAATTTGAAGTTGAAAAAATGAATTATAATGTTCCTTATTTAGAATTTGCAAATATACCTGTACATGATGAGTATGACCCTTCGGTAAGTATAGAAGATACTATAAAGATAGAAACAAGAAATGAAATACGAGTTTGGTGTTGGTTATTATATCAAATGGTAGGAGCTTATGATATTGAAGTGGAGTTTGATGAAGATTATAGTGAGAGAAATATAGATGGAGCGAGATTAGTAAGTAATTTTAAATTTACTTCTGAACTTAATGGTGATTATAGACTTGAAATAAATAATAAATTGACAGTAGATGGAGATGCTAAACAAACAATACATTTATGTTTACCAAATAGACTTGAACATCATGATATGTTGGAATATAGAAAGAGAAAAAGACAGGTAAGAATTAAGCATAGTGAAGATAGACATCTAAGAGCTAAACAGTATAAACTAAAAGATGTTATTAGTTTGAGTGAAGATGGTATGATTGTAAATTATTATGATATATCATTTGAAGATAATTTTGTAGATGAGGGAAATATGAATGATAGGTATGATGACGAAGAACATTTACAAAAAAAATATGGTGTTCCAAATTACATTGATGCGTTTGACATCGAGAAATATAAAATTAATTTAAAAAGAACTTTTATGACAGGAAAACATTAATGAAAGATTTAAAATATTTTTGTTCACATTTATTTACTTCCCTAAGTTTTGACCACGCAGGTAGGGTTAGGGTTTGTTGTAACAATTATGAAGTACCAACGGGAGAAGACCTTGAACCAATTAATGTATATTCAGAAGATTTTGATGTAAAGAAAGCTTTTAATAGTGATTTACATAATCGGATACGTAAAAACATTTTAAATAATAAACAAGATGAAAGTTGTATTAGATGTTGGCAAACAGAAGATAATGGAGCAGACAGTTATAGAACTATATGGAATAGTACATTAGCATCTGGTTATTTACGAGGTATAATGTTAGATTCTGTTAATGATGATGGAGAAATTGATAAGCCCTTTACAACATTTTTAGATTTTACTATGGGGAATAAATGTAATTTAGTATGTAGGATGTGTAATTTACAAAATTCTAACCAATGGGATTTAGAATCTGATTTATTAGGACTTGATATAGAAGGATTTGAGTCATCCACTACCTTAGAAGTAGATAAAAAGTTTTTAAGTGATGAATTTTTCGTTAAGAATTTTATGCATTTGAAACAAGTAAACTTTCTTGGTGGAGAACCTTTGATAATTAAGGAACATTATGAATTTTTAAAGAAATGTATTAAGTTTGGTGTAGCACCTAAGATGATTTTATCTTATACCACTAATTTAACTGTAATTAAGAAAGAACTTAAAGATTTATGGAAATGTTTTAGACATGTTTCAGTAGGAGTAAGTCTTGATGCTATCGGTCCACTTAATGATTATATTAGATATCCATCTAAATGGAATGTAATAACTAAAAATTTACTAAAACTATCTAAATTTAGAAATGAAGTAAGTATGGATATTCAAATACACTCAACATTTCAACTATTAAATGTTTTAGATTGGGGTGAATTGTTTGATTGGACGTATTCATTATCAGATTTAGGAGTATGGAGAGTACCATTTCCAAATTGGCTTACACATCCAAGTTATTATGATTGTCGTATATTGTCAGATGAGTTAAAACAGGACGCAATAGATAGAATTACTAAATCAATAGAGAGTAAAAGTGATACTGAATGGACTGATGGTGAGAAACAATGGTTAGGTATATTAGATAGTAATCTGAAAACTATGCAGGAAAGATTAGATGAAGGTTTAGAATTAGATTCGAGACATAAATTACAACATTATACAAAGTTGCTTGATATGAATAGGGACCAATCTATTACAAAAATTAATCCAAAATTAGCAGAATTTATTTATGAGAAGTTATAAATTATATTTTGGTTGGGATTATTATAACTATTCTTTAGATGTAGATATAGAAGAAATAATTAGGGAAAAATTTCCAGATTTTCGACCAACAGGTATTTATCCAAATGATTCAGATACATTACCTTTAACAGATTCTACCTATGAGCTTACAAATGATTGGCATCAACTAATTACAACACTTGAAAGGTATAATGGTAATGTAGAGATAATACATAAAGACACTACTGAATTAATACAACAAAATATTCCATTTATTTATCTTATAGGTATAAAGTCTGGTCCACAAATTTGGGGAAGAGGTGATAGAAATAAATTATTTCATAATATAAAACAACATACTAAAAATTATATTAAAGATGGTAAGGTATTGGTAATAGTTGATATGTCTGGAGAAGGATATCCAGTAGAAAATTTAGACGAATTGACACTTTCTGAAACTGGAGATATTCCGAGTACACCAATAGCTATAGAGAGGGCGTGTACAAGAGAAGATTTTCCGTTTGATAAGGTTTGTTATTTAACTGGAAACGCTCAAGCTGTTAATTTTAAAAAATCAAAGATAAAAGCTATAACAATGGTTAATTCTGAGATTAGATTAAAATATCAAAAAAATCCAAACATGAATCCAACGTGGACAGAGGATAAGTTTAATGAAATATTTGAGTATAAGAAAAAAAATTATCGTAGACCAACAACAAAATATTTTTTAAGTTTGTGTAAATTGGTAAAGGATTGGAGATTATATCATTCGTTAGGTTTGAATTATTATAATTTACATGAAAAGGGATTAACTTCATTAATTATACCACAAAACGAATTAGTTGTATTGAATGAGAGAGAATTTATTGATGAAGATGTTGATGATTTTGAATTTAATAAAAATATAAAAGATTTTAAAGAATATATAAGAGTTATAAAACTTAAACTTAGGTTAATAGGTAATACTGAACATGGTAAATTTGTAAAGTCGAATGATAACATTCAAAGTTTGCTTAAAAAAATACCTTTATATGTTGATTTGAAGTCATTTGAAGAAGAAGATGGTACACCAATAAGTGGATTTACAACTTGGAATTCAAGTTTTTATAATGATTCATTTTTTTCATATTTGTATGAGAGTTACGCATATAATAATAAAACTAATTATGTGACAGAGAAGTTTTGGAAAACTGTTTTAAATTTTCATCCAACAATATTAGTTACAAATCCATATACTTTGAGATATTTAAAGGAGAGAGGTTATAAAACATTCTCACCATATATACATGAATTTTATGACGAAGTAGAAGAATTTGACATAAGGTCAGAAATGTTATTAAAAGAAGTTAATAGGTTATGTGATATGCGAAAGATAGAATTATTAGATTGGTATGCAAGTCAGTCTGAAACTCTTATTTATAATTTCAAAAAATATGTAATTGAAGATCCTATAGTAGATGCTGTAAATGAAATTAAGAAAATATATAAATTATTATGAAGAACATTAGATTTGGTTGGGATTATTTACATTATTCCAAACAGACGGAAATAAAAAAAATAATAGAGAAAAATTTTAGTGGTTTTTCACCTGATGGAATTTATCCAAATGATTCAGATACACTTCCATTGTTTGATTTAGAATATCAACCAACAAATGCGTGGCACAATATAGTAAACATATTAGAACATCATCATCAACCTAAAATGACATTGATACATAAAGATACTACTGATTTTATCAAGGATAATGAGAGTTTCGTATATATTATAGCAACAAATGGGGGACCAGAGCTCTGGTGTGGTGGAGACACGGAGAGAAATACCTTATTTCATAATATAAAAGAACATACAAAAGAACATATTAGAAAAGGTAAGGTGGTAGTTACTATAGATTTGTCGTTTGAAGGATTTCCAATTGATGGAACTGATGAAATGAGTATATTGGATATGGGTAGACATCCTCATCTAGCAGAAACAGTACATAAAAGAGCAGAAGAAGAAAAATTTCCCATAGAGAATATAGTATTTTTAAGTGCTAATCATAAAGATGTAGAGTATTATAAAGAATGGTGTGAAGAAAAGAATATAAAAAAACCAATGAATTGGATTTTACTTGATTGGTGTGAAAAAGCAATCTCGTCAGATTTTAAACACTTGGAAGATACTTTTGAAGATAATTTTAATTATAAAAAAGATAACATAGATACTATAAAACATTATTTGTGTCTATGTAGACGATTAAAAACTCCAAGAATATTTCATCATTTGGGTTTGAATTATTTTAATTTATTAGATAAAGGTTCTGTATCTTGTATACTACCTAAATGGGAAATTCGTACAGTTTTTAAGGATATAGATAGAACTAAAATGGAAATGAATAATGCAGGTGAGGTAACTTTTAGTGATTGTGCAACCGAAGATGATACAGAGTTTAATAAAACATTAAAAGATAGTGTATTTTTAGATGATATAGTGGACGAGTGGTGGACAAAATTTAATCATTTTGGAGTATTAGGTAGAAGAAGATATTTGTTTCCGTTCAGACGAAAGAAAAATATTAAAAGTTTTTTAAAAAAATTACCTTTGTTAGTGGATAAAACAAGTTTTAATACTTTAGATTCATTTCATCATTGGGATACTAAGTTATATAAGGATACTATGTTTTCTTATGTGTATGAGACTTGGTCAATGTCTACAAATATGGTGTTTTTTTCAGAAAAGATTTACAAATGTATTTTAAATTACCATCCATTTTTGGGAATGATTAATTATCAGACTATAGATTTTATGAAACGTAATGGTTATAAGAGTTTTTCACCCTGGATTGATGAAACTTATGATATTATTTCAGATCCAGATGAAAGAAGTGAATATTTATTTAAAGAATTACAAAGTTTATGTGAGATGCCTATAAATAAGTTATTAGATTGGTATGGAGCTCAGTCTGATGTATTAATTCACAATAGGGAAGTATTTATGACTAATAAACATTTAGAGAATAGTACAAAACAATTTTTAAAAGTTTGGGAAAAACATTATGAATAAAAAAAGAATACCTTTATATCACGAGAGAGCAATAGGAGAGTTTGTATGGGGTGGACATAGTGGAATGGGTTCAGATAGAGATGGTAGTTCTACTTTACCATTCCCTAACTGTATACCTGATTGTGTTTATGATGAATTTTTGGAATCGGATAGTGATGACACTAACTGGTTCTTACAAAATGAAAGTAAGGAAGTACCAAGGCTTAGGGAAGAAGGTAAACAACCATTTCAAACGATGTCACATTATGGATTTTTAGTTACTCCAGAATCAGAAAAAGAAAATTTAAACGCAATAGTTGACGAATTTGAGTTAGTATTGACGAATAGTAGAAAGGAAAAGTACGTTTATTTAGTACAACCACAGTCAGTAGATGGTAATGATATTTTTGAAGTTATAAGTTATAATACACCGAAGGATGTAATGGAAGATTTATCAAATGATAGAGCTGTTTTGTGTCTCTCATTTATTCAAGAAGGAGATAGTTATGATGGATTGTTTTCAGACCTACATAAGTTTTGTGATAAAAATACTATACCAAGAAAGAATTTTGTATTTTGTTCGAATAATGCCACTTTAGAAATTGAATATGATAAATATTGTGAGGAAAATAGTATTACAGATAAGTCTACCATGATTTCAATTTATTATTATTATAATCATGTTTCAACAATGTATAGATTAGATTATAAGTGTTATAAAAATGGATGGGAGCCACCAACATTTAGGGAAGTGAGTAAAGATTATCATGATGGGTTTAGAATTAATACATTAGAGAAATTTAATCCTTTGAGAAAGGAGATTAGACCATATCATTATATGTGTTATAATAGACAACCAAAATTACATAGAACATTAATGGTAGCTTATTTGATGAAAGAGAATTTACTTGATAAGGGATTGACAAGTTTAGGTTCTGTATATACTATACCAGCTGTTGAAGGAGATCAGTTTATACCTACATATAGGAATAGAAGAACACCAATATATACTGAAGAAGAAAAGGCTAAAATAATGCCATATTGGGAAAAAGTTAAAGAACAATCACCATTTCTTGTAGATTTAAAAGAAGAACAAATGAAACATGTTTGGGAATCTTCTTGGATGGACATTTTTCCAGTTATTCATAACAAATCTTATTTTTCAATAGTGAGTTCTACAAGTTTTGATACTACCTGGATGCACCCTGACGAAAAATTTTGGAAGGAATTGGGACAATTTAAACCATTTATTTGGGTGGGTCCACCACATTCATTACAACATCTACACTCACAAGGATTTAAGACATTTTCACCTTGGATTGATGAATCATATGATGAAGAAGAAGATTGTGAAAAACGATTCTTGATGATAGTGAAAGAAGTTAAACGATTGTGTGATATGAGTTTAGAAGAAATGCACGAGTGGTATCACGAAATGGAAGATATTTTGAAACATAATTGGAAGAGAATATTAAATTATAATCCTTCACCTTTTTTTAAACCATACAATAAACTTTATGAGTTGTTATAATTATAAGTATGGATACTATAAAATTAGGATTTAATATATATGATATTAGAGATTTTTTTGATAATTCTTATGTTAAAGAATATGAAGAATCTGTAATTAGCGTACGAAAATATTTTTCGAGTAAATTAAATTTATGTCAAAAAAGATTACCATATGAAGATGGATGTCCATCGTGGAATAGTGATTTTATAAAATATATGGATAATTTATTAGATTCTGATTATTCTTATTTGTATGAAAAAACATATTATCATAAAGAAACTGATAATATATATATACAAATGGATTATAATTTCACTAAGGATTGTTTTGAATATTTTGATAAACACAATATAGATCAAAATACTATAAATGGTGAGATTCCTGGCGTAAGTACTATATCTAATGGGTTTTATCATCAATGTCCATTTCACGAAGTGGAAGGTTTTAATAGATTAAAAGCCGCAATGAAATCAGGTTCGACTTTAGTAGATTATTTGTTAATGACTGACGATATTAATTTTAAATTAATGAAATTATGTAATGGTAGTGAAGAATTACCAATTGATTCTAAAGTTGGAGACTGGACAGAATCAGAGGAAAATTTAATTAATTTAACGTCAGCAGAACGAAAAAGAAAGATATGGTTAAATGTATTATATGCAAAACAATTCCATCCATACCATCAAGATGGACAAGGTGATAGAAATAGAAAGTTTACTTGTTTAAATTATCCAAATGTTGGTAGAACACTTAAAGATGGTGGATTGTTTAGATATTATGACGAAATACCAGTTAGTGGATTTACAAAATGGAATGTTAATATAGATAAAGATTCTTATCACGAGATATTATGTAATTATACGAAAGTTATAATATTAAATCATTCTATTGATAATGATATAGTAGGAAACCTATATCATCAAGTTACTAAAAATCTTGGGGAAGTCAGATATAACTTATATAATACATTTACTGCATAAATTTATTTATGATTTACTATAATAACTAACTATTTATATATAAGTCGAGTAGAGCTAACACGGGTGAAAATCCTGAAAGACCTATCCCTCTACATTTAGACTATAAAACACGGGTGGCATCAAGGTAAGTTGGTGCCTCCATAATTGGAGGCTTTTTTTGTGCACGTATTAATAACGGGTATAACAGGTTTTGTCGGTAGTCATATGGCTGACTATCTTCTCAAAAATGAACCTAACGTAAAAATCTATGGACTTCGTAAATGGAGAAGTAGATTTGATAATGTAGATCATTTATATAAACATCCTAATGTTACATTTATTGAGGGTGATTTATCAGATCGTTCAAGTTTAAACCGAGCTTTACAGATATCTAAACCAGATATTGTATATCACTTCGCAGCCCAGAGTTTTCCTGAGTCAAGTTTTGTAACACCAACTTTAACATTAACAACAAATGTTATAGGAACTACTAATCTATTAGAAGAACTAAGAAAGGCTAAAGATGATGGTGTATGTGACCCTGTAATCATTAGTGTATCTTCTTCAGAGGTCTATGGTAATCCTACCAAAGACGAAATTCCAATTACGGAATCAAATCCAATCAGAGCTGCAAATCCCTATTCAATTTCAAAAGTTGGACATGATTTGATGTCTCAATACTATTATAGTGCATATGATATGAAAGTTATTACTACTCGAATGTTTTCTCACGAAGGTAAAAGACGAGGGAAGTTATTTGCATTATCTTCTTTCGCATTCCAAATAGTAAAACATGAAAAATCAAAAGATTTTGGTAAAGAGGGTAGTTGGTATGAAGTTTATCATGGTAATTTAAATTCAGTAAGGACTTATAATCATATAGATGATGCAGTTCGTGCTTATTGGTTAGCCGCGACCAAATGTGAATATGGTGAAGTCTATAATATAGGGGGAGATGAAACTTGTACGATAGGTGAAGCTTTGGATATGTTGATATCTAAATCAAAAAAACCAGAAATGTTTATAAAATTACAAGATCCTAATAGAGTAAGACCTACCGATATTACATTACAAGTACCAGATAGTACAAAATTCAGAGAAAAAACAGGTTGGAAACCAACTAAAGGTTTAGAAGAGATATGTGATGATTTATTAGACTTTTGGAGAAGTCATAAGGATTTTTGGAGAGACCCAGATGGCCTTTAATTACAAAACATATGATTCAGAAACATTACCTGAAGTTAAGGTATTTCAACCAGAGCCTTGGTTTGATTATAGAGGTGAGATGTGGACATTTAGTGAAGATTCGATGGAAACTCCAATGGAAAAAATATCTAAGTTCACACGTTCAAGAAAAAATGTACTTAGAGGATTACATGGAGATAAAGTAACTTGGAAACATATTACTTGTGTTTGGGGAGAAATATATTTGGTTGTAGTTGATAATAGACCAGATTCAGTTAATTATTTGAAGTGGGATAGTTTTATTATTTCAGAAAGAAATCATTTAAGTGTTTTAGTACCACCTAATTTTCTGAATGGACATTTATGTTTAAGTGAAGAGTGTTTATTTCATTATACACAATCTTATCCAAAAGATTATATTGATTGGATGGATCAAGATGTTATGAAATGGAATGATGAACGAGTTAATATAGATTGGCCGATAGATAATCCTATATTAAATTGGAGAGATAAATGAAACATATAGTTACGAGTGGATGTAGTTTTACTGATGCATCTAATTGTTGTGATTATACAACACATAAGATGATTTCTGAAGATTATGATGAAGATAAATATAAAAGTTGGGCGTTACACTTGGAAGATATTATTCCAGATTCAAAAGTTTATAATAGAGCCCTACCAGGAGCAGGAAATGCTTTTATAGTTAGGTCAATTATATGGCAAGTTAATGAATTATTAAAACAGAATATAAAACCATATGTTGTTATGCAGTTAACCTCTCCTGATAGGAAAGAATTTTTACTTGATTGTGATGATGTAAAAAGTGAAACGGATAATAATTTATTAGTACATTATATTCCAGATATAATGCCATTACATTTCGACCCACACAATGCTAAAGAACTTAATGATAATAAAATGTGGTTAAAACATACATATGAAGAAAATTCTATAATGAGATATCATTATAAGTATTATAATAATAAACTCAGTGCGTTAGTTGAGACATTTGAGAGTGTGTTAAGGTTACAATGGTTTTTAAAATTAAATGATATTGATTATAAAATATTTCCAGGTTGGGCAGTTTTACAACAATGGATTTCAACACGTGGAGAGTATCCTTTAGATTTTGAGTTTGAGAACATTGCTGAAACAAAATATTTGTGGAATATGATAGATTTTGATAATGTGTGGTTTTATGAATTCAAGTATAGTCAAGTAAGAAGATTTGGTGGTAGTTTTGGTGGGATAACAGAATGGTCAGAGGATAATTTACCATTTAATGAAAGATTTATTACAGGAGATAGAATTACAGAAGATGGTACTCCTTTAGACCAACATCCATCAAATACAACACATAAAACATTTGCAAAAGAGGTAGTTTCGAAATGGATAAAATAGATAAACAATACTTAATAGACTTTGAAACAGAAGTTAAAGAGAGATATGAGGCAGGTGAGATTAAAGCACCAGTTCATTTGAGTTCTAACAATGAAGAACAACTTATTAAGATATTTAAAATGATTGATAAAGATGATTGGGTATTTTGTAGTTGGAGAAATCATTATCACGCATTATTACATGGTATTCCAAGAGATACACTTATGGATATGGTTGTTCGTGGTAAGAGTATGAGTGTGTATTCAGATAAACCGAAGTTCTATTCATCTTCTATAGTTGGTGGAATATTACCAATAGCACTTGGTGTGGCTTCATCAATTCATATGAAAGGTGAAAAAAATAAAGTGTGGTGTTTTGTAGGTGATATGACATTTGAAACGGGATTGTGTTATGAGACATACAAATATAGTAGAAATTTTGACTTACCTTTAGAATTTGTCATAGAGGATAATAATTTATCAACAAATACACCTACAGATGAAGCTTGGGGAGCAAAACAAGCATTACCAAATGATGTATTTTTCTATGAATATAAAAGTGATTATCCACATCATGGAACAGGAAATTGGGTGTTATTCTAATGAAGTATAAAGATGAATTAATAAGAAGTATGGAGTGGTTGAGTGAGAAAGAAGATACAATTTTTCTTGGACAATCAGTAAAGTATAGTGGTAATGCAATTTATAATACATTAAAAACATTACCAGAAGAAAAAAGAATAGAAATGCCTGTAACAGAGGAATTACAAATGGGAATGAGTACAGGAATGGCTATGAATGGTTTAGTTCCAATAAGTTGTTTTCCAAGATTTGATTTTATAATGAGATGTATGGATTCATTAGTAAATCATTTAGATAAAATGCAACATATGACAGAGAGAACATTTAAACCAAAGGTTATAATGAGAACCTCAATAGGTTCAACGAACCCTCTTAATGGTGGAGTACAACATACCCAAGATTATACGATACCATTAAGAGGAATGTTACATGAAGTAGATGTAGTATTATTAGAAGAACCAGATGATATATTCAGAGAATTTGAAAACGCATATAATGCAGATAGGTCAACTTTATTAGTAGAACACGGAGATTATTATAATGATAAATAAAAGTGCACTCGTTATAGGTGCGAATGGAATGGTAGGAACAGCTTTAATGAAAGTTCTTTCTAATTCTAAACTGTATAATCAGATTAGAGGTGTTGATATTGAAACTGATATGACGATTAAAGAGAATGCTAAAATTATTGCAAGTTATGACCACATATATCATGTTGCAGGAAAGAAAGGTTCACCACAAACAGCAAAAGAAAGACCTGCAGATTATCTACCGATGTTACAGTTTGACGCAAACATAATAGAAGCAGTAGGTAAGTACAAACCAGAGTGGTTTTTATATACGAGTTCAATAGGTGTTTATCCACCAGCCGAAGTTTATGAAGAAGATAAAGTTTGGCACAAAGTTCCAAGTGAGAATGATAGAGTTCCAGCTTATATAAAACGAATGGGTGAGTTGAGTTGTTATGCAGTTAGTGCTACGTATGGATATGAAAATATTTCTATAGTTAGACCTGCGAATATTTATGGGCCGAATGATAATTTTGGTGAAAATTCTATGGTTATACCTTCATTAATTAAGAAAGCACACGAAAATGAAAAATTGGAAGTGTGGGGAGATGGTTCACCAATTAGAGATTTTATTTATTCTGAAGATGTGGCTCGTGGTATGTTACATATGGTTCAAAATAAAATTTACGATACAGTAAATCTTGGTAGTGGAGTAGGAGTTACAATAAAAGACACAGCAGAGACAATAGCTACTTATCTTGATAGAGATATTGTTTGGGATATTAGTAAACCTATGGGTGATATGAAAAGAATAATGTCTACTAAGATACTTGAGAGTTATGGGTTTGAATTGAAATATGATTTAAAAACTGGGATTGAAAAGACCATTGATTGGTATTTGAATGAAGGATTATAGGTTAATCATCAAGTCTAATACTTTTTGTCTTGTACCTTGGATACATCAGATGATTGATACTAACGGAGCACATAAACTTTGTTGTGTATCACAAGGTGCGATACTAAAAAAAGATGATGATAGTGATTACAATTCTACACAAGATGAATTAAAAGATTCGTGGAATTCTAATCATATGAAAACATTTAGAAAAAAAATGATAGACGGTGTTAAGTTAGATGAATGTAATTCTTGTTATAGTGATGAACGAGTTGGAAGAACATCTTTAAGACAAAATATTAATGAGGGTTGGTTAAAGACTTTAGGTGAAGAAGAAATAAAAAATAAAATCATATATTCCTTACAGAATAATTATGAGACCTTATCATCTCCCGTGTATTTGGATTTACGATTAGGTAATCTTTGTAATTTAAAATGTAGGATGTGTCATCCATTTTCTTCAAATCAACTTGCAGAAGAACATTATAGTTTATTAAAAAACAATACAGATTATAACGAAATTTATGAGAAAAATGATATAGCATGGCCAAATGATACTTCTCTTTTAGAAGAAGATTATTATAATGATAATATGAATTCGGAGTGGTATGAATCTAATTTATTATGGGATGAATTAATAGAAATGATACCATATTTAAAACGAGTTTATTTAACAGGGGGAGAACCTACACTTATAAAAAATAATTATAAATTTATGGAAGCTATAATTGAAAAAGGATATAATAAAAAATTAGCATTAGCGTTTAACATTAATGGGATGAATGTGAATGATAGATTTTTAAAATTAATTAGTCAATTTGCTGAGATTCAAATAAATGTTTCAATAGATGGGATTGGAAAGGTGAATGACTACATACGTGGAAATTCTGAGTGGAATGTTGTATATACTAATTTTATAAAATTAATGTCATTAGATAATGTAAAGGAAGATTGGCACCGAAGTCCAATAAAACTTTTTGTAAATTCTACTATACAAGTTTATAATATATTAGATGTTAAAAATTTATTAGATTTTGTAACTAATTGTAGATTAAAATTTAAAAAATATATAGACCTTGATTTGATTATCTTAAATCATCCTAAATTTTTAAATGTTGGAATTTTGAGTAAGAAGATAAGGACAAAATGTATAGATTTATTAGATGAATTTCTCATTGAGAGTTCTCATTTGTATAAAGATGATTCTATAACTTTAAATTCAGTTAATGCTTTGAAAAATTTAATGTCCGAAGAACCAACAGATAGTCATTTATTAAAATATTTTATAAATTATACTGAGATTCTTGATAAAAATCGTAATCAAACTTTTAATGATACTCTACCAGAGTTATGTGAGATGATAAATGAATAATTTACCAAATAATTCATATTGGGGATATGATAATTTTCATACTATGCCTTTAGATGGTATTAAACCAAATACAGAAGATGCAACTCGGTGGATTGAAAGTTGTCCTTTGTTTTATAGGGCGAATAAGTCATATGATACACTCTCTATAGATAGAACAAAAACTATAGAATATAATTTTAACGGTATAGGGTGTAGAGGTGATGGTATATCAGAATGGATGGGTAGAGATAAAACATTATTAACATTTGGATGTTCACATACAGAGGGAGTTGGATTAACTGAAGATAAAACTTGGTCATATATGTTAGCTCAAGATATAGAAGCCTCTTATATAAACTATGGAAGAGCGGCACAGTCTAATGATTATATATGTAGAGCAGTTTTATCTGTAACTGAAAGACTTAAACCTGATGTAGTCGCAATATTATTTACATATCCACATAGAAGAGAGGTATATCGTGAAGATGGACTTATGAATTATTATGTATTGGGAAGTAAGGATAAACCATTAACTTTACATCAGAATGATTATAGTGATGAGATTAATAGATTTAAAAATTTTCATATTATAAAAAGTCATTTAAATAATTTAGGAATAAAATTTTTATATTCGGATATTGATTTTTATGAAGAAGAAATTTTAGATAAATCTGTGGATGGTATGCATTATGGTGAGATGACTAATAGAAGATTAGCTGATAAGTTGTATAGTGGATATCAAATATGAAACATTTAGTTACAGGTGGATGTAGTTTTACACAAACATTACATTGTGTAGACCATTTGAAGGAATTTATACCATTTGATGTAAATTCATATGAAACTTATAAAAGTTGGGCACATCATCTTACTGATTTTGATAGCGATATTAAATTATATAATCAAGCCTCACCTGGAGTTGGAAATTCGTACATAAGTCGTTCAGTAATTTATAAAGTACAGGAATTATTAGATGATAGTATAAGACCACAAGTTATTATTCAAGTTTCTAATCCAAACCGTGATGAACTTTTACTTAATTATAATGATTTAAATGAAAATGATAAGTTATCAAGTTTACATTATTTAGATAGATTAAAAAATGATAATAAAGTTTGGGTGAAGTATTCTTGGCATGATGATTCTATCCAGAAATATTTTTTAACTAATTATCTTAATGAAATTTATGGATTGGTTAATACATTTGAACAAGTATTAAAGTTACAATGGTATTTAGAACTTAATAAGTTAGATTATACGTTTTTCTTTGGTTGGGACTTACCAAATATTAATTTAAAACATACAAAGCCAGTTGGCCAGTTTAATTTTGGGGATTTTTTGAAAGAATATATTGTAGAGGCATATCATTTGTGGGAAATGATAGATTGGTCTAAGTGGTGGTTATATAGTTATGATAACGAAAAAGGTAAATCAAATTATGGTGGTCTAACAGAGTGGTCATTGGATAATATGGTATTTGAAGATAGATTTATAACTGGTGATTTAAGAAGTAGAGTAAATAATTTACCTTTAGACCAAAATCCGTCAGATAAAGCACACAAGATGTTTGCGAAGAAAGTAGTAAGCAAATGGATAAAATAGTTTTTGGATATGATTTATATTCACCTGAAGGTGAAATACCAAATGGTTTTAATATTAAACATTTTGGGGAGTTACAAGATGAAAGTTGGTATTTAGACAGAGGTATTAAAAAAGTTAAAACTAATTTACAAGAGAATAGTTTGGTTTCTAATACTAATTTTTATAATTCATATGTAGAAAAAAAATCAGTATATGATATAGTTCGAGATAGACAGGGAGATAAAGAATATGATTGGTATTATTTAATTGAACCATATGCAACTTTTAGAACTACGTTTTTAGATAAAATATCAAAACAAGCTTTAACTGAGATTAGAAATTATAAAGGTAAACTTTTAATTAGTTTTATTCAAGATGGTGGATTTGGAGTAGACCAAGATTCTTTTGAAGTTTTATTACAATTTATTCGAACTAATAATATTAGTGAAGATAAAGTTTATTTGATATTTCAAGATTTTAAATTAGAAGAAAACCTTACAGATACTTTTGACACGAAGTATAATTTTTATAATTTTAATTTAGCACAATTACATAAATCTCAGGAATTTAATACTATATTACATAATCCAGGTTTTAATGGATGGAGTGGTAAAATTGATCAAGTTGGTAGATTATATGGTGAAGATTCAATACAGACACATAATGTTTTTCTTGAAAATATAACTGAACCTAAAAAAGATTTTTTATTTTTTACAAGACATTGGAAACTTGAGCGTTTACTTATGATATCACATATTCATAAACTGGGATTAGATAAGTCAAAGGTGTCGTGGACGAATAAACCAATGGAAACTGGTCCTTCTGTGAGTAAAAAATTAATTGATGAGTTCTTATCATATGATAATAATGAAGAAGTGGTAGATTTGTTAATGAATACCTCATCTGTATTAGATATTCAAGATATTACTGGTATTGAAGGGTATGGTTATGAATCAAAAGAATTATATACACAAACATATATTAGTGTTGTAGGTGAAACTTTGTTTTTTCAAGATGATAATTTTCCAAGTGGGTATTTATCTGAAAAAATATGGAAACCAATTGGACATTCACATCCATTTGTATTATTAGCACCAGCTTTTAGTTTGAAATATATAAAAGAGGAATTTGGTTATCTTACTTTTGGTGATTATATAGATGAATCATATGATGAAGAGGTAGATGATTGGAAAAGATTCGAAAAAGTAAAACAAGTAATGACAGAATTTTCAGAAAGGTCTGTAAAAGATAAGGTAAACTTTTTAAAGCAAGTTAGTTCTATTTTAAAACATAATCAAGATTTGTTTTTTTCTATGAACTCTAAACAATATATAGACAAGGTACTTAATTTTTTAAGATGAGTAGAAAGTATTGTAGTATAGGTATGGGAGATTGGGTTGAGGTAGGTAATACTGGAGCACCTGATGGTACACCAATTGTTAATGGTGATGTATATCCTTGTTGTCCAGGTTGGTTGTTGGATAAAGATGGAAGTGATGGATATGTGTTTGGTAATCTATTTAAAGAATCTTGGGAAGATGTTTGGAATGGAAAAAGGGCTAAAAGATTTAGAGAATCTATTTTAAGTGGTGATTTTACTTATTGTAATGATGCGGTATGTCCACATCTCCAGAATGTTCATAGTAATCCAAATGTAGGTTCTGACGATTCCGCACCAGCTGTTAGGAAAATTGAAGATATAGAGTTGTTATATAAAGAACGGGGAGAACATCATAGAAATATTATTGAAAATAATTTAGTTACTATGAAACATGCACCTATGGTAGTAAAATTAGATTATGATAAAAGTTGTAATTTGTCTTGTCCATCTTGTAGGGTTGATTTACAAACAGCAAATAGAGAAGAACTTGTTTTAGCACAAAAAATACAAAATTATTTAATTGAAAGTGTTATAAAAAGAGGAGCTAAGAAATTATATGTTACTGGAACGGGAGACCCTTTCGGTAGTAAAACTCTTAGAAGTTTTTTATTAGATTTTAAAAAAGAAAATTTTCCAAGTGTAGAGGGAATTAGGTTACATACTAATGGTATATTATGGACTAAGGAATTGTGGTCTAAAATGGAAGGACTTCATGGTGTTGTCAATGATGCTGAAGTTTCTATTGATGCAGGTACAAAAGAAACATATGAAAAGATAAGAAGAGGTGGAGATTGGGATATTTTAATGGAAAATTTATTATTTATACCGACGCAAGTTAATTGGTTTGGTCTTAGTATGGTTGTTCAAAAAACAAATTATCAGGAAATACCACATTTAATAAAATTAAGACAAAAATTAATTGATAGTACAGGAAATAAAAATATATATCTGTATTTTTCTAAAATAACTGATTGGAAAACATATAGTAAAGAAACATATGAAGAATTAGCTGTATGGAAATCAAATCATACGGAACATAAAAAGTTTTTAAAAATTTTAAATGAAAATATTAACAAAAACGATTGGCAGGATAGATTTATTGGTACAAATATGACGGAGTTACTCACATGAAATATAAAATTAATTGGGACGAAAAGTTACCAGAGATAATATCAACTTGGACGAGCGATAGTGGAGAAACACGCCCTACAGATGGTTCTAAATCACCATATAATTCAACACATCCATATTTTAGTCACGATTTTACTGAAACTAATATATTAAATGATAGTGAATTGATTTTTAAATGGCCTCACACAACTGTTTTCCGTGATAAACATGGTATACTTCATCCTAATACTGATGTTTTAGTTGAACGAGGAAAAAAAGTATGTAGTGCATTTTTTGGTGAAAGTTTTACTTTCGGTGATAGTATGGCAACGGAAATAAAATCAGTGCCTTTGACTAGAGCACAACAATTAGATCTTAATTCTAAGGATGTACCAAATGACCCAGAGATGAACGAAATGTTGACTTGGGAAGCTGGTGGTAAAAAGATAAAAGTAAATCATATTAGATATAGATATGATAATTTTTCATATAGAATGAATAACAATCTTGGAGGTCATTTTTCAAGGATGATGGATACCGATTATTTGTTAAAGGCAGTACCAGGACAATCTAATGTTGGTATTTTAATGGGATTAGAAAGTTCTGTGGAGTATTTATCAGAAGCATATGATAAAGTTTATGTAGTTGTACAGTTAACCGAAACAGGTAGGGATTGGGAAGTTGAATGTGGTTATAACTCGGAGTTACTAATGTTACGAGGAAATTCATTTTATGATTATTTTGTAAATTATGAAAATTGGTTTAGTGATAAGTTAAATAAATTACAAGAACAATATCCAAATTGTGAATTTATAGTTTGGAGAAATTTTACTCGGTGGTTGGGTGGAGATTTTGGTAACATCAAAACGATTGATAAAGTTATGATTGAATATTTTTATGAATTGACTTTAAAATATGGTAGTGATAAGATAGTTAATTCACTTAAAAAGAAATATGGAGATACTTTACCTGTTAGTGTTGGTGGTAATCCACATTGGGAAGATATATCTAAAAAGGGATTAGGTGGATTTTTTCATAGGGATACTGAAAGTATACAATGTATTTTAGATGAATGTGATAAATGGGAGAGGGCAATGGATTGGATGAGAGATAATAATAATGTTTTTGAAGGTAGAGGATCATATCATCCTAGTTCAGTAGGTAATAGAGTATTTACAGAACATATAATAGAGGAATTAGATTTATGAGAATATTAATTACAGGTGGTTCAGGATATCTTGGTTCAGTTATTGTTCCTACTTTATTAGAAAAGGGACATTATGTAACTGTGTATGATAACTTAATGTATAATCAGTTAACATTAACTGACTTATGTTATAAAAAGAATTTTAATTTTGTATATGGTGATGTTAGAGAGTATACAAAACTGAATAAATATGTTAATAAATCAGATGTTATAATACCATTGGCTGGAATAGTTGGATTTCCCGCATGTGAAAAAGATAAACCATTAGCCACAGCAGTAAATTATTATCAGATAAAAGATATTGTGGATAATATGTCAGATGACCAGAGGTTATTATTTCCAAATACTAATAGTGGTTATGGTAGTAGAGTAGATGGTATGGTTACTGAAAATAATAAACTTACACCGATATCACATTATGGACATACTAAATGTGATGCAGAAAATTATATTAGATCACATAGTAATGGAATTATATTTAGATTAGCTACGGTGTTTGGAGTATCACAAAAAATGAGATTGGATTTATTAGTAAATGAGTTCGTATACAAGGCATTGACAGACAAATATATTACAATATTTGAAAAGGAGTTTGTTCGTAATTATATTCATATTAGAGATGTAGCGAGTGTGTTTGATTTTATGATAGATAATTATGATGATTATAATGGAGAAATTTTTAATGTAGGATTATCAGATACAAATATTAATAAACAACAATTAGCAGAAAAAATTAAAGAATATATTCCCGATTTGACAATAACATATTCGGATTATTATAAAGATCCAGATAAAAGGGATTATATTGTATCAAATAAAAAAGTAGAATCAGTAGGATGGAAACCAAAATATTCTTTGGATGATGGTATAAAAGAATTGATGATGGCGTATCAGATTATTATAAATAATGATGTAAGTCATTTTAGAAATGCATTTCCACTAACATATGGAGCGTCGTTATGAAGATATTAGTAACAGGAACAACTGGATTAATTGGATATAATTTATCTAAGAGATTATTGAAAGAAGGACACGAAGTATTCGGAGTAATTCATAAAAATATAAAACCTATTGCGGGAGTTTTATATCAGTACGGAGATTTACAAGATAGAAAATTTTGCGATAGTGTGACAGAGGGAAAGGATATTGTGATTAATTGTTCCGCAAATACATCTAATGCGGTAGATACAGTTAAATCACCTTTAGTTCATGTTACACCAAATGTTATAGTTAATACACAGTTGATAGAGTCTGCATATTTTAATAAAGTTAAAAAATATGTTTTTATCAGTAGTTCAACGGTCTACCCACCATCATATGATAAAAAGGTTGATGAAACTTGGAATATATTTGAAGAACCTTATCCAGTTTATCATGGAGTTGGTTGGATGAAGAGATATGGTGAAGTATTATGTGATTTATATGCAAATCAGTTATCACCAAATATGGATTGTTTAGTAGTTCGTCCTGCTAATTGTTATGGACCTCACGACAAATATGAATTTGATAAATGTCATGTAACACCCGCTACAATTAAAAAGGTTGTAGACAAACATAATCCAATACAAGTCTGGGGTGATGGAGAGGATGTTAGAGATATTATTTATATTGATGATTTTGTAGATGGTTTAGTAAATGTAATGGATAAGTGTGAAGAAAAATATGAAGTAGTCAATATAGGGAGTAATGAAAGTTATTCAATAAATCAAATATTAAAAAAATGTATGGAAATAGAAAATTATAATGTACCTATTGAACATATTAGCGGAAAACCATCTATGATACCAATTAGAAAAATAAGTTCGGATAAGATGAAAGAAAAGTATGATTGGAAATGTAAATATACACTCGAACAAGGTTTGAGAAATACAATAACTTGGTATAAGGAGAAATATCATGAAAAATAAAAAAGAAATTATAAATACTTGGGAAGAAAATGGATTTATAAACTTCCCACTATTCACTTCAGAAGATGTAAAAGAAATGAAAACTGAGTTAATGAGATTACTTGAGGAGAGAGGAGATGTTAGTAAATTTTATGAACATCCACATTTAAAATCAGAGTTATTTTTAAAAATAACGAAGGACAAACGACTTGTTAGTATGGTGGAGACATTAATAGGAAATGATTTAGATATTCCAGATTGTAAGATAGAGGCAACCCAAACTTGGGCATATTTAAAACCACCAGGATCGTTGGGTAGAGATGTACATCATAATATATTTTATTCTCACGCAAATTATGGAGAAGTAGTAAATGTAACTATTGCAATAGATGACTCTGATGAAGAAAATGGATGTTTATATTTTTATCCAGGTTCTCATAGTGATAGAATGGTATATCCTATTCCTGATTCATCACATACTGAATTTGCTTCAAAAGATGAAGAACGAATAAAAACAAATCCAGAAGGACAACCAAATGAAAGAGGTAAACCTTGTTATGTTCCTGGTAATTGGGTTGATGGAGAGTGGGTAGATAAATATCCAAAAGTATATGTTCCGATGAAAGCAGGTTCAGTAGCACCATTAAATTCTCATGTGTTACATGGTTCGGATGAGAATAAAACCAAAGATAGATGGAGAAGGTCTTTTTTAATACAATATCAAAAACTTGGTAAAATACAAAGTGTTGGTGAACATATGAAAAGAGAAGTTATAGATGTATATAATTAAATTGGACATATTTCTAAATGATTGAACATCCACAACGACTTTCATATAATACAGTTAAATGGACTACTATTAAGTTAAAAGTAGTTTTTGATAGAGTTTGTAAAAATTCTATATTTGATTTAAGTTCAGGTGACGCAGTATTTTATGATGTAGATTATTATAGAATGTTAAAAGGTAATGGTTATGTGAAAGATACTGATTTATGGATTTTTTGGATGAAACACGAAGCTTATTTACCATTCGAAACTGATATTAAAAATTTACACAAGGTTTGTGAAGAACTTAACTTAGATGAGAGTAAAGTTGTCTTTATTAATGGTGATATGAATCTTAGTAAAAATTATAATAAGTGGTTTAAAAAAAGTGGTTTTAATAAACCAATTAATTGTATTGGATTCCCTTGGTATTTTTTACATGATAGGGAAGATTTAAAAACAAATCCATATAAATTTATAAAGTATCAAGACAGAGAAGTACAACCAAGTAAAAAATTTATTTGTTTGAATGGGACGTATAATAAATCAAGAGATTACATTATAAATAAATTAGACAAATTTAAAAATGATGGATATTTGAGTAATTTGAGTAAAGGTATAAAGTTAGATAAAATTTCAATAGACAAATTGGTAGGTCAAGATAGAAATGATGAACCATCTGTTTTTCTTTTAAATGATTTTCATCAAGATTCCTTTTTTAGTATAATTAATGAAGCTGGTGGTGGTTGGGAAGCATTCGACCAAGATGATATTCACTCTTTTTTGACCGAAAAAATTACTAAACCATTATATTATGGTCATCCGTTTATCTTGATTGGTTGGAAAAACTCTTTGAAGTTTTTAAAAGAAATGGGATTTGAGACTTATGATGATATATTTGATTTAACATATGATGGTATGGAAACTTGGAAAGAACGAACAGTTTCAGCTTGGAAACAAATAGAAAAGATATTATCTTTACCAGATGATGATTTCTATCACATATTTGAGGAAATACAAGATAAAGTAATTTATAATCAACAAAGATTTTTTAATAATGATGGTTATATAGATGATTTTATCAGTAAGTTAATGGGGATATCTAATGCAGCCAAATGATTTTAGTTCAGTTTGTGAAAAGTTTGGTACTATTATAGGTAACGATATAAGAGATACCCATAACCTTAAAAATGAGTCTAACATAATAATGGATTTATCAGATGTTTTGGTGAATAGAGCTAATACAGAACCTAATTTTTATTTATTTATAAATTGGATAACAGATTCAGATGTAAAAAGATTTATTTCAGAGTTAGAAAGTGTTATAGAATTACGAGGAATAAAAAAAGATAAAGTTATGGTTTTAATTAATAGAAATCTTGCATTACCACAAAGTGAAATAAAGTTTGTAAATAGTGATTTTTTAATGTATAAGGTTGGGTTACATTCTAATAGGTATTCTGATACATTTTATAAAGATTTAAGTTTTTTAACAGACAAAAGAGAACGGAAAATTTTATCATTGAATAGAAGATTGAATAATTGTTGGCATAGGGTATTATTATTAGCATTATCAAGTAAACATAACTTATTTGAAAACAATTATATCACTTACAATTTAGACCCAGAGTTTGATTCAGAAGTACCACCTTTAGAAGAATTGATTAACTTAACTGCACAACCAAAAGGAAGTTATAATTTAATATCACAAAAAGAATTATATACAGAGATGGATACATTAGTAAAAAATAAAAAAAATGTATATGAATCTTTTTCCCACGAAAGTCCTGGATATATTTTTACTATTAAGGATGAGACGGTTGATATTTATAAGAGTAGTTATATCAGTTTAGTTACTGAGACGTTTTTTTATGAAGATGATTATATTATAACAGAAAAAGTTTATAAACCTATAATACATTATCATCCATTTATAGTTTTAGGTAGTCCATATACATTAAAACATATGAGAAGTATAGGATTTAAAACATTTGGAGATTTTTGGGATGAGAGTTATGATGAAGAAGAAGATAATGATAAGAGATTTGAAAAAGTTTTTAATTTATTGATGGGTTTTAATAAGATGTCTATTGAGGAATTACATAATTTATATCTTGAGATGATTCCTACATTAAAATATAACTATGATTTGATGATGGGATATGGAAATAAGAAACAATTGACAAAAAATTTAGAAAATAGTATATTAGAGGTAATAAAATGATATATAAGAAAAGAGAATGGGATGAATCTCCTGTTCCGTTTATATATGTAGATAATTTCTTAGATGAAAAAACTTGTTTAGAATTACATGATGAATGTTTGAATGCACCAAGAGGTGGATGGACATTATTCAGTAGAGCTGGTTCTGCTATGGAAGAATATAATGATTTGTTTTATACAAAAACTGCACATAAAATAACTTATGATTTATTACATAGTGGAGAGTTCATTTATGAGTTAGAACAACTTACAGGTATTGTAGGTTTGATGCCAGATCCACATTTAGTGGGAGCAGGATTTAGTAGATTTAGAAAAGATAAAGATTTAAAAATACATCATGATTTTAATTGGAATGATAGATTAAGATTACATAGAAAACTAACTTGTATGTTATTTTTAAATCCAGATTGGAAAGAAACTTGGGGCGGTCATCAACAATATTGGGAATCAAGAGATGGGGAGATGCTTGATGAAGTAGCACCAATGTTTAATAGATTCATAATGTTTGAAAATAAAAAAGAATCTCCGTATCATTCAGTAAAAAAATTAACTTGTCCTAAGAATCAAGTAAGAACTGCATTGAGAGTTTTTTATTATATTAGTTCAAGTGAGTATGATGAGAACGACCCACCACATAGAAGTATTTATGATACAGATGAGTATACACATACGAGGTTATATGATGAATAATTGGAAAATAGGAAAAATAGAACCATTTTGGGACGATGAATATAAACATTTAAATTATAGAAAAGAACCATTTAATAATCCAAAAGATTTGGAATGGTGGAGAGGTCAAGGATATACACATCCAAACGAATTATTTACTGGTATGATGTGTAAACATGGAGAGAATCAACCAAGTTGGACATCTAAAATAGTAGAGTGGTTAGAAAAAGATTTTAATTGGAGTGATGTAGGAGTAAATTATTATCGAATGGAAACAGGTGTTATATTACCACCACATGAAGATATGTATGTACAATATTCAGAAATGTTTAATTGTACTTTAGATGAGATAGAAAGAGTTTTATTGTTTATGGAAGATTGGAGAAGTGGTCATTACTTTGAAGTAGACCGTAATCCAATTGTGGATTACAAAGCAGGAACTTATGCGTGGTGGAAAGGAAAGGTAGAACATATGGCAGCTAACATAGGAGCTGGTTATAGATATACATTACAATTAACGGGACATGTAAAATGAATATAACAGAAAAGTATAGAGGGGGAAACGCAATACCAGATTTAGAGGTAATTGATTTTTGGAAAGAGTCGTTAAAGGATTTAACTGATGTTATTCTTACAGACCACTATTCATTTCCTAATAATGGAAAATTATTTACTGATAAATTTGATGAATATATTAAGGCGTCTAAGTTAAATAACCTAATTGGATTAGATGAGTATGAACATAGGTCTTATGTACATGGAACAAGTCAAACATTTGATAGTTTTTGGATGAGAAATCATGATAAAAGATTTAGATGTTTCAAAGGAGAGTTCTTTTATCATAAAGCAAATTGGAAAAAGTTTCATAAGTGGTGTTATATAGAAGATGATAGAATTAATACAAATGATGCAGTAGTTATTAGTTTACCATTTTCAGATTATGGTAAAGAACATCCTAAGATGAGAGAACTATTAAAAGAATGTGAAATGTTTGGTGTTCCAGTATTGATTGATTGTGCTTATTATTTAATAGGTGAAGGTATAGAATTTGATTTCACAGAGTACGGATGTATTGAAGATATAACATTTAGTTTAAGTAAAGGTTTTCATCTTTCTAATAGATTACGTGGTGGTGTGAGATATACGAAAAAGTATTATGATGACAATATACATATTATGAATGAATGGAATCAGTATAGTCATTTATCAGCACATCTTGGTACTAAATTGTTATCACATTTCCCATCAGATTATACTGTTAATAAATGGAAGGATAAACAACTTCAGTTTTGTAAAGAAAATAATTTGAAACCAAGTGATTGTGTTATATTTGCATTAGAGACAGATGGAGATAAATATAAAGAGTTAAATAGAGGTACAGAGGTTAATCGTTTGTGTATTTCATATGTGATAGGTGATAAGATAGAATGAGACTGTTAGGTCTTAATGCGTTGAATCATGACGCGGCGGTCTGTGTAGTTGAAGATAATAAAATTGTTTTTGCTTCACATAGTGAACGATATTCAAAAATTAAAAATGATCCAAACTTGAATCATGATATAATGGATAAAGCTTTATCTTATGGTAAACCAGATAAGGTAGTTTGGTTTGAAAGACCATATCTTAAAAAGACACGACAATTCTACGCAGGTCAGTATAGTGAGGTGTTTGATGTATTTAATATACCATCTCAATATTTAAAGAAATTTAACATTTATAGTAATATCAAGTATGTATCACATCATAAATCACATGCCTCAGCTGGTTACTTTACAAGTCCTTATGATGAGGCGTGTATTGTAGTGATTGATGCGATTGGGGAATGGGAGTGTGCTTCTATTTGGTATGCTCACGGTAATCATCTTGAAAAAAGATATTCTATTAGTTATCCAAACTCATTAGGTTTGTGGTATTCAGCTATGACTCAACGATTAGGATTAAAACCACAAGAGGACGAATACATTCTTATGGGAATGGCTGGTTGGGGAACACAAGACCACAAACTAAAGAATGCAATTCGTAAAGACTTTTTTAATCATTCTAATAAACCGATTGATTTAAAGAACAATTTACATAGAGGTTGTTTAGATTGGAATCCAGAATACTACCCTGATGATGGTAGTGATGATTGGAAATTCAATATAGCAGCGAATGTTCAATGGATATGTGAGGAAGAAATTCAAAAAGTATTTACTATTGCACGAAGATTAGTTCCTGAAACGGATAATTGTGTTTATATGGGTGGAGTGGCATTAAATTGTGTAGCCAACTCAATTATAGCAAGAGACCATTATCCTAATTTATGGATATTACCAAATCCAGGAGATGCTGGTAGTTCTCTTGGGTGTATTTTAGATTATACTAAACAACATATTGAGTTTTCTAATGCTTTTTTGGGTCATGAGATACAAGGTGAGTACCCTGTTACTCAAGTGAGTAAAGAATTACTCAAGGGTAACATAGTTGGTGTAGCAAATGGTAAAGCTGAATATGGTCCACGAGCATTAGGTAATAGAAGTCTGCTTGCTGACCCAAGAGGTGAAGATATTAAAGATAAAGTAAATAAAATCAAACATAGACAAGAGTTTAGACCATTCGCACCAAGTGTATTGGAAGAACACGCACACGAAATCTTCGATATGCCTACACGAAAATCACAATTTATGCAGTTTGTAGCAGATTGTAAGTATCCTGACAAATATCCAGCAATCTGTCATATTGACAGAACGTCACGGGTTCAGACTGTAAGTCACGAAGATAATCCAGGATATTATAGGTTAATTAAAGAATTTTATAAAAAAACAGGTTGTCCTATGGTTTTAAACACAAGTTTGAACATAAAAGGCCAACCAATCGTTAATGATGAGAAAGATGCACTATCTTTTGAAAAAAAATATAAAGTAAAGGTAATATCAAATTAAAAATAAATTGAAAAAATACATAGAACACTATTTATTAGAGAATAGTGACCATCACTTAAAGTATAAGGATATATCATGATTAAGCTCAAAAAATTACTCACAGAACATGCTTGGAGTAGGAGTTTTGGTGAAAGTTTACCAACTTTAGACTCAGTAAAGCAAAGACATCAAGAAAATAAAAAAACTACCTTAAATGAAGCTACACGTTGGATAATGGGTATGGAAGGACCAAATGGTAAAATAGTATCTACTTACGGTCATTGGGATGGTTATCCTAAATATACAGGTAAAATGTTAAAAAAACATTATTCTAATACAGTTAAAGTAAAAGATTTATTGAAACTTGGTAAAGCTGGTATTTCTTCTATTAACAAAAAAATAAAAGGAACTAAAGACCATACATTTAATAGTCCTGAAAAAGATGTTAGTGTATTTTATGGTCGTGACAGGGGTGAGAAAACTTCTTCAATACAAAAATTTAAAAATAGAGATTCAATAAAATGGAATATGGGAGAAGAATATGCGTATATTTGGAATACTAAAGATAATAAGTGGTATTATAGGTCGCGTCATTCGAATCCCCAAAAATGGACGGAGCTTAAATAAAATGTTAACAACTTTTGATGAAATAATACAAATAACACTAGACCACGAAGGTGGATATGTTCACGACCCGACTGATTTAGGTGGTGAAACTAATTTTGGCATAGCAAAACGATTCTATCCTGACGTAGATATTAAGAACCTAACAGAAGATGGTGCAAAAGAAATCTACAAAAGAGATTATTGGGATAAGAATAAAGTTGATGATGTACCTGATGATTTAAAACATATCTTTTTTGATATGTGTGTGAATCAAGGTAGAGGAACTGCCGTAAAGATTTTACAACGAGCTATTAATGCAAAGGGTGGTGATTTAACAGTTGATGGTGGATTCGGTCCAGGTACAAAAGCTGCTTTGGCAAAACATACACCTGAATTAGATAGAGTTCGTTGTTACAGATTAAAACATTACTATGATTTAGTAAACAAGAAACCCGAACAAGAACGATTTATATTTGGATGGTATAAAAGGGCATTGTCAGTATGATTAGCTTAAAGTCTTTAATGAAAAATATGAAGGAAGCTAAAATTACTGCACCAAAGAAAGGTGTAGATACTCCACTTGACGCTAAGATACAAATACCTGGATATGGTGTTATGACACGTAAACAATTAAAGGGTGGTATGCAGAGAATAGTTACTGAAGTTTCTAAGTATTTGAAAAAAGGACAAGTAGAGAATGCTTATAATGTTTTGTATAAACAGAGTGTATTAAAGGGATTTTTAGAAACTGATATAAAACATAACGGAAAATAATTATGAAGATTAAAAAATCAAAACTTATAGAAATGATTCGTATTGAGTTGGAGGGATTCAAGAGTGATGCACAAAGGAGAGCTGCATTTGCTAGTGGATATAAGGCCAAAGGTAAGAAAAAGAAAAATAATGAATCCGTAAATGAAGGTAAGATGAATCTTTCATTTTTGAAAATTCAAACTAAAAATTTAGCAACGGATGTACAAGATTTGTTTATAGCAGTTAAAGGTGGTGATGAAGATGAAATTACATCTGAGTTAGACCAAGTTAAGTTTAGAATTGGTATGTTAAGAAAAAAAGGAATGGGATTAAGAGAATCCGTAAATGAAACTTTACCCAATAGGGTTTGGATGGATCTTCGAAAAAAATATAGTACGAATGAATTAAAAAGATTTTTTAAAAAAGAATCCGTAAATGAAGGTGGAATGGGTGTTTTATCGAAAGACCAGGCAGATATATTACAGGGGTTAGTGATGAAACATAAGAACAAAAATCCTAAAGCTATTTATAATGTTGTTATGAAAAGTCCACATTTTAAGGGAGTAGATAAAAAAGAGATGTTAGGATATATTCATGGGGCAATAGCTTTTTCAAAATATATGAAGATATAATGCCTGCTAAGTCTAAAGCTCAACAAAGATTTATGGGTATGGTTCACGCCTTTAATAAAGGTGAACTAAAAGGTTCAGAGGTATCTAAAGATGTAAAAGATGCCGCTAAATCTATGAAGAAGAAAGATACAAAAGATTTCGCTAAAACAAAACACAAGGGATTACCGAATAAAGTGAAAAAAGAAAATTTAATCAAATTAATTAAGTCTTATCTTAAACAAGAATCCTTAAAAGAAAGTGGTATTATGTACCGTGCTGGAGTGAAGAAATACGGAAAAGAAGGAATGACCAAAATTGTCCAAGCTGCGGGAAGAAAAGCGTCACATGCTGAAATAGGTAAGATTAAAGATAAGTATGATAAAACAAAGAAGGAATCTACAGATGAAGGTTTTGGTGGAGATTTAAAAGGCAGTGATAAAAAGAAATTTGAAAAAGCTAGAAAAGAAAATGGTGAACAATTAGGATATACATTATCAGGAACACCAGATGTAAAAGAAGAACGAGATTACAAGGCAGAATACAAAAAATATGGTTCATCTACTAAAGCAAAGAAATATAGAGCAGAATTAAACAAATATAATCGTCAAAAAGGTACTTATGGTAATGGAGATGGTAAAGATGCTTCACATAAAGGTGGAAAGATAGTGGGATTTGAAGCAGAATCAAAAAATAGAGGTAGAGCAGAAAAAAGTCGTTTGAAAAAAGAATCCATAAATGAAGCTAGAACTATTAATGTTGAACCTAATTGGGAAGGTATGTGGAGATTTTTTAAGCAGATGGCAATAACTAACCCAAGAGATTGGAAACGAATGGAACGCACAATGGGTAGTGATTGGAAAAAAATAGATAAAATGGCACAACAAAAAGGATGGAAATTTGAATCAGTAAATGAAACTGTAATAAAAGAAAATCTAATGTCATTTTACAAATACATGGGTGATTTCTACGGAAAGAAAGGTATTTATCCTGATAAGAAAGGTAGGGATTTGAAGGTTGGGGATATAAACAAAGCCTTATCGGTTTATCTCAAGAAGTATGGAACATCTGAATTCGAAGGTGATACTTTGGATAGAGAAAGAGTCCGTGATATTCTAATCAAGATGAGAAAGTTAGATCCTGATTATTCTAAAAAAGAATCCGTAACTGAAGGTAAAAATCCAAAGAGAGAAAAAGTTAAAAAAGATTTTAAGACATCTTTAAATTTTGCAAAGGGTGCTATAAGAAAAATTGAAACATTTATGAAATCAGATTATTGGGGAATGGCAGATAGATATGTAACTGATAAACGAACTGGACTTGTATCTATTGTAAAAGATATGGAAAAATCTATGAACCAAATCATAAAAATGCCAGTAGATGAATCCATAAATGAAAGTGTTAGTAAAAGGATTACTGTAAAAGAAGTAAAGAAGTGGATGAAAACACTCGAAGAATTTAGATATAAGAGGATAAGTCCTGTAGATGCTCGTAGAGTTACTTCATTTATTAATAATAAATTAAAAGAAGAAGAATTACCACAAAGTTTACAGAAAAAATGGTCAGAAGCTAAATATAGTAGAGAAAAATATTTAGCAGCGAGGTATTTAAAATCAAATAAAAATACTATTAAAGAATCTAAAGATTGTTGTGATAATTGTAAAGAAGAAAAAACTTGTTGTTCTGTAAGTGAAGAGATACAACCACAAGGTAATATTAAAAAAGTTCTTGATGTTGTAAAAAACAAACAACATACAAAAATTGGTGGAACTCTCATAGATGCTACGACAGCAGGTATGATGGCACAAGTATGGGATAAGGTAAACGATTCAAGTAAAGAAAAAATGAATAAGATGAATGTAAAACAACTCATTAATCTAATTTTAAAATTATGGAAAGCAGTAGGAACACCACGATTATGAAAATAAGTGTAAAAGAATTAAAGCAAGCAATAAAAGAATCACCAGAAGCTTTTAATAATACGTTAACCTATAATGAATTAGAAGAAGTTATTCAAGAAGCATATGAAAATGGATTTTTTGAAGATATAACTTTGGAAGATATCGCTGATACAAAACAGTTTAGTACTATGATGGAAGCTTTTTTATCAGAACTTAAATTTAAACGAGTTATTAGAGGTAAGAAGATTTTTAAGAAAGTTATTTGTCCTAAAAATAAAAAGTTTGTTAAACCATTAAACAAATGCGTTCAAAAATCTGCCAAAGAGAAAATCAAAAAGAAAAAAGCTATGAAAAAGGCCGCTATAAAGAGGCGTGGTAAAATGGGTATGATATTACGGAAACGATTAAAGTCATTAAAGAAACGTGCAGCATTTGGTCTTAAATAATGAACAAATTAACAGAATGGTTAACTAAACCCTTTATTGAAGATTTAAATGAGGATGTAAATTTACCTATTAATGTTGGTGATACTGTTAAGATGGGTAAGTTTAAAAATAAAAAGGTTGTAGTTAAAAAAATAGACTGGAATGAAAAAGGTGATTTACTAATCAATGGTAGACCAGCCTTAAAATTTAGAATGACAAAAGATTCCAATCTTGATTTCAATAATAAATCAGAACAATTAAAAGAAGGTGTTGAGGATAAAGGTATCTTTAAAGCAGTATTCTTAGCAGGTGGTCCAGGAAGTGGTAAGACATTTGTTAGTAGACAACTATTTGGTATGCCCGATAGTGTGAATATTAGTATGAGTGGTATGAAAATGGTTAACTCGGATAAAGAGTTAAAACATTTGTTAAAAAAATACGGATTCGGTACAGACTTAGATAAAATGCCTGATGATTTATTCAAACAACTTACAGACCCTACAGATAAAGATTATAGTGGTTTACGAGATTTTTCGAAAAGTCTAACTAAACAACGAAAGAAATTATATAAAAAAGGTAGACTTGGAATGATTATTGATGGTACAGGTCATAAGTGGAAAAATGTTAAAAGTGATAAAGTAGAATTAGAAAAACTTGGTTATGATACTTATATGATTTTTGTTGATACTTCATTAGAGGTGGCACAAAAAAGAAATCAAGAACGAGATAGAATTTTACCACCAAATTTGTTAAAGAAATCATGGCAAGATGTTCAGAAAAATCGTGGAGCATTTAAATCATTATTTAAAAACAATTTTATTGAAATTAAAAATAATGAAACATTAAATGATAAACAAATTGAGAAAAAATTTGGTAGTTTAACAAGAAAATATATTAATGTATTTATGAATAAACCAATTAAAAGTCAAATTGCTAAAAATTGGATTAGGAAACAACAGATATTAAAGAAAAACGAGTCTATTGGATTAGATGCTGGTGGTGGTATTATTAATGGTTCACCAGATTCTAAAAAAGTAAAGAAAAATAAAACTGATAGAATGAGTGGTTATGAAAAAGTTAGTGAAATTTTTCCAAAAGGGGCTGGTCGTAAGGTAAGTAAAGCTCTTCAAAAAAAATCACCCACAATCAAAAAAGTTGTTGGTATATATCCAGGTAGATTTCAACCATTCGGTCCTCATCATAAAAAAACTTATGATTGGTTAAAGACACAAGTTGATGATGTTTATATAGTTACATCTAATCTTAAATCCTTACCAAGACACCCAATGAACTTTAAAGAAAAAGTTAGACATATGGTAAAAATGGGTATTCCAAAAAGTGAGATTAGTCAAGAGAAAAATTTATATGGTGTAAAGGACGCATTAACGGGATATGATAAAGATACAACTGCAGTAATTTATGTTGTTGGAAAAAAAGATGCTGGTAGATTAAAATCTGGTGCATACTTTGATGATTATAAAAAGAATAAGGATAGTATGGTGGGATTTAAAGAACGTGGATATATTCTCACAGCACCACACGTTGCAATGAAGGCCGCAGGTATGGAAGTTAGTGGAACTTCTATGAGACAATTACTTGGGTCACCAGAATACGAAGATGATAGAAAACGGAGATTTAAAAAATTCTTTGGTTACTTTGATCAAGGTGTTTATAATATGATGACTAATAAGTTTAAAAAGTTATTTGAATCAATAGATGATTTTTTAATTAATAACCCTGACACTATTCCAAATCTTTTAAACGAAGCATCTACCACTACAGCATTTGGTATTGATGATGGACCTCCAACTTTTTATAATAGTTTTGGTGATTATAAAGTTATAGTTAATAAGTGGGTTGATGAACTTTATAGTGATATGGGATGGGAAGTAGTAAGTTATATGATAGGAGATAAAGCTATTGACCCAGGATTTGATTACACATCAAAGACTGATACCGTACCAGCTGTTGCTTATGGAAAAAGAGGTACAGGAGCGTATGGTGAAAGATTTGGAGAAAAGGATCCAATTAAAGCATATAAGAATCATATTTCATATGTGATAGATGGATTAGGATTTGAAGTTTTAGATTGGTTAGGATTTACTAAAGATGGTAAAGAGACTACAGGAGTTGATGTGGAAGTACCAGTAGGTTTTGGAGTAGATGGGAAGAATCAAAATACAGATAGAAAGAAAAATTTAGCACTTACATCAAAGGAAGATAAACAAGGTGATTCACTTACTGCAATTGATGCTAAGTTGGATATGAGAAAAAAGGGAGTTAAACAAACAATAGTTATACCACATAAAAAATCTCGTAAAAATGTAAAGGAAGTTCTTAATTTAGAAAAAGAAATTGAGTTATTAGTAGAAGGTGGAGCTTATGGACATATGGCACATCCGTTTGATGATAATAATTTAACGTTTGGGGATTTGAGAAACATAATTATAGATGGGTTAGGTGGAAAGTTAGATAGAGAAGATAATGTTACAGAGAAACTTGATGGACAAAACTTAATGGTAAGTTGGGTAGATGGAGAATTAAGAGCGGCTCGTAATAAAGGTCATTTGAAAAATCACGGTAAAGCTGCTCCTACGATAAAAGGAGTTAAGAGTATTTTTTCTGGTAGAGGGAATATAGCAAAGGCATTCATTGGAGCTATGACGGATTTAGAAAAGGCGATAGGTAGATTAACAGATCCTCAAAAAGAAAAGATATTTGGTAATGGTAGTAAATGGATGAATTTAGAGATTATTTTTCCACAAACTGCTAATATTATTGATTATGATATATCTGAAATAGTGTTTCATGGTACAGTAGAGTATAATAAAAGTGGTAGACCAATTGGACAACCAAGAGATTCAGCTCGTATGTTGGCAGGAATGATTAAACAAACAAACAATCATATACAGAAGATGTTTAAAATTGGTAAACCTAATTTTTTAACAGTTCCAAAATCTCAAGACTTTAGTAAAAAGAAAGCTAAGTATTTAAAGAAGTTAAATACATTACAAAAACAGTATGCGTTACGAAGTACAGATACTTTAGGAGAGTATCATAGAGCGTATTGGGAAGAATATATTTTTAATGCGTCTAAACAATTTGATTTTAATTTAAAAAATAATCATTTAGTAGGTTTAGTAAATAGATGGGCGTTTTTTGATAAGACATATAAGATATCTCAAATGAAAAAAGATTTTAAATCTGATCCTAAATGGTTAGATTGGGTATTATCTACAGATAAAGAAAATCATACAAAAATATCAAAGGAAAATATTAAACCTTTTGAAGTTTTATTTTTTGAGGTCGGTTCAGAGATATTGAAAAACATTAGTGGATTCTTAGCAGTATCACCTGATAAAACTGTTTCGAAGATTAGAAAAGATGTTATTAAGTCAATGAAAGAATTACAGAGTAAACGTAATATAGATAAATTAAAGAATTTAAAAATACAAATAGAAAAACTAAAAGAAATTGGTGGATTAGACGCAGTTGTTCCAAGTGAAGGAATAGTGTTTAAGTATAAAGGAAATATTTATAAATTTACAGGAGCATTTGCACCAATTAATCAAATAATTGGTAGTTTGAAATTTGGTTAGGAGAAAAAATGGGTTATAGTAGAGAAACGGAAAGACAAAATAAAGCTCTTAAATCAATTTTGAGGGGAGAAACCCCTGAAAAGAAGATTTTCGTAGGTGGTGTAGATAAGGAGTTTTCTGAGAAGATTAAAGAAAAGGAAAGGGAAGAGCGAGAACAACAGAATGAAATATCTGAAGTTTTAAAAGAAGCTCGAACACCTTGGTTCTGTCCAGAATGTGATAGAATAATGAAGAAACGAATTGATAGTGAGTATTATCGTAAATTTAATAAATGTTTAGATTGTAAGGTAGAAGAAGATAATAAAATAGCTATCGCTGGTAAACAACAAGAGCATGTGAAAGAAACTGTTAGACAGAATAAGTTAGCTTATATAAAAGATTTAAAACAATCAATAGAGGAATGGAAAAATTCTAAAGATTATGTAGAATTTTTTGAACAAGTTAGACCAGATGGGTATTCAGTAGATAGTGAAAAGTGGAAGGGAGATACGGAAGCAATGGCTAATCTAGTTAAAGAAGCGGAAGAACATTTACAAAAACTGGAAGAATCTATTTAATTGATATTTATATAAAATTACAATAATTTGGAGAATTATAATGCATTTAGAGGAACTTAAAGACTTAATTCGTCAAGAAATAGTTTCAATGAAAGAAGCTGAAAAAAGTGATATAGAAAAATTGGACACTAAATTACCAGCTAATATAGAACGTTTTTTGGATAGAGCGGTAGGGGCGATAAAAGACGCTAAGTTAAATCGTAGGAGACAAATAGCGGCATTAGCTCGTATAATTGACGCTCTCGGATTAGATAAGGGTGAAGTTACTCGATATATTGCTAAAATTAAAAAGGCGGTGTAAGTATGAAAGGTTTGGTAAAACTCATAGGTATGATATTAGGTATCTTGGGTTTAAGTGGTAAAGCGAGTTCTGCTAAAAAACGTAAAGTAAAAGCAATTGATAAAAAGTTAAAAACAACCGCTAAGAAGAAAAAAGTTGTTACTAAAAAGATAGCTAAATCCAAAAAGGAAGCAACAGCTATTAAGAAAAAAGCTAAATCAATAGAGGAAGAAATTAATGAAGTTAAAAAGACAAGTTCTAAACGAAAAAAGATTGCTAACTCTAAAGATGCAGAAGATTTTTTAAGAAAGTTCGCTAAGAAATAATGAGATGGTTAGTATTAGTCTTTTTTGTATCAACATTACTCAGTCAAGTAACACTAAGTGAAGAAGAAGCAAAGAATATAGCAATTAATATACAAGAATTAGAGATTAAATCTGATTCCTTAAATAAAATTGTAATTCTACAAAATGAGTTGATACTTACTTATAAGGAAAATATTGCACAGGATAGTGTAACAATTTCTGAACAAGACAATAAAATAAAAATTTTAGAAGAAGAAACTAAGTTATTAACAAAAAAAGCGAAATTAGTAAAACCAAGTTGGTATGAAAATAAATGGTTATATTTTGGATATGGGGCAGTATTATCCTATGCTATCACATCTGTCATTAATCAAATAACCTCAATACTGTAATGTCAGATAATAAAAAAGAATTAAAACAAGCAATTCGTACCGAGTTCATGAAATGTGCTCAAGATCCAGTATATTTTATGAGAAAGTATTGTTATATACAACATCCACAAAAAGGCAAGATGTTATTTGACCTTTTCGATTTTCAAGAAAAGACTGTACAACAATTTGTAGAAAATGATTATAATGTAATATTGAAAGCTCGACAGCTAGGTATTAGTACATTGACAGCAGGTTATGCATTATGGTTTATGACCTTTTATCAAGATAAAAATATCTTGGTAATCGCTACTAAACAAGAGGTAGCAAAAAACTTGGTAACAAAGGTTCGTGTGATGCATGCTAATTTACCTACTTGGTTGAAACAGACTTGTATTGAGGATAATAAGTTATCGTTAAGATATAAGAATGGTTCTCAGATAAAAGCAGTAGCAAGTTCAGACGAAGCTGGTCGTTCAGAGGCATTGTCATTGTTGATACTTGATGAGGCAGCTTTTATTAATAAGATTGATACAATTTGGACAGCTGCATCTCAAACATTGGCGTTAGGTGGACGATGTATTGCACTTTCTACACCAAATGGTGTTGGTAATTGGTTTCATAGAACTTGGACTGATGCAGAAGATGGATTGAATAGTTGGAACACGATAAAGTTACATTGGACAGTACATCCAGATAGAAATAAAGAATGGAGAAAGTCTCAGGATAAATTATTAGGTCCATCTGGAGCAGCTCAAGAATGTGATTGTGATTTTATTACTTCAGGACAATCTGTAGTAGATGGTCGTATATTAGAAGAATATAAACAAACTATGTGTATTGAACCAATGGAAAAGAGAGGAATAGATAGTAATCTTTGGATATGGGAACAACCAAATTATACAAGAGATTATGTATTAGTAGCGGACGTAGCACGTGGAGATTCAACTGATTATTCAGCATTTCATGTATTAGATATAGATGATTGTAAACAAGTAGCAGAATATAAAGGTAGAATGTCTACAAGAGATTATGGTAATCTTTTAGTTAATGTCGCTACTGAATATAATAATGCATTACTTGTAATTGAGAATAATAATATTGGTTGGGCTACTATACAACAAGCAATAGATAGGGATTATGATAATTTATTCTATATGTCAAAGGATTTATTGTATGTTGATACTCTTAAACAAGTTAGTAACAAGATTTATAGAGATGAAAAGAAAATGATACCAGGATTTACAATGTCAGCGAAAACAAGACCTCTTGTGGTATCAAAATTAGAAGAATTTTTTAGAGAAAAGCTAGTAAAAGTATATTCTACTCGTTTAATTGATGAGTTGTTTGTATTTATATATAACGGACAGAGAGCTGAAGCGTTAACAGGATATAATGATGACCTTGTTATTTCTTTTGGTACAGCTTTATGGATTCGAGAAACCGCATTAAGATTAAGAGCGGAAGGTATAGAATTAGCTAAAAAAACAATTAGTGGAATAAATTCACAAGCTATCTACACCCCAAATAATAAGAATGATAGTTGGGAATGGGATGTAGGTGACAAAAAAGAAGATTTAACCTGGTTAATTAAGTAGAGGATATAATGGCAGATACAACATTATTTGGAAGATTAAAAAGACTATTTTCATCGAACGTGGTAGTTCGAAATATAGGTGGTCGTAAATTAAAAGTAGTTGATACTACTAATTCACAACATATAGCTAAACATTCGTTAGTTGATAGGTATACACGATTACATGGGGCTAACACCTATGGTGGATATGGTGATGCTGATATGGCGAAAGCCACCAGACTTGGGTTGTTTAAAGATTATGAAACAATGGACGCAGATTCAATTATAGCATCTGCTCTTGATGTTTACGCTGATGAATCAACAATGAAATCTGAATATGGTGAAGTTTTAGCTATACATACAGATAACGATAATATAAAACAAATATTAACTAATTTATTTTATGATGTGTTAAATATTGAATTTAATTTATGGTCGTGGATTAGAAATATGTGTAAGTATGGAGATTTTTTCTTACATTTAGATATACATCCTAAATATGGTATTCATCACGTTACACCATTGTCAGTTTATGATACTTCTCGAATAGAAGGATTAGATGAAGAAAATCCAGAATATGTTAAATTTATGTTAGAAACAATGAGTTCTTCAGGACAAATGGCTCGACACTCTGGACAGAAAAAAGAATATGAGAATTTTGAGGTAGCACACTTTAGATTACTTTCTGATTCAAATTATCTTCCTTATGGTAAGTCTATGATTGAAGGTGGTAGAAAGACTTGGAAACAATTATCTCTTATGGAAGATGCTATGTTGATTCATAGAATTATGAGAGCTCCAGAAAAAAGAATATTTCAAATTGATATTGGAAACATTCCACCAGCGGAAGTAGACCAATATATGCAACAGATAATTAATAAAATGAAAAAAGCTCCTGTAGTAGATGAATCTACAGGTGATTATAATTTAAAATATAATATGCAGAATATTACTGAAGATTTCTTCTTACCAGTTCGTGGTGGTGATAGTGGAACGAGAATTGAAACTACACCTGGATTAACTTATGAAGCCATTGATGATATTGATTATTTAAAAAATAAATTAGTAGCTTCTCTTAGAGTACCAAGAACTTTCTTAGGATTTGAAGAAGGTGTTGGTGAGAGAGCATCATTAGCGGCACAAGATGTAAGATTTGCGAGAACTATCGAAAGAATACAGAGAATTACTGTTAGTGAATTAACTAAGATAGCTATAGTTCATTTATACGCACAAGGGTTTACAGATGAAGAATTGGTTAATTTTGATTTAACACTTACAAACCCATCTACGATTTATGAAACTGAAAAAGTTAATCTTTGGAATGAGAAAGCAACACTTGCTTCACAAATAATGCAAGAAGGAATTCTTTCTACAGATTGGGTATATAGAAATGTATTTAATTTCTCAAGTGAAGAAATAAAAGACCAAAGAAATAAAATTATATGGGATACTAAACAAAGATTCCGTCGCACACAGATAGAGGATGAAGGAAATGACCCTGCAGCGAGTGGTGAAGCACAAGGAACACCTTCAGATATGGCATCTGGTAGGACTGGACATGAGTTAGATGACAAAGGTGGAGCTCCAGAAGGTGGATTTGATGGAGCTGGTAGACCAAAAGAGGGTGGAAAATACGGAAAAGACAGTGGAGCGAGAGGTAGAGACCCACTTGGAGCACATAAAATGAGGAAAGATGGCTCTGCAAACCTTAAATATGGTAAAAAATTAGCGTTAGCACACGTTGAAAAATTAAAAAATAACTTAATTAATAATAATGATTACAAATTGATTAATGAATCCGAAGAGATTGAAAAAGAATATAAGGATGAAGTAGATAAATAATAACATTTACAAGTTTTTTTGTAAGTTTTATATTTATATATAACGTAAATACATTGGAGTGATTCATGTCAAAAAAAGTTAGGCACGCGAAGCTTAAAAATACGGGTGTATTATTTGAAGTATTGACCCGTCAAGTAACAGCGGACATTATTAGTAATAGAAATTCTAATGCTGTTAATGTCATTAAAGAGTTTTTTAATAAAGATAAAGAACTTGGTAAAGAATTAGAATTATATAATATTCTAACAAATGAAACATATAACACAACAGAGAAAGCTACTAAGTTAGTAGAGGCAGTTGTGAAGTCTCGTCAGAAGCTAGCAAATTCTATATTAAGACGAGAAAAATATAATTTAATTAAAGAGATTAAAAACAATTATGATGTTAATGAATTGTTTGCAACTCGTATTCCAAATTATAAAAGATTAGCTTCAATTTATAAATTGTTTGAACATGAAGCAACAGATAAAACTCTTGTACCAAATGAGTATGTAGATGTTCATTCTTATCTAGTAGAATGTATATCCTCAAGTAAAGTTGTTAAAAAAGAAACTGCAACTGGTGTAATTGGTGAGGATAAAGATGTTCGTCTGTTAGCATATACTCTAATGATAGAAAAATTTAATAAAAAGTATTCTACTTTAAATGAAAGACAGAAACGTGTATTGAAAAATTATATTAATAATGTTTCTAATACAAATAATTTACATGAATATGTTTCTGGTGAAGTAACTGAAATAAAAAAAGAATTGACAACTTTGTTACCAGATATTGATGATGAAGTTACAAAGATAAAGTTATCTGAAGTTATTAAACAAGCAGATACAATAGTTAGTAAGAAAACAATTAGTGAAGAGAATCTTACTAAGTTGATGCGGTACTATGAACTCATACAGGAAATAAAGAATGTCCATAAGCGAAAGTCAACTAAGACAATTAATTCGTAAGTTAGTAGGAGAAGTCTTAAAAGAATTAGATGAGGCTTCTGTTACAGGTAACGTACCTGGGTATAATACACCTAATGCTTTTACGAAAAAATCAGATGTTAAAAAGAAAAAGAAACATATGGCAGATTTAATTGGGTTCACTTTAGCAGAGGCAGCTAAGACGAAAAAATTTTTACTTGTAGTACCTAAAAATATTTATGGTGGTGTTAGAGCGGTATTTGATTCTAAAGCAGCAGCACAACGATATATGGAAGACAATATACCATCCGAAGCTTGGAAACATGTTAGTATAAAACCAACAATGTTACCAGTAGTACATCCAGCCGAATCTGTAACTGAAGGTAAATACCACGATTACAGAAATGATGAGTCTTTATCACCTAAACAAAAAATTGGACAATCTATTCGAGAAATTAGAGATAGGTTGAATGAATTGGATAAAAGTATTAAAATGAATGTTCGTTTGAAAAATGAATTGGGAGTAGATTCTCGACAGTATTGGAAACGAACCAAAGGAGCTTTAACCAAAATAAGTGAAAGATTAGTTAAGATGGCTAAACGTGTAGGGGAGATGTATTAATGTCCGTTAGTTTGAAGGAGTTTCTTGAGGCCTCAGATCCAGATATTTTAACAGAGGCTACCAATTATAAAAAACTGGTTAAGAATATAGAACAAGCTGAGTCACGATTTCGTTTAACTATGTGGGACTTGGTACAAGCATTATCTAAGGAATTTGATAGTACACAAGCTAATAAAGTATCAAGGTCATATAAACAGTACGTAACAAGGTTTATGATGGACTTAATGAAATTAATGAAAAGGATGAAGTAATGAAACAACTTATAGTAGATTATTTACCATTCGAAATACAACCTGAACAAATTAATGAATCCATGAAACAAAACAATGGTAAATTAATTGTTAAAGGTGTATTACAAAGAGCAGAAGCTAAAAATCAAAATGGTAGAGTATATCCAAAAGAGATTCTTATGAGAGAATCAAAAAAGTATGCTGAAAATTTTATTGATGAGAAAAGAGCAATGGGTGAATTAGACCATCCAGAGAGTTCAGTAGTTAATCTACAAAATGTATCTCATAATGTAACTGAAATGCATTGGAATGGTGATGATTTGTATGGAACAGTTGAAGTTTTAGGAACACCAAGTGGTAATATTTTAAAAGAGTTGTTTAAATCAGGTATTAAGTTAGGAATTAGTTCTCGTGGTATGGGTTCAGTAGAAGCTATTGATGAAGCTGAAGATGCCGCACAACCAGATACAATGGAAGTACAACCTGATTTTGAACTTATTGCATTCGATTTCGTATCTAATCCATCTACTCAAGGAGCTTTTATGTATCCAATGTCTGAGGGTGTTGATAGAACAACTAAAACACAAGGTAGAACTTGTGGTGATTATTGTAAAACAGAACATGTTATCAATAAAATAATGAGGAACGAATAATGATTAAATTAAAAAATTTAGTAGAGCGTAGAGGTTCTGTACAAAAATATTCATATAAAGTCATTGAACCAATTAAAAGAGATTGGGTAAAACAATACAGAAAGATGAATGAAAGTTGGATGAGAAAAAATATGAAAAAAATCAGAGATTATGCTTCTAAAGAACACGGTAAGGATATTTCTTTTACTGGTAAAGGACAAGAAGATTTTCAAAAAGTTTACAATCCCTGGTTAAAGGCCTGCAAAGACTTTGAACTTTGGTTAGACCAATTACAATCAATTCCATTAGAGGATAAATAATCATATGTCTAACATTGAAAATAAGAATGAGTGGGAAAGAAAATTTCGTCAATACATGATAGCTAAACATGATGGAGATGAACTTAACGAGATGACAGTACATAATATGGCGTATAGTTCACCAGAAGCAGCTAAAGAAGCAGCTGCCGCTACTAAGAAATTATCTGATGAGTTGGGTAAAGTTTCACAAAAAATAATTAAATCTATGATAAACGATATCAAAGGACATAAGTATAGTCCGTTAGATTTAATGAGGTCATTTAAAGAAGGTAGTGTGAGAGATTCACATGCGTATGAAAAAGATTTTTTAACAAGCCTATGGCATAGAGCTTCAAATAGATTTAGAAAGTATATGCCTAAAGGTAAAATGTCATTTTAGGAGAGTTAAAATGAAAAAAGACAAGAGAATAAAATTATCCGAATGGATTATGGCAGGTGGATTTGTTAACAAACCATCTATGGTAGACATGGATATGTTTAGAACAAAAATTAAACCAAACCAAGAGAAACAAATTAAATTATCTTCTCTAATAGATGAGAAGTTTGGTAGACGGACTGAAGAGAAGATTGATGAGGGTGAATTTTTTGAATCATTAGCTAAATTTGGTCATTTAGGTAAAGCTATTTATCGTGAAGATGATTTGACAAGTGTAGCAGAAGCATTATCTTTTATAGCGAAGGCTTCTCGTCAACATGCTTTACAAGAAACAGAAGAATGGTTTGATAAGATTACAGTAAATCGTAATATGAAAGAATTGAATACACTCTCCGATTCATTTCGAAAGATTTCTACTGAAGCACAAGCCCTTCAAGAAAGAATGACTGCATTGTATGAAGATATGGGACACATTCTTGGTAGATATTATGATTTAGATGAAGCTTTAGATAAGGTAGACCCAAGTAAAGTAGAACCTGAAGATGATTTTGAAGATAGAGAAGATAAAGATATAGATAATGATGGTGATACAGATGATTCTGATGAGTATTTACATAAAAAAAGACAAGCTATTACTAAAGCAATGGGGAAATAAAAGAGGCACATTTGATAGAAATAAAAGTTAGAAATAACAACGTAGAAAAGGCTATAAGACAACTTAAAAAACAAATTAAGGAAACTGGCATTCTATGGGAACTTTCTGAACGAAGGTTTTATACTAAGCCAAGTGCGATAAAAAGACAGAAAAATCTTAAAGCTCAGCTTAGAAATAAGAAAAAACAGCAAGAAATAGACAAAAATTACTAAATTTTTCATAAAATATTAGGTTTTTTATATTATATCTTATATTTATGTTAAACTAAATACACTATGGGGACATTCGTCCTATATCATATAGTGTACCGAATTGATTAATTTATTATTGTTACTAATAACAATATTGAATCCTTTTTTTGGAGAAAATAAAATGGATGACTTATTAAAAGAAGCCATCGCAGATGCAAAAGCAGTTCGTGAAACTGCACTCCAGAACGCAAAAATGGCACTCGAAGAGGCCTTCACACCACGTTTGAAATCTATGTTATCTAAGAAGATTCAAGCTGAAATGGAAGATGAATCTTCAGAAGATAATTCTGAAGTTGAAGATGAAGTTTCAGATGAAGAATCTGATGACGTTGAAGCAGAATCAACAGAAGCTGAAGCTGAAGCAGTAGTCGCTGAACAAGACGATGAAGAAGAAGAAGAAGTTGAAGATGAACCAGCTGTAACAGATGATATGGCAGAAGAAGATGACGAGGAAGCTCCTGAAGCTGAAGAAGAACCAGAAATGGATTTTTCTGATGAAGAAGAAGTAGTCGGTACAGTAGATGTTGGCGCAGAAGATGGCGAAGAAGATGCAGACGAAGCACCAGCAGCAGATGAGGACGAAGTTGAAGTAGAAGCAGAACCTGAAGATGAAGAATCTGAAGAAGAAGCTGAAGAAGATGAACTTGACCTTGAAGCTGTACTCCGTGAACTTGAAGAAGAACTCAACGAAGCAGACGAAGAAGATGAAGAAACTGAAGAAGAAGATCCAGTAACAGATGAATCTAAAGAAGAATCTACAGAAAAAGCTCCAGTAGCTGAAGCTGAAGATACTACTGAAGATGAAACTGAAGCTGATGATGAAGAAGAAGCTAAAGAAGAAGAAGCTGAAGAAGCTGAATCTACTGAAGCTGAAGCTGAAGTTGTTTCTGAAGAAACTGAAGAAGTTGATGAAGAAATAGATCTTGAAGAAGTAATCAAAGCACTTCGTGAAACTGATGATGTTGATGAATCTAAAGAAGCGTTCGAAACGAAAATAGCTGGTCTTGAAAAAGATATAGCTGAGCATCGTGATGTCGTACAAATGCTTCGTTCTAAATTGAACGAAGTCAACCTACTTAATTCTAAGTTATTGTTTACCAACAAACTTTTCCGTGCGTATGGTTTAAACAATGAACAGAAGATGAAAGTAGTTGAAACATTTGATAGAGCAAAGAACCTTAGAGAAGTTAAGTTGGTATTTACAACTATGGCTGAATCTTTTGGAACAAAAACCTCTACAGATACAATTAAAGAATCAACGAGAAAAGGCACTGCTTCTAAAGCTGTTGCTTCTACAAAATCTGAAAAGCAAGAAGAAATAATTTCTGAAGGCTCAGATGTAAAAGCACGTTTCCAGAAGTTAGCCAACATTCTCTAATCTTATTAAGGAGATAAGGTATGTCACAAAAGGCAATTCAAGAAATAATGGGTGGCTATAACCCAGTACAAGAACGCAGGAAAGAAACTGAGAAGCTTGTACAGAAATGGGAAGCCACAGGATTACTTGAAGGTCTTAAATCCGAAAACAAGATACACAGTATGGCTCAGCTACTTGAGAACCAGGCTCGTCAGTTAATTGACGAATCTTCTCGCGTAGGTGGTCCAGGTACAGAAGAATGGAGTGGAGTTGCACTTCCTCTAGTCAGACGTATCTTTGGTGAATTGGCAGCACAGGAATTCGTTTCTGTTCAACCAATGAACTTACCAAGTGGTCTTATTTTCTATTTGGACTTCAAGTATGGCACAGCTAACCAAGGCATGAGTGTTGGTGAAGATGTGTATGGTAACACTTCCGCATCAGGTGACGCAACAGGCGGCCTATACGGACAAGGCAAATTTGCCTACTCAACTAAGCAGCAAGAAACTTCTGCTCAATCAATTCACGCATCAAGTGTTGGATCAGGTACATTTACCACAGGTTCAGTTGCTTGGTCTGATGTTGATTTTGAACCAGATCTTTCTGCTTCTTCTCTAACAACAACTGGTGCAGATAATTCACTTAACAAAATTACAGTATCCACAGCAGCTATGACACGTCCTGACACAGAAGCAGTTCGTTCAATGGTAATCTCTGGTTCTGGTTTTGATGAGTATTTCCCTGCATATACAAAACTATCAGGTTCATCTGATACTGAAGTAGTGTTTGTTGTTAGACAATCTGCTGCAGGTACTATCGGTGCATTAACCGTTAAATACTCTGCACAACCTACAGACTCAACTCGTGGTGATTTCGAAGATACACCAACTGAACCAGCAACTGATCTTTCAATTCCAGAAATTGATATTCAATTGCGTCAAGTTAGTATCGTCGCTAAAACCCGTAAGTTAAAAGCTGTATGGACTCCTGAGCTTGCTCAAGACCTTAACGCTTATCATAGTGTTGACGCTGAAGCTGAGTTAACAGCAATGTTATCTGAGTATGTAACAATGGAAATCGATCTAGAAATCCTTGATATGTTACGCGCTAACGCAAATGCTAAGACTGAAAGATGGTCAGCAAGAGTCGGATATGAATACGACGCTAATTCAGGTGCATGGGCAGCAACAAGCGATAATGCTTCTGCTTATACAAAAGGAACTTGGTTCCAGACATTAGGTAACAAGATACAATCAGTTTCTAATGCTATTCATCAGAAAACCCTTCGTGGTGGTGCAAACTTTATAGTTGTTTCTCCTGAAACAGCAACCATCATCGAGAGTATTCCAGGATACGCTGCAGATTCAGATGGCGATGCCTCAAACAATTCATTCGCAATGGGTGTACAAAAGATAGGTGCTCTTAATAACAGATATACTGTTTACAAGAACCCTTACTTCACCGAGAATGTAATTCTTGCTGGTTTCCGCGGGTCTAACTTCCTCGAAACAGGTGCAGTATATGCTCCATATGTTCCGTTGATAATGACTCCACTTGTTTACGATCCTTCGAACTTTACACCACGTAAAGGTGTAATGACTCGTTACGCTAAGAAGATGGTTCGTCCAGAATTCTATGGCGAGATTATCGTAGGCGATGTCAACTACGTTTAATTGATTTAAACATAGTAACGATCACTAAGTTTCTATTGAAGCTTAGAATTAAAAAAAAGGGGAGATTTCGGTCTCCCCTTTTTTATTTAATAGGAGTTATATATGAAAATAGCATTTTGTGGAGATAGTTTCGCATCAGACATTACAGATAATCCATTTCCAAGTTGGCAATGGTTATTAAGTAAAGAATATAAAGCTGAAATTTTATGTAAAGGAAAAAATGGTTGGAGTTTATTCCATGCGTATGAAAGGATGATGGAAAACATTAACGAAGCTGACTATATAATATTTTGTATTACAGACCCAAGTAGATTATCCAGTCCATTTAAATTACCAATTACAACTTGGGAATCTGATTATAAAAACGCTTTTATTGAAATACAAGATAATAAAAAATATTTACATAGTCATGGAATACCACCTACAAGTTTTGATTATAAACTATTACAAAAAGCTATAAGATATTATTATAAAATGTTATATGATGATTCACATATGGAAACAACACATAGAGGATTACTTCGTGAAATTGATGCGGTAATTAAACAATATAATAAAAAATGTATATTATTAAAATGTTTTACAGAAAGTTTTCCCAATTATACACCAGAAAATGTTGTTTGGGGAAATTTACATTTATATGAAGATATTTCAAAGAAAGAATTTGAATTTATGTCACAAAAAGAGTTAAAATTAATAGAAGTTGGGAAAGATGATGCGAGAAAAAATCATTTAAATGAGAAAAATAATCATAATTTGTATTTATTTTTGAAGGATATAATAGATAAAGACGATTTTACTTCTTCTGAGAAAAATATGACAAATTATTTTTCTAATTAATTGGATTATATATATGAGTTATGGTTTTTATATACAAAACTTCATAGATAGATATTTATTACTGACTAATTATAACAATTTTTTAATTGGAGAATATTGATGAAATTGAAATCATATTTAAATGCAGGAACATTGATCACGATGGAAAACGGAGACCAAAAAGCAATAGAAAGCTTAACAGAAGGTGATAAGGTACAAACTTACCTAACAAGTGAAGATTTTGATATGGCTCATATTGGTGAAAATGAACAAAATGTATGTACAATATCTGATGTTATTGAAGCGGAGGTCGACGCAACAGATATAGTAAAATTAAACTTTGAAGATGATGTAAGTTTAATAACGACAAACGACCAACCAATTTATGGAGCATCAGAAGAAACGGGTTGGTTAGTTCCTAATGTAGAAGCTATGGAAAAAATTATCGGTAGACAAAATATTGATGAAAGTGAAGACGTTGAAGGTACAGGAGAGTTAGCACAAGAGTTACAAGTAGGTAACACTGTACATCAAGATGATGGGGATACCGTTGCAGATATTACATTAGAATCTATTGAAAATGTAGAAGGCATTCATACTATGTATTGTTTGGGAATAACCGAAGAAAATGCATCGTTTGTTTTTGCAAATAATATTTTAATATGTGCAGGAACGTTATAATTCATATTAAGGAAAAATAATGGAACAGATTAAACCTGGAGTAGTACGAGGTACTATGATAACTATGTATCATGAAGATGGTAGTTATCAAAAACCAATAGAAGAAGTACAAGAGGGTGATATAATCAAAACATTTGATATGAATTCTGATGATTATGATGGTGCTCATCCAGAAATGAATCAAGCTACTTATAAGAGAGTAGCTAAAAAAACTAAACAAAAGGCTACAAAGTTAGTTAAAATAAAGTATAGTGATGGTTCGGATTTGATTACCACTATTGGACATCCAATGAGGATGCAAGCTATGCCGTGTGGTATAGTTTATCGAGATGATGGTATAGAAACTCGTGGGTGTAGTGAAGTAGATGAAAATATGGAAGAATATGATAGAGTGGGTGCACGAGCAAAAACGATTACAGATATAGACGATGTTGATGATTGGGCAAAAGAATTAGGATATCATTTTTGTTGTAATGTAGGATTTGAATCATATTCTCCTGAAAGAAAATATACAGAAACTAAATATGATATAAATGATTTAAGATTTAATAATATAGTTACAAAAAATGAATGGAAAACAGCACAGTTACAACTTGGTGGGTTTCCAATTTTAGATGGGAATTTAGGATTGGAAGTCATACGACAAAAAGTTGATGGAGATTATGATAAAATGGTAGAGGAAGCAGTAACTGTAGTTGGATTTGAAGATATAGATGGTGAGTTTGAAACTTACACTATAGGTGATACAACTGGAGAAGAAATGACTAATTATTTTGCAAACAATAAACTTATATCTCCAGCAATGGGAGAACACGATAATGAACAAGAACATAAATAGGAGAAAGTTAAATGGCACAACCTTCAATATGGCCAGGTAGTGGTTCGGCCGCAAGTGGTAGTACTCCGTTTGGATTTTATGACAATGAATCAACTTTTCAAACAGATGCACCTAATTTTGCAATATGGGCGGGCAAAAGACTTGGATATCCTATTATGGATGTTGAATTACAAGATTCTCATTTTTATGCTTGTTTTGAAGAGTCTATAGCGGAATACTCTTCACAAGTAAATCAATTTAATATAGTTGATAACTTAATGACCTTACAGGGACAGTCTACTGGAAGTGAGTACACACATAGAAATATAAATCCATCTATGGGTAGAGTAGTAGAATTAGCTCAAGAATATGGAACAGAAGCTTCTATACCAGTAGGTGGAGAAGTTACTTTAAAATCTGGTTCGATAGATATTGTGAGTGGTTCTCAAGTATATGATTTAAATACTCTATGGGCAAATGTAAGTGAAAGTAGCAATGCTATTGAAATACGTAGAGTTCATCATGGAAATACACCAGCTATTCAAAGATTTTTTGACCCATACGCAACAACTGGATATGGTACACAAAATTTAATATCGGGTTTTGGATTTGGTAGTATGTCACCAGCGGTATCTTATACAATGATGCCTATATTTGAAGATATGTTGAGAATGCAAGCTATTGAATTGAATGACACGATAAGAAAATCCGCATATGGTTTTCATATAGTGGATAATAAAATGAGGATATTCCCTAATCCGAGTGGAGAGACATTTAAAGTTTATTTTGACTATTATGTTAAGAATGACAAAACTACAAGTATACCATCTGGTTCAGGAGCAGGATTAGGAGTAGTCTCTGACTTTTCTAACGCACCTTATGGTAATATGAAATATGGTGAGATTAATGATACGAGTAAAACGTGGATTAGAAAATATGGATTAGCACTTTGTAAAGAATTGTTGGGTCATGTTAGAGGAAAATATGCTTCAATACCTATTCCTAATTCAGAAACTACATTAGATGGAGAAACTTTAAGAAGTGAAGCAACTGCTGATAAAGAGATGTTAATTACTCAACTCAGAGAAATGTTAGAACAAACTTCAAAAAGGGCACTCCTTGAAAAAGACAGAGATGAAGGAGAATTTTTGTCAGATAAGTTAGGTAGAATACCAATATCTCCAATTTTTATAGGATAACATAATGGCAAGCAGGTTCTTATCTACAAGAGATCAAGGCTTATTTACAAGTATCAATCGTGAATTAGTTGGCGACCCTAAGAGTGGTGCACAAAACGGTGATGGTATTATAAATCAAACTGCTGTTTTATATAGAATATCAGTAGCAGATACTACAACGAATCTTTACGGTGAAGCAGCAGGTGGTAAGACTTATTTAGCAGGAGTTAAAGTACCTTGTATGATTTCAGCGGATGATATAGATTTTAATACAGATGAATTTGGATTAGATGCTCAACAGACAGCACAATTTTGGGTAGAAAGAGAATATCTTACAGAGTTAAATTTAGTTATAGAACCTGGTGATATATTTGATTGGAATTATGCACACTTTGAGATTGGTTCTATAAATGAAAATCAATTAGTAGGTGGTAATGTAGATTCTAATTGGTCGGTTGTGTGTAACACATTTTTAGTCAGAAGGTCAAACTTACAGATAGAAAGAATAAGACAAGGAGTTAATTAATGGCGAAAGAAAAGCCAACCGCTCCTACCCCAGTACTTGAAACAAATCGAGGTAGAGACTACAAAAGGTCAGATGATAATGTAAAAAATATATCTGTAGGTCTTATGGATATGGATTCAGCGATAATGTATTATTTTGATAATGTTATACGACCTAGAGTAGAAGAAGCAGGAGAACAAATAAAAGTACCTATTATGTATGGTTCACCTGAAAGGTGGGCTTCGGTAAGAAGGACTGGTTATATACGAGATAAAAAAAGACAAATATTAACTCCAGTAATAATGTTTAAAAGAACAAGTATGACTAAGAATGAAAGTATTCCACTTGATAAGTTGGATGCTAACAATCCAAAGTTACATTATACTTTTGAAAAGAAATGGACACAAAAAAATAGGTATGATAAATTTACAGCACAACAGAAGTTAATACCACAAAATGAATTTTATAATGTTACTCTACCAGATTATATGACATTAACTTATAATTTTATAATATGGACAGCGTATACAGAACAGATGAATAAAATAGTAGAGAAAGTAAATTATAGTGTAGGTTCATACTGGGGTGCACCAGATAAAATGAAATTTAAAACAGTCATTGATAGTTTTTCAGATGTTACTGAGATGTCTGATACTGAAAGAGTAGTTAAAACTGAATTTGATGTAACTTTAAATGGATACTTGATTCCAAAATCATTTAACAATAAAGTTACTACTCAAAAATATATAACACCTAAACGAGTAGTTGTTAAAGAAGGATTTATGTAGTATGGCACGGACTAAACCAATAGCACGGTCTCAAAGAGTTAGAATGACAACTCCAGTACCCAATCGTGGGTTTGAACGTAAAAGAACTAACGATACGGTTAAGAATGTATCTGTTTCTTTGATGGACCACGATGCTGCAGTAATGTATTATTTTACAAATGTAATCAAGCCTACAGTAGAGGAAGCAGGTGAGACAGTTGATGTACCTGTTATGTATGCAAATCCTGAAAGATGGAAAGCTATTCGTAAAAGTGGTTATTTAAGAGATAGAAAGAGACAATTAATTACACCATTGGTAGCGTTTAGAAGGTCAACTATCGCTAAAGATGATACTATAGCAGTTGATAAAGTAGATGCTAATGACCCAAAGAATTTTTATACTTTTGAAAGAAAATATACCACACAAAATCGTTATGATAAGTTTAATGTTCAACAAGGATTGTTAAAATCAAAAGAATATTATACTGTAGCAATGCCCGATTATGTTGTTATGACATATGAAGCTATTATTTGGACACCTTATATAGAACAAATGAATTCTATAGTAGAGAGGATAAATTATAGTGATGGAGCTTATTGGGGAGAACCAGGTAAGTTTAAATTTAAAGTAAACATAGATAGTTTTGATGACGCAACTGAAATGGCTGAAGCAGAGAGAATTATTAAAACTAATTTTACTTTTAATTTTAGAGGATATTTGATTCCAGAAAGTTTTAATGATTATGTAACTACAACTAAATACTTTTCTCCAAAGAGATTGGACATTGTAGATGAATCTGATTTCTCTATAGCGTCTGTATTTAGACCTGATAGTAAAAGTGAAACTGTTAGAATTTTAGGAACTCGTGGTTCTCGTTCAAGTCAATTAGGTGGAGTTACAGATTTTATTAGAGGTATATCACCTGCAGTTGGTCAAGAGATACAAGATTTAGAATTTACAAATATTTTTGGTGGAGAGACTCAGTATGTAATGAGGTATGGTGGAGAACCTACAAGCTCTCAAGATACAAAAGCAGTTGTGACTATGGGATATGTAAGTGCGTCATTTTTAGATCAATCATTATATCTATCTGGTTCACAATCTTCATCATTGGATACAAGTCCAACTCCAGATAGACAAGTTTATACTTTATCAGTAACTAGTGGACATAAAGTTAGAAATGGTTCTGTTATTGTTAATGTAAATGGTATGAGTTTGTCTGCACTTAGTAACCAAGAGAACACGAGTAGTTTAAAAGATTTTTTTATATCATCATCTAATTCTGGATATGTCAGTATAAATAAACAACATACAGGAGGCGGTATTAATTTAGATGAAGAAGATAATGTAGTAATAAATTACAGCACTGTAATAAAATGAGAACAGAATTAGAAGGATATAAGGGTACGATACGAAATTTTGTAGCTCCAGTAAGTGAGTCAAAATTTAATGCAGATAAATTTACTTTCACAGACGCATCTGGTTCAAATTTACCTTTTAGGATGAATAATATATTAGGTGAACCTTCAAGAAAACACGATGTTTTGTCTATGGGAGCGATGTTAGATTTTAGTAGAGAAAGAATTAAAGTGTGGGGATATTCTGATATATCTACATCCACATCAACTTATCAAGAATTTGATTTAAGTACTTTATATTCTATTAGTAGGTATAAACTTAGACCAATATCAGGTAAATTATTTGTAAATTCAGTTTTACAATTTAATAAACCGTCTTGGACAGGAACAACAGGAGTAGATTATTATTACGCTGATAATTATAAGAAACTAAGGTTGAGGAAAAAAACACTAGATTCAGGAGTTTTACGAGGTATTACATTAGCTTCTGGAGATGAAATTTTATTAAAATATAAAATACAACCGAAAAACGTAGGTTAAAATATGGCATTAATTGATTTAACAAGACAAGCTAAAGCATCAACAACTGCAGGACAAGTTGCAAAAACTTCTGCAACTACATCTTCCGCAACTGGATTATATGATGTAGAATGGGGAAATCTAACACTAGCTAGTTTGGGAACAGGTTCATTTGATACAGGTACGGATGGAGATGTACAAACTAGAGATATGTACATGTATGATGAGTCAACTGGTGGAAATTTATATACTACTGGAAGTTATGGTAGTAAATTAATAATGACACTTAATCCATCTGGATATATGACAGGTTCGGTAACAATTTATGGTGATTTGATAGTTGAAGGTTCTTCTTCTATACAAAATACAGCTACAATGGTTGTTGAAGATCCAATAATTGATATAAATTTTAGTGGTTCAACTGCTTTATCATCTCAAGATGCAGGATTGAGAGTTGGTAGAAGTGGTGGAACTAATGCACAATTAGTATTTGACCATAGTGAAACAAGATGGGCTATAGATAATGCAGCTGGTAGTAATATCAATATAGTTGGTTCATCCACTACCGATACATTAACAAACAAAACAATTACAGGATTAGCAACTTCCACAATGGCTAGCGCCGCTAATATAACTTTTAGTGGTGATGGTGAGGTATTAGGATTACCCGCTACTGCAAGTGTGGATGGTGCAGCTACTTCAAAACTTTATGTAGACCATAGAAATGAATTTTTAAGAAAGAATTATGTAAAGAGAGCAGCAAGTTATAGTGGTTCTGTATCTTTAAATGATATAACTGGATATGCGACCGCTAGTTTCACAGCTACAACAGCATCTTCTCCAACTGGTTTGACTGCAGTGGGTGAAAATGATTTTGTATTTTTTATGAATGGTCAATATATGGAACATGATGCTTTGGAAGTACAACAAAGTGGTGTTAATTTTATGTTAAAAGTTAATACAACTTCAATTGGTTATGTTTTAGAGGCAGATGATGAGATAATAGCTCACGGAAAATTTGACTCTTAAATCCCCTTAACCACTTTTCTTTTACTATTCTTTGATATTTATTAGTATGAGAAAACGATCTTGGTCTAATAGAAAAAATAGAAGATGTCCTGATTGTCGTAAAATGATTACTTACACGAGAAAGGATACATTTGACAGAGCTGTAGGTAACAACTCTGTATGTAAGTCTTGTGCACAGATGGATAGAAAACTTACAGTAGAAACGATTGAGAAAATGAAACAACCAAAAACTTCGAATCATAAAAGGAATATTTCAAGGTCAATGAAAGTTTATTGGGAAGATAGAAAACAACAAGAACATTATAAGGAACACGAATGGCTCTCATTGGATTAAAACAGTTAGATAGAATCCTTAGTGGTTCATTACAAGTTTCTGGAAGTTCAGGACTTACTGGTTCTCTTTCTGTTGGAGGAGAGGTGAGTGCAACTGGGGCACTTAGTGCTTCTGAATTTGCTGGTTCAGGTAGTTCATTAACTAATATACCTACTTCTGCGATTGATGGTGAGTTAGGAATTTTTGTAAGAACAGGGTCAGCGTATTCTACTACAAACGAGTTACAAATAACAGGAAGTGTATATACTTCAGGTGCTATAACTGCAAGTGGTGATATTAGTGGTTCAGTAACTTCAACTGGTTCTTTTGGTAAGTTAGAGGTTGCTGGTAATTCAACACTTACAGGTGACTTAACACTTGGTGGTAATATACAGATTGGTGATGAGGATAGTGATTCAATAACAATCAACGCAGACTTAACCTCTAATCTTATACCAAATGTAGATAGTACATATGATATAGGTAGTACATCCAAATATTGGAGAAATGCTTATATTGATTCATTAACAACTACTGGAAATATTACTACTCAAGGTGATGTGATAGCTGAAAATTATATTGTTAGTTCTTCGGTTACTTATATGACTTCAAGTTACGCAAGTGGTTCAACAATATGGGGTAATAGTTTAGATGATTCACATCAAATTACTGGTAGTCTTAATATAACTGGTTCTTCTTCTACTGTTTCTGGAACATTAGCAGTAACTACACCATTAACTTCATCTACAGCAATTTATACTAATAATGTACAAAATGGATATCCAACTTCTAATTTATGGCAAAAAAGTTTAGATGGTAGTTATTTTAATAATTTTGATAATACAACTCATGTGAGTGAGATTTTAAGATTTATGTCTGGAGTGTTAAGTCATTCCTTAGATGTAGCAGACGCCGCTCCAAATACAAAAACATTTGCAAGTGTAGATACTAATGAAACTAATTTAGGTAGTACTGATTCTATTTCTGGATATGTACCAACAAATTATACAGGTTTAAGTAACGCAACTTTAAATTATTTAGTAGGTAAAGATTGGGCGAGTGTAGGTTCAACAATTTTTAATGGTATTTCGGTATATCACGATAATGGTCCAACTTATTATGTAGATTTTGATTCAAATAGTGGTGGTTCTACAGCAATTAGTTCTTCAAATGATACAGAACTATTTGGGTTAGGTGGATTATCAAGTGGAGATGCAGCAAACTTTAAAGTTAGAATACATGCAACACAATCTTTTAGTGATACAGGTAGTATAGCAAATCCATCATCTTCATATACATACACCACACAATCAAGAATGGATTTAACATTAAGTTCATTTGGAACATCTAATGGAATGAATCTTAACAAATTGATAACAACACAACCAGCAGTCATTCCATCAGCGTATCAAGATGGTAAGTTAGCAGATGTAGGTGGAACGGATATGACTGGTTCTTTAACACGAAAATATCATGCATCAAATGCTACTTGGACTTCTTTATCATCAAGTGGATATTATAATTTTCATGGTTTGGCAGTAGGAATAGCAACTGGTTCAAGTACAACATATCAAACTGTAAGTGGAACAGATAAAAATAATTTTTGGGCACCAGTAGATACGATTGATTCTGCAATAGGAACTAATACATTAGCAGATGTTGGAACAGCACAAAAAGCATTAACTGCAACATCAAGAAGTTTAAGTGGAGCTCCTTATTTAATAGATGCAACTTATGAAGTATCAACAAAAATTACAGGATTGTTTAATCCAATGTATGCAGCATCAACCACATTAGTGGATATGGCAGCATCTTCAGTAGGAGCTGGTAGTGTTTCAATAAGTGGTGATGTGATTTCAACTAGCGGGGGAACAATTCAGACAAGTGGGAAAGTTTTTCAAAGTGATGGAAGTACTCCAGTAAATAGCGGAGTACCAAGATATAATGATATTGCTATAGTTACTGCTTCAGTTAGTTTTGATAGTGGAAATAATGAAAATATAAATCAAACTGGAGTTGGTGATACAACATTTACAGTAGCTACAAAGGCAAGAAATAGAAATAGTTCACAATCTACATTAGATACTCAAACTATCACATATCATACCGCAGGTAATTTTGGACAACCTGCCGATAGTGGTAGTTTAGGAATATATGGTAGAGCACAAGGATATGATGGTGGTAGTTTAACAGGAACAAGTGAAGCATTTACTGGTGAAGATTATAGAATAAAATTATTAGATAATGTTACAGCATTTAATGGAACTGCTTGGACTACAACTTATGAGATAAATCAATTAGGAACTTACGATTTACAAGTAAAACCTGGATACTTAGTAGACCCAGGTGGTACTTACAGATATTGGTATCCAAATAATTATCATAGTGGTGGAACATATAAATTTTATATACGAAGATTCCAAACAAGTGGAACTAAATCTTCAATGACAGTTGATGTAGGTAAAACATTAGTGGGTTGGGATACTACAACAAGTGGTGTTGCCGTAGGAATGATATATAAGAGTTCAGCGAGTGGTAGTGGAGCTTCACCTTTAAGTACTTGTAGATTATATGATGCATCAGCTACAACCGATAATGTGATAGAAACAGGTGTGGCCGCGGATAACTTTAAAAATCCATTTACAACGGCAATAGATTTATATGGTAATACAGGTGGAAGTATTAGTAGTACAGAATATACAATGCCAATAAGAAATGCAGATGGTATGATTTTAAATGCATCAGATAATGAATTATATGTAATAGTTAGATATAAGGGAGATCAAGCTCCTGTAACTTCAATTACATTAACTTTTAGTTAGGAATGATATGGCTCAAATAGATTCAGGTTCAAAATCAAGTAGACTCTTAGCGTCAAGAAGATATACACATGATACGCTTACGACTGCTCAAGAGTCATTTACTAATGTACTTGATTTAAGAGAAGAAGAGATTTATACTCAAGGAAGTTACATTCCTTCGTCTGGATTACCTTTTAGTGGAAGTGCTGATGTTAATCAAACTCATACTGTTAGTGGTTCATCTGTATTAAAATATTGGTATAGACATAAACTGACAAAATCAGATACTAATAATGAAGTTTGGTTCTTTTTGGACCCAGCTGGAAGTGATGATGGAGTAGGTGCTCAGTTGATTAATGATAATCAAGAGGTAAATTTTGTATCACCTAAATATGCAGTATCATCTTTAGCGACCTCTACTGTAGAGGACACCACACCTGGTTACTTAGCAGTATTATATAAATCAACGGCTGTAAGTCAAAGTGCTCAAACATCATCCTTATCGTCAGGAGATAAAATATCTACCAATGATTATATATTTGATTATAAAACAGGTGTAGTTCAATTTATGAATTCTTCAGTTGACCCAACTGATAGTCAATATGTTTTTATGTCTGTATATCAATATACAGGAACTACATTATCTACAGGTGTTGATATTAGAGGTGATATTTCAGCTTCAAATGCTAAGTTTACTTCAGTAGATATTTCAGGTGGAACAATATCAGCTACTTTATCAGGGGCGTTATCAAGTTCTGTTCAAATTGAAAGTGATATAAGTGGTTCTTGGCAAGGATATATAACAGGAAGTGGTATTGTATCTGGTTCAGTTCAGATTGAAGATGATATAAGTGGTTCTTTATCACAAGGACATTTAAGCTCGAAAGTATCAGATATTGTTAGTGGGTCTATTCAATTAGCTTCAGATATAAGTGGTTCACTATCGCAAGCCCATTTAAGTTCAAAGATATCTAATATAGTATCTGGTTCTGTTCAGATTGAAGATGATATAAGTGGTTCTTTATCACAAGCACATTTAAGTTCAAAGATATCTAATATAGTATCTGGTTCAGTCCAAATTGAAAGTGATATAAGTGGTTCTTGGCAAGGATTTATAACAGGAAGTGGTATTGTATCTGGATCTTCAATGGCAAGCTCAGCTCAAGGTCAAGTTACACTTACTACAAATGGAGTAGCTGCTTCAGCAGTAGATTTAGGATTACAAACTACTGATTCACCTACATTTAGTGGATTAACAGTAGAAGGGGATTTAACAGCACAACAATATATTGTAAGTTCATCTGTAACTTATACTACACAAAGTTTTTCAAGTGGTAGTACAATTTTTGGTGATGATATTACAGATACACACCAATTTACTGGGTCTATTAGTATTAGTGGTAGTTATTTGGGTACTTCCTTAGTAAGTGGTTCTGGACAAGTTGTATCTCTTTTACCAAGTGGAACTATGAGTGGTAGTGCACAACTTCCAAGTGGAACTATGAGTGGTAGTGGTCAACTTCCAAGTGGAGTTATTAGTGGTTCTTCACAATTATCACAAGGATTTGGTAATATAAGTGGTAGTTTAACTTCAACTGGTTCATTTGGTAAAGTATTAGGTGATGGTTCAGATTTAGAAAATTTACCTTCAGACCCATCTTCTATTGCAATGGCTATAGTATTTGGAGGTTAATTTTGAAAAATTTAATATTTATAGTAGAAGAAAAGTGTCTTAATAGGAAATAATAATGGCAAATACGTTTAAAAATGCAACAGCTACGGTAACTTCAAATACTGCAGATACCTATTTGTATACGACACCATCTGCGACAACTTCAGTTGTACATGCGGTTTATGTGTCAAATACAGGTTCGGAAACAATTAAAGCTGATTTAAAAGTATTAGATGCATCAGCGTCTACGACTTCTAGTCTTATAACAAACGCTATAATTGTACCTGGAAGTACTTTTATATTAGATAAACCAGTTAATTTAGAAACAACAGATTCACTTTGTATACGACCTGATACAGCTAATAGTACACAAGTTGTAGCTTCAATACTACAAATTACTTAGAAAGAGATATTTATTTAATATGGCATATATAGGCAATGACCCAACAACAATGGAAAGAGGAGTATTTGAATTAAACTCTAACGGTGATTTACAACCTATAGATAGGTATTGGCCTATAAATGACCCAAATTTTGAATTAAGTGAAGATGGACAAGATATTATGTTAAGAGTGAGCAACTATTTTAAACACGCATATGAAACGAATGGTTTGACAGATGCACAAATTGAGGATCTAACCATATATGGTTAGGTAGGAGTTAAAGAATGGCAACAAAAAATATAGTCCCCCGCACTGATGGCGAGGGAAAACTCGGTAAGTCAGGACAACGGTGGGGACAAGGTAATTTTGTAACAGGAAGTTTTGCTTTTGTTAGTAGTTCTTTAATTCCAGATACAACAGACAGTTATAATTTAGGTTCTGCAGCCAAAGCGTGGAGTAAGTTATATGTAATCACATCTTCAATCGTATTTGTAGATGGTGAGGGAAGTACTATACAGACACTTACAGCAAATACAACAGGTTTTGCTTTAGGTAATATTAGTGGTTCAGCTATTAGTGGTTCAGGGTTGATGGTTAATGGTAATGCTAATATTACTGGAGATTTAACTCTTGGTGGAAATATAACAATAGGAGATGCGGAATCTGATTCAATAACTATAACAGCAGATTTAAGTTCAAGTATAATACCAGATGCAAGTGATTCTTATGATTTAGGTAGTGATTCTAAAAGATGGAATGATTTTTATTTAAGTGGTTCACTTTCAGCAAGTGGTGGACCAGTAGATATAGATAGTACTACTACAGTTGCGATAGATGCAACTACAACATTGAGTGCAAAAGGTGCTGGTGGAGCATCATTTGGTGATGATGTAGGTACTTGGGAATTTGACGGTGCGGGAGCATTATCTGAAACAGGAATGACAACTGTTTCTATAACACCATCCAGTACATTAGATATAGATGCTGGTGGAGCAGTTACCATAGATGGTTCTGCAATTACTATTGGTGGAGATTCAGATGTAGCTATAGACATGGATGCAAGTACATTTGATGTAGATGCAAGTGGAGCAATTACTATTGATGGTACATCAGGAATATCAATTGACGCAGCTGCGGCAAGTAATTTATCAACATCAGCAGGATTATTGACATTAAGTGGTAATGCTGGAGTACAATTAACTGGAAATGTAACTGCTAGTGGACATATAAGTGCAAGTGGTACAATATACGCAGATAATTTTCAATCTGCAGGTGAAGATGTCGGAGGAATATCATTCGCTGATGATTTAAATATTACAGGAGATATTACAGCAAGTGGAAATATTAGTAGCTCATTAACTTCAACTGGTTCATTTGGTGCAGTTACTATGGCAGAAGTTATAGGTAATTGGACAAACGCTGGAAATACAGTAGCAGATTTAGGAACTGTAACAACTGCAGATATTAATGGTGGAACAGTTGATGGAGCTAATGTTACGGTTGGTAGTGGAAAAACTTTAGATGTAAGTGGTGGTACACTAACCACATCAGCAGCTCAAAAAGAAGCAATTATGGAAGGAGCTGGAGCCAACATTGATATAGGAGCTTTTGATTTAAGAGCAGCTACAATAACACCAGATGGTTTAACAAGTGGAAGAGTTGTATTTGCAGGAACAAATGGAGTTCTATCAGACGATAGTGATTTCACTTTTAGTGGAGAGACATTAACAGCGACAAGTCTTAGTTCTACAGCGATAACTGGTAGTACTATAAGTGCGAGTGGAGATGTTAGAGCAGCTAATCTTTATGGACAAGTTGCAACAGCAGCTCAAACTAATATTACTTCAATTTATGCTACGGATTTGATTTTAGGAGAAGATTCTCAAACTGCTATTGATTTTGGAACAACAAATGAAATACGATTTAATGCTGATAATCAGGTACAGATTAAGATTGCAGATGGAGTAGTACAACCACTTACAGATAGTGATGTTGATTTAGGTACTTCATCAGTTTATTGGAAAGATGCCTTTATTGATTCAGTAACAACCACAGGTAATGTGAGTGGTTCATTAACTTCAACTGGTTCATTTGGTAGAGTATCTGCGACTGATATTGATTTAGCTTCCATAAAAGGAAATTGGACAAATGCAGGTAACACAGTAGCAGATTTAGGTACTATCACTACAGCAGATATAAATGGTGGTACAATTGATGGAGCAACAATAGCAACATCTGATGTAACTGTAGGTTCAGGTAAAACATTAAATGTAAGTGCTGGTACATTAACGACATCAACTGCACAAAAATTAGCTATAGTTGAAGGTGTTGGTGGAGATACAGATATAGGATCTCATGATTTTAGAGCGGCAACATTAACTGCAGACGGATTAACAAGTGGTAGAGTTGTATTTGCAGGAACAAACGGAGTATTAAGTGATGATTCAGATTTAACATTTACTGGAGCAACACTTTCAGCAACAAATTTAACCACTACAGGAACAATAAAAGATTTTACCCTTGTAAGTGGTAGTTCAGTTTCAACTGGTTCATTTGGAAATTTAACAGTAGTTGGTGGAGTTACACAAACAGTATCACCACTTACTTCAGATGGAGCAGCACTTGGAACTACTTCTAAGATGTGGAGTGATTTATTCCTCGCAGATGGTGGAGTAATTAATTTTAATAATGGTGATGTAACTCTAACACATAGTTCTAATAAAGTAACATTAGGTGGTGGTGATTTAGATATAGATGGAGCTATGACAATTACAGGAAATATTACTGGTGATAGCGGTAACATGACAATAGCCGCAAGTGGGGGAGATGTATTAATTGAAGGTTCTACTTTTAGTGGAAATAATGTAACTATTCCAGGTAATTTAACGGTACAAGGCGACCAAACAAGTATTTCATCTTCAAATCTTGATGTTGTAGATAAAAATATAACTATAGCAAGTGGAAGTACTACATCAGCGTTAATGGACGCAGCTGGTTTAGATTTTGGAGTTGGTGGTACAGTAGCTAATCTTAGATATTGGCATGCACAAACAGCTATTTCTTCAAGTGTTGAGTTTATAGCTAATGGAGCAAGATTTGGTTCAACAGTTTCACCTCAAACAAGTGATGGAGCTGCACTAGGTACAACTGCATTACAATGGAGTGATTTATTCTTAGCTGAAGGTGCTGTAATTAATTTTGATAACGGAGATGTTACATTAACTCAAACTGGTGATAGTTTAGCAATAGCAGGTGGAGCATTGAGTGTAGTTGGACATATAAGTTCAAGTGGAACTGTAAGTGCATCAGAAGGTAAGTTTACAACAATAGATATAGATGGTGGTTCAATAACAGGAATTACCGACCTTGTAGTGGCCGATGGTGGTACAGGTGCTTCAACATTCACAGATGGTGGAGTATTATTAGGTAGTGGAACAGGAGCAATTACAGCAACAGCCGCACTTGGAGATGGAGAGATGCTTGTGGGTGATGGTTCAACAGACCCATCAATAGAAAGTGGTGCAACATTAAGAACTTCAATAGGAGTTGGAACTGGTGATTCACCACAATTTACAGCAATAGAATTAGGACACGCCAGTAATACAACGATAGCCAGATCAGGTGCTGGAGATATTACAATAGAGGGTAATCATATTTATAGAGCAGGTGGTACAGATGTAGCAGTAGCCGATGGTGGAACTGGAGCAAGTACATTAACTGATGGTGGAGTATTATTAGGTAGTGGAACAAGTGCAATTACAGCAATGGCAGTACTTAGTGATGGAGAAATGATAGTTGGAGATGGTTCAACTGACCCAGTAGCAGAAAGTGGTGCCACATTAAGAACTTCAATAGGAGTTGGAACTGGTGATGATGTATTATTTGCAGCTATTAGTGCTAGTGGTGATATAAGTGGCTCATCAACTTCAACTGGTTCGTTTGGTAGAACATCAACAGCTACACTTGATTTAGATAGTATACAGGGTAATTGGACAAATGCTGGAAACACCGTAGCCGATTTAGGAACTATTACAACCGTAGATATTAATGGTGGAACAATTAATGGTATTACAGATTTAGCAGTAGCGGATGGTGGAACTGGTGTAAGTACTTTAACCGATGGTGGTGTTCTTTTAGGAAACGGAGCTGGAGCTATTCAAGCTATGGCAGTTCTCACAGATGGTCAGATGATTGTTGGAGATGGAACAACAGACCCAGTTGCTGAGAGTGGTGCAACATTAAGAACTTCAATAGGAGTTGGAACTGGTGATGATGTTGTTTTCACAAGTTTAGAAACAAGTGGTAACGTAAGTGGTTCATCAACTTCAACTGGTTCATTTGGTGCGGTTGTAATGAGTGAGGTTATTGGTAACTGGACAAATGAAGGAAACACAATAGCAGATTTAGGAACTGTAACAACTGCTAATATTGATGGTGGTACTGTAGATGGAACTAATGTAACTGTTGGTTCAGGTAAAACATTAAATGTTAGTGCTGGTACATTAACCACCTCAGCCGCTCAAAAAGCTGCGATAGTTGAAGGTGTTGGAGCTAATGTTGATATAGGAGCTTATGACTTCCGAGCTAACACAGTTATTGCAGACGATTTGACGAGTGGTAGAGTTGTATTTACTACAACAAATGGACAACTTACAGACGATAGTGATTTATCATTTGATACTGCTACATTAACAGCTACTAACTTAACCTCTACAGGAACAATAAAAGATTTTGGATTAGTAAGTGGTAGTTCAGTTTCAACTGGTTCTATTGCGAGAATGAAAGTAATTGATAGAATTGATGTAGGAAATGGTACTTCTACCGAACCATCAATAAACTTTGTTTCAGATGGAGATACAGGATTCTTCTTAGAAAGTGCAGATGATATTGGAGTTTCATTGGGAGCTGTAGAAGAATTTAGATTCGCTAATGGTGGTAACTTTCACGCTGATGCAGATGTCGTAGCGTTTTCATCAACCGTAGCTTCTGATGCCAGACTTAAAGAAAATGTAGAAGATATATCTTATGGTTTAGGTGATGTCTTACAGTTAAGAGGTGTAGAGTTTGATTGGAAGAAAGAAGGTAGGGGACACGATATAGGTTTCATAGCCCAAGAAGTTCAGTCTGTAATTCCTGAAATTGTGAAGGAAGTAGATGGATTAAATGGAAAAGAATCACACTTAACTGTTAATTATGCAGCGGTAGTTCCAGTATTGGTTGAATCAATTAAAACTTTAAAAGAAGAAATAGATAATATTAAAGAAAATTGTAAGTGTTTGAAAAAATAACTTATATTTATATAAAACAATTTTAATTAATTTAGGAGTTATAACATGCCCGAAAAAGAAAAAACAACTGAAATAGTAGAAGAAACAAAAACAGAATACTCTGGTGGAGTAAAGTTAGCACAAGAAGAACTTGATGCAGTAAAACAATTACAACAAAAGTATACTGATGTCATATTACGGATTGGTCAGAACAGCTTACAGATGAATTCAGTTGAATCTACACTTGATGAGTTAAAAGAAAACCGTGAAGCTTTGACTCAAGAACATCAAGCATTACAAAAAAATGAACAAGAAGTTGTTAAAAGTCTTACGGACAAATACGGAAATGGAAATTTAGACGTAGATAGTGGTATTTTTACACCAAATGAGTGATTTTGGGGTTTTTACTTTATATTTATATTTAACAAAATTTCGTATATAATACATTTAACAATCATTTAGGAGAAATTCAATGGCCGAAAGAATAGTCAGTCCTGGTGTCTTTACCCAGGAAACAGACCTTTCGTTTCTCCCACAAGGAATATCAAACATTGGCGCAGGTGTCATAGGAGCTACACAAAAAGGACCAGCTTTCGTACCTACCATTGTTCAAAATTTTCAAGAATTTGAAGAAAAATTCGGTGGGTTAACGAAGACCACTTATGTTCCTTATGCTGTACAAGAATATCTTGGTTCTGCATCTACCGTCACGATAGTTCGTGTTTTAAATACAGGTGGATATAAAGCAGATTCAGTACATGTACAAGCATCAGGTAGTTCAAGTGGATGGAAAACCGTTTTCACTTTGTCAAATACATCTTTAGCGTCTACATCAGACATATCAAAGACTGAAGTTGGATTTTCAAACGATAGCGGTTCATTCGTGATTCGTGTTAGTGGTTCTAATGGACTTTTACAATCCATTTCCGCTTCATTAGATACTGGTTCTGCATATTATGTAGATAAAGTTATCACAAAAGATCCTACAAGTGCAACAGATTATGTTTACTTGTATAAACAATTTAAAAATACAGCACACGCTCTATCCTCTGATTGGATGGAACTAACCATAACAGGTAGTGCATCATCTTCCGCAGGATTAGATTTTTCAGGTGGTTCAAATGGTGCTTACACTGCACAGTTTAATAGTGTTGGTGTAGCCTCAACTTGGGGTGGTAATGTAGATTACTCAACAGCTCGTACACCTTATATTATTGATCAAGGTGATACAGCAACAAGTGCTCAGAAAAACTTATTCCGTTTCTACACACTAAGTCATGGAACAGATGCAAATACAGATGTAACAGTTTGTATCTTGAACATTAAAGCTGCTGGTTCAATACCAGGTAGTGATTATGGTGAATTTAGTGTACAGGTTCGGAATTATAATCCAGACAATGCCGACAACAATCAATTATTAGAACAATTTGATAATTGTAATTTTGACCCAGCATCATCTAACTACTTCGCTAAGAGAATTGGTGATAGACATGTTGTTATTGATGCTAATGGTAAATTGACTTGGCATGGGGATTATGCTAACAATTCATCTTATATTCGTGTAGGTGACTACTCAACAATAGAAACATTTTCTACCAATGTAGTACCTTATGGATATAATAAGATGGTTAATCCAGTTCCAGGAACTAATATACCAACTGCTTCTATTAACACACAACAAATTAATAATCTAGGTGATTATGATTCTAATATGTTTTATGGGTTTGATACAGATAGTAAAGACGCACAAGCATACTTATCACCAGTTTGGAGTTCAGCAGGTAATGGTGACAATTCTGTATTCTCATTAGCTAATATGTATGGACATACAGATGTAGGTACATCTTTAAATGTTGATACTTATTCAGATGGTTCAGAATTAGTAACATTAGCTTTATCAGATATAGGACAACGTAAGTTTAGAGTAGGTTTCCAATGGGGATTTGATGGTGGAAACCCACAAACCAAAGCAAAAACTGGTAATGATATCAGTTCAACGAACACACAAGGTTTTGATTGTGGTTCATCAAATGCGACTGGTTCAAAAGCTTATAAACGAGCAATTAATGCTTTAAGTAACCCTGATGAATGGGATATTAATTTATTAATGATTCCAGGTGTGATACACGCTTCTTCAGGTACTACAATGCATAATGCGGTAACGAATCACGCGATAACTAAGATGGAAGCTCGAGCTGATGCGTTTTATATAATGGATGGATTTGCTTGGTCAGATAGTATAACAAATGCTACAGATGGTATTAGTTCTTTAGATACCAACTATGCAGGTGTATATTATCCTTGGGTAAAAATTATGGATACATCTACTAACAGACCAATGTGGGTGCCACCTTCAGTAGTGTTAGGTGGAGTATTTGCGTTCAATGATAGAGTTGGACAAGAATGGTTCGCACCAGCTGGTCTTAATAGAGGTGGTCTAACTTCTGTTACAGAAGCTAAATCAAGATTAACACATGCAGAGAGAGATAAACTCTATGAAAATAGAGTTAATCCAATCGCAACATTCCCAGGTCAAGGTGTAACGGTATTTGGACAGAAAACACTTCAGTCTAAACCATCAGCACTTGATAGGATTAATGTTCGTAGATTATTGATTAACTTGAAGAAGTATATTGCTTCTACATCTCGTTTCTTAGTATTTGAACAAAATACTACACAAACAAGAAATAGATTTTTGAACACGGTTAATCCGTATCTTGAATCAGTACAAGCAAATAGTGGTTTGAATGCGTTTAGAGTCGTAATGGATGATACTAACAACACACCAGATGTTGTTGATAGAAATCGTCTTGTTGGACAAATATTCATTCAACCTACAAGAACAGCAGAGTTTATTGTTCTTGACTTTGTAGTGTTACCTACGGGAGCAGCGTTCCCTGAATAAGTTTGACTTATAACAAACAGTAACGTATAATGAAAAGCCCCAATTTCGGTTGGGGTTTTTTGTTTTTATAAAAACTTCAAAAAAACTTCAAAGAAATGTGATGATTAATGTATTGTTTTTTCATACATCATTATATTTATATGTGAAGAAAAATTTATCCAACAAGGAGATAGTAAATGCCCGAATTAATTGATGCAAATGAAATTATGTTCACTCCGTTTGAACCGAAGACTAAGAATCGGTTTATTATGTATATAGAGGGAATACCAGCGTATCTTGTTAAGACAGCTAATAGACCTCAAATTACATTTGAAGAAATCGTTCTTGATCACATGAATGTTAAACGATATGTTAAGGGTAAAGGTGAATGGCAACCATTGGCTACTACTCTATATGACCCAATTGTACCGTCAGCTGCACAGTCAGTTATGGAATGGGTAAGATTATCTCACGAATCAGTTACAGGTCGTGATGGATATACCGATTTTTATAAAAAAGATGTAACATTTAATTTATTAGGGCCTGTTGGTGATGTTGTAGAAGAATGGACATTAAAGGGAGCTTGGGCACAAGATGTCAACTTTAATGATGTGGATTTCTCCAATAGTACAGACCCAGTAGATATCGAGTTAACACTTCGATACGATTACGCAATATTACAATTCTAACAATAGGAGTTAAAAATGAGTGAATGGATAGCAGCAAATTGGGAATATGTTTTAGTAGTTATTTACGCTTTAGAAAAAATCGTAAAAATGACGCCTACTAAATATGACGATATCTTATTTGATATGTTACTTAAACCAATCAAAGAGAAATTCTCACCCAAAAAGTAAACACAACGAGGACATAAAAAAATTTGAAGATAGATTTTTTTCGGTTATATTTATAAAAAAGTTATAGTTTTTCATTAAGGAGAATATTAAATGCCTGAGACTACAAAGTTTCCTACGGAAGTCATAGACTTACCGTCAAGAGGACGCTTTTACAACAAAGATAATCCATTGTCTAATGGACAAGTGGAATTAAAATACATGACAGCTAAAGAAGAAGATATTTTAACTTCTGAGACATTAATTAAGAAAGGTATCGTAGTAGATTACCTATTAAGAGAATTAATTGTTGATAAAAAAGTTAAATTAGATGAAATGTTACTTGGTGATAAGAATGCAATATTGATATCAGCAAGAATATTAGCTTATGGTAAACAGTATAAATTTCAAGGGACAAATTCTAACGAAGAGATGGAAGAATTTGAAGTAGATTTGTCTAAGATTGAAGAAGTGGACATAGATTATGATTCATTTACAATTGATGAAAATGGTGAGGTGGAATATAAATTACCACAAACCGAAAGAGTTATTAAATTTAGAGTAATGACATCTGGACAAATGGACAAAGTTGATGCGGAGACAAAAGCATTACAAAAGGTTTCAGAAATAGATAGAACATTGACTACAAGATTAAAAAGTCAAATTACAGAAGTTGATGGTAATCGTGAAAGAAAAGTTATAAATAACTTTGTTGATAACGAATTATTTTCTATTGATAGTTTATCTCTAAGAGCGTATATAATGTCAGTAACCCCAGACTTGGAAATGATCGTGAAGGTGACGGACAAATACGGAGAGGAGATAGACGCGGCAGTACCATTAACTGCCGAGTTTTTTTGGCCTTCCTCGTGAGTATCGTGCAGAGTTACACGAACAAATATTTCAATTAATATTCCACTCTAAAGGTGGATTTACCTACAAACAAGCTTATAATTTACCAGTTTATCTACGTCGTTGGTATTTAAAACGATTGATAAAAGCATATGAAGATGAGGCTAAAGAGTTTGAGAAGGCTCGTCATAATGTCTTAAAAAATAGATAATCTGATATTTATTTAAAACTGGAATTTATATGTCTAAAATCAAAATAAAAAACGAACATTTAATAGCTGAGTTTCTCGGAAGTATTATTGCTGCCCTAACAAGTGGTAGAGCTGATAAGGTTGCAAAAGCACTTGGTAATAGTCCATCTGCAAAAAAAATAGCCAATGATATAAAGAGAGATAGAGAAAAGAATCAAAAGATGCTACAAAAAACGTTCAAAGATGATCCAGAGTTAGCAAAACGAGTTAAAGCACGGATGAAAAAACTTGGATTAAAGACAATCTCGTAAAGACATTGATTTTAAAATATAATTGTTACAACTTAATTCAAATATAACAATATTGAAAGTCTTATATGGCAAAACAACTGACTCCAGAAGCGGTCGAAAAATTAGCAGGTAAGTTTGAAAAACTAGGAAACCTTAGTGAAAACGTATTGATTGCGTTTGACAAATTAGATGGTAGTATACAAAAAGGTGAAGAATCCGCCGATAAGTTTAATAAAGCTATAAATTTAGCTAAAGATGCGGCTGAACAAACCGCAAAGAACGCTAACAATATGGGTAAGAGTTCATTTAAGGGTGTTGACTGGAAACAAGTAGAAAAAGCCATGAAAGCAGCCGTAGAATCAAATGAGATGAGTAAAGATGATTATAAACTTAAAAAGAAAAACTTGGATGCTATAAAGAAAGAGGGTAAACATTATGAAGCTGCTAATGATATGGCTGGTAATATATCTTCAGGTTTTGACTCGGCGAGAGATAATGTTCAAGGAATGGTTGGTAAAATACCAGGTGTAGGGAAGAAATGGTCAGCAAGTGTTGGTAAAGCGTTTGATGCAAAGAAGAATAAAGCATTATCTTCCTTTACTAACAAGGTTCTTTCTGGTGGAAAATCTTTTGCAAAGATTTTGAAATTCTCAAAAGCGTTAGCAGGTCCATTAGCAGTAGCTGGTGGTTTTGTTGTATCTATGGCGTTAAATATTCATAAGTTCGCTACTAATACTGGTTTATCTTATGCTCAAACGGTCAAGTTAGGGTCAGCTTTAGCTGTTAATGAAAAAGCAGTAACTGCTATGACTAAAGAGTTTGGTAATATTAATGAGGTTACGACAGGATTAGCCGTACAGATGAAACGGATGAGTTTACAGTTTTCAATATCTGAAGAAAATGCTGCAGCAATCCTTCGTGTTCAAAAAGCAGTTAGTGGAGCGACTAACGAACAATTATTAAATATGCAAATGGCGACAGCTCAATTAGCAAGACAAAGAGGTGTAGCACCTGCTGATGTATTTGCTGATATCGCTGGAAGTACAGAAGCATTTGCAAAATTCTCAGCTGATGGTGGTAAGAATGTTATGGCAGCAGCAGTATCTGCTAAATCTTTAGGTCTTAATTTATCTACGGTACAAAAGGTAGCTGAAGGATTATTAGATATTGAAGGTTCAATTAGTAAACAGATGGAAGCTTCAGTATTGATTGGTAGAGAGTTGAATCTTGATAAAGCAAGACAATTAGCTTTAAGTGGTGATTTAGAAGGAGTATTGAGAGAGGTTAAGAACCAAGTTGGTGGAGAAGCTGAATTCAATAGAATGAATGTCATACAGAGACAGAAGTTAGCTGAAGCAGTAGGATTATCCACATCAGAATTAGCAAGATTGACAACAACTCAAGCAAACACAATGGCTGGAGCCGCTGCCGCAAGTGGAGCCGCTATTGGTGAAGGAGCTAAAGCTCAAATTGAGGCTACACACGAACTTGCAACTGTAACAGAAAAAGGTTTTAAGAATACAGTTGATGCAATTAAGGAATAATGATGGGATTAAAAGATTTTAACATACCAAAATTAAAAGAGTTCAGTCAAGTATTAAAGGATAAATCTACTTTAAGAAAAGAAGTTAAGTCTACTACGACTTATGATGTAAATACAGTAAGATATACTTCTAAAGACAATGGAGTAGTTGAATCAGAACTTAAAAGAAAATTTACCAAACCTGAAATGAATGAACAAAAATTTAAATTTGACAATTTTTATCAATTCAGAACACCTTCACAAATTAGATTAGAATCTGGAGTAGAGGGAATGCATCCATTAATTTATCGTGATTTGATGGATATAGGTGAGAACATTAGATACTCAGGAACAAATAGATTTTCTAATGTTAAGAATACAATTGAATTTGTAAGAGGTGGAGTGGAAGGACTTCAAAATAGAATAAAAACCGATATTACACGGTTAAATCTATTCCAACATTCTACTGACGCAGGAAAGTTACATTTAGGTAAACAATCAGTTTTACAATTATTAAATCCAAGAGAAGAAACAAGACTTATAAATCCATTTTTTGCTCAAATAGGAGCATCTCGAATAGTTAAATTACCTAGATTTCTTAATGTATCTACCTTAACTGATTTATTCACAGGTGTAAAACAAACTCCTGGTATGTATGAAGTAATGGAAGGTTATGATAGGTTTAATCAAAATCCATTAACTCAAAAAGATTATAGAGGTAAAGATAATAAATTAGCTCAATGGACAAATGAATCATTCAGAGGTAGTTCAGTAGAAGAACAGAAAAAACAAAGTAGTTGGGATAAATTAAACAATGCATTAGGTGACCCAGTAGGTCAAGTTAAAAAAGAAATTTTGAATACTGTTGGTGGAGTTTTAGGAATGAAGTTAACTCAACCCGATCCACCTACTCGGTATATAGATTCTGACAAATCACTTGGTAGTAAAGATAAACTTACTCAATATAAATCACGATTAAGTAAGGTTGATGATAAAAAATTAAAACCTGTATCTACTGATTATCAAGACCGTATAAATTCAAAAGCTTACGAGAAAGGTGATGAAAAGTGGCAATCATCTATTAAGTCTAAAGAAGAAAAGTTACAAGGTAAACAAATTATAGATGATATGGGTCATCAAGGACAACTTGATAAAGGTAGTACTAAACTATCTGGTTATACTCAGAAGTCTATACATAGCAATAAGAAAGTAAAAGATACTTTAGGTGATAAGGTAAATTTATTTCCTTATGGTGAACCAGAAAATGGAAAAGCGGATTTACCTCAAGATTTAGTTAATCTTAGATTTAAAGATTTAGTTTCTAACAAATATATAGTTTTTAGAGCTATAATGACAGGTATATCAGACAGTTTAGCTCCTGAGTGGAGTGGTCAACGATTTATTGGTAGAGCTGAAAATGTTTATACCTATACTGGTAATAATAGATTGGTTAATTTTTCTTTTACCATACATCCTAAATCTGAACAAGAATTACCTATATTATTAGAAAAGTTAAATGCATTGATAGGATTGACATATCCTGAATATGAATCTCAGTCTCAAAGAATGATAGGTCCTTTTGCAGAGTTGACAATAGGTGATATGTATAAAGAGTTTCCTGGATTTTTTGAAAACTTTTCATATCAGATTGAAGATACTGGATTATGGGAAACAGCACCTGGAATGCAATTTCCAAAATACATTACTGTAAGTTGTGGTTTCCGTTATGTTGGTAAAGTATTGAGTAATAAGTATGGTAAACATATTGGTATTGATAATGATAGGGTATGGGAAAGTGGAACTAATCCAACTCAACCAATGGATTTTCAAGTAAATCCAAGGGCATATCATCAGCAAGAATTAGTAACTGATATAGCAGGTGAAAAAATGACGGAGATATTCTAATGCCTAAAACATCAAGATATCAATTTACCGACATTAAAAAGAATTCTAAAGGAAAGAGTGTGTTTAAACCTACAATTTATCCTAAAATACCTTTAAAAGATGATGATATATTCATTTATCCTAAAGCTATGGAGAGATGTGAACATATAGCTCATAGAGTTTATAATGACCCATCTTTATGGTGGATAATAGCACAAGCGAATAACATTCATGATGGTTCTATATATCTTAATTCAGAAAAACAAGTAAGGATACCAAGTACTCCAGGTGAGATTTTAATTGAACTGAAAAAACTAAACGATTTGTTCTAAAATGTCTAATTTTTCATTACGTCCAATACGAAAAACGATACAGGATAAACTAAACAGAAAATCAAGGTTATTACGAAGAGAAAATCCTGAATCACCAAATCAACCAATATCAGATAATTCTACTCTAAGTGAGTTATATACAAGAACTACATGGGCTCAGATGATATCTCTTACGGTGGTAGGAGAAAAAAACAATCCTAGTTCGGGTAAAATAGCTGTTTTAGGAGCAGGTGGTGAAGTAAATATGGAAAGTGGTGAACCTATTATGAAGAGTGGGTTTGACCAAGTATATGGTGGACACGAGACTTTAAATAATAGAGATTTTTATAAACCTACATCTGGTATCAAAAATGTAAGTATATCATATGAAGGTAATGTAAAATCTTTGAGAAAAGCTACTGTTTCATTTATGGTTTCTGGTTTAGATGATTTAGAGAGATTGACACCACATTTTTTTACAGTTGGTGCTGAAGTCTTATTAGAGTTTGGTTGGTCAACTTATCCAAAAGGATTAACATTGGGTGATGAATTAGTTAAAAATGTTAAGGAACTTGGAATAATGGGAATGAGGGATCAGTCTTTACTTTGGAATAAAAAGAACTTAGCAGAACAATATGAGAACAGAATTTTAGCTGGAGAAGGAGATTATGATTTTGCTCTTGGGACTATTTCTAATTTTAATTATTCAATGACTGCAGGTGGATTTAATGCAGAGGTTACAATATTAACTACAGGTGTTAGTATTTTAGATACTGTTGTACCACGAGATGGACATGGTAAACCCTCAACTTTAACATTACAAAATGATTCAGGTGAATCAATGGATTTACCTGCACCTAATTTTTACAAAACTATACAAAATTTACCAGAAACTTTGTTTTACGCATTACTAGGACAAGAACCACCAACATTTGAGTATCAAGATGGAGAAGAACTTGTATCTATCGAGAACCCTTGGGGAAATACTACTGTTTTTAAGGAAGAGAAGGATGGTTCGGGAAAGCAAACCGATGAATCCGCAGATATTAGTAAAAATAAGAAACTGGGGTCTGAAGCTGGAGAATCAGCACTTATGTTAGGTTCACTTGCAGCAGGTGCTAAACTTGGAATGATGTCTGGAGCAGCGGTTGGTTCAATTGTACCTTTTGCTGGTACAACAGTTGGTGCTGTAGTTGGAACAGTTGTTGGAGTTGGAATAGTTCTTGGAGCTTGGATGGAGA